CGACTTGCTTTTTCTTCACCTAACTTATTGGCTTCTTCCATAAAGTCTTTAGATCTACCAGAGAACCCAAAGGAATTAAACCAATCTTGTTTGGATGAAGCAGTAATGATATAACGAGGATTAGTCGGATCGGTATAAACAATTACTTCATCTTCACCAGTCACTTTAAAGTCAATATTAGCACTACCATAGACTTTAGCATCTTTAAAGATAGAAGCATAGCCACTAACACGGATATGTCCTTTTAACATAGCATTACCATGAATAGTGGCATGGTCTGTAATAAAAGCATCTTTATCAATGATGGCGTGTCCATAAACTTTAGCTTGATCTTCGATTAAACAATTAAATCTTAATCTTGCATAATCGTATACTTCTACGAAACCTTCGAGATGAGAAATACCACCAACGTAAGCATGACCATATACCTTAGAATTTCCACCTACTGCAGCGTTATCTTCAACTACAGAATAACCATATACTTCAGCTCTATAGTGAATAAGAGCATCGCCACGCACTTCGGCAAAATCATACACCTTTGCATGGTCAGTAGCCATGGATTGTCCAGACATAATAGCTTGTCCGTATACTTGAGCATTTAAGGATACTTGTGCATCTTCTTTAATAACTGCCTTATCGTAAACCATGGCATGGTCAAATACCCAGCAAGTTCCTTCATGAGATAGATTTTCTTCTTTTTCAATATATCCGCCTAATTGCCCTACAGCTACCCATGGTTCGATGTCGACCAATGATTTAATACGATACAGCTTATTACCGTTTACCATTACAAAATCATCTTTGACAAATTCGTATTTCTTTTCCATGTTTTATTTCCTTTATAAAAGTTGGTTTAATTACTTCACCTTAATAGTATAGATTTATAATAAAATAAACATAGAACCCCTCACCTCTCTACCCCGTAAGGAGTAGAGAGGCAAGAGTCTATATTAGCTAAAGATTAGCAAACCAGTATCTGGTATTAAGGCGCAACGCCTGTACCAGCACCAGCACCTGGAGCAGCGGCAGCAGCACCAGCTGGAGAAGCAGCAGTCAGAGGTACTTCACCTTCTTTAGTCAAAGCTTGAACAGCAAAAGGGATACGCTCTTGAACAGCTTTCTTCAGACCAGTCACGCGGATACGTACCAAGATTGGCAAGTGGCAGATGTGGCTGAACCATGGTTGTACCATTACTTCGTGTTGGTATTTGCTACCACGAGCACGGTTAACGATACGTGGGATTTCGCGTTTGCTCAAGCAGTTACCGAACCACAGAGGGATGTCCAAAGAACCATTTTTAGGTACACCGAAGGACAAGAAGATAGTACCAACTTCACCATCTTTGTCTTGGTCAACCAAACGGTTGTCAGAACATTCTTCAATAGTGAAGTCAAAACCATCACCCAGAGTACGAGCATCACCTTCGCGGAAGATGAATTTGCTAGTGAACACGTCAGCGATAGCAATTACGTGAGGACGGAAGTTAGCGCCACCAGAGATGATTTCGTAAGCAGCAGCCAATTCAGAAGAAGTGTATGCTTGAGTCATCTCAGCCAATACGAAGTTAGTGATAACAGCAGAAGCGTTAGCACGAACATCAGTGGTTTGCATAGATTGGGTAGTTTTGTAAACATCCAATGCTACGTCACGTACGTAGTTTTTAGAGAAGTATTGACCGATACCAACGATAGAGTGAGCAAATGGTTCAGTAGTGTCCAGTTTTTGTGGAGCAGCTTTCAACATGCCCAAGATATCGTACAATGCAGTGATCGCAGCGTTAGTACGACGCATGTAGTTGGTTTGGATCAAAGTGTCAACGCGTTGAGCGTCAGTCACGTCAGTTTTCTCATCGAATGGACGACGAACAGCGATTGGAGAGTGCAAGCGTACACCGTAGATAATACGTTGTACACGGCTATCCAACACCATACCGTGTTCACGGATGTTGCTGTTAGTACGGGTAGCATCGATTTCCCAACCGATTACTTCAGTTTCTTTAATCGCATCGATCAAAGGTTTCAGAGCTGGATCTTCCAAATCTTTAACTTCTTTAGTAACAGCATCACGGATAGCAGTTACTTTAACAGAACCAGAAGTGATTTCGAAAGCGCTAGTGTCAGTGTTACCACGACCAGTCAGTACCAAACGTACCAAAGCTTCCAGACCTTTGTCTTTCAGAGCTTGCAGTTCAGTAGGCAATTTACCAGATTTAACAGCTTTAGTGTTTTCGTCCAGCAAGTGAGTGTTAACATCATAAGTCAACAAGATGTCTTCACGGTCGCCTTTAGGAGAGTAAGTGAACTGAGAAGCTTGATGGTATTGCAGGTTTTCGAACAATACAGTATCGTTACCTACTTTCAGACCAATGGTTTTCAGACGTGGGTTACCGGCGATTTGGTCGGTACCGTCTTGCATACCCAAGGCGATCATGCGGTTAGTTTGAGAAATGTCCAACAGTTTGATTTCTTCGCCGATACGCAGCAAAGAGGTTTGGAATTTCTCGCCATTGTCGTTCTCTACAGAACGTACTGGCAACAGAGCAGTGTCTACGAAAGAGTCTTCATTTTGACCTTGACGGAACACAGGGATCACATCAGTGAAGTTAGACTTCAGGATAGTGTGGTTACGCAAAGATTTAATGATGTGTTTTTGGTTACGGTAAGCGTCACGTTTACCAGTTACTTCGTATTCTTTCTCAGTGAACACAGTAGACAGTTGAGTGTCGATGGTATAAGTGTTAGAAGAGAAGTCCAAGTTAATAGTAGGGAAGAACAACTCAGCTGCTTTAGATTGTTTGTCAGCACGAACGTTGTAAGCAACAGTCATGGCCAAAGTGTTCATCATGCCGTGTACTTCGAAAGATTCTTTACTCATTTCTACTTGTACAGGAGCCGCTTCTACTTCACCACCCAGGATACCGTGTACGGTACCAGCAGTTTCGTCAGCATCACCAGATTTCAAATAAGCTTCTGGGTTAGCAGCGATTACCAAAGATTCTTGGATGTTATCTACTTCTTCAGGAGTCAGCTCAGCACCTTCTTTTTTAGCAGTATCAGAAATGCTGGTGGCAGTAGAAGCAATTACAGAACCTGAAGTCTCATCCAGTTGTTCGATTTGAGATTCGTCAACAGATTCACGAGAGAGCATCAAAGCACCCAACAGGCTAACGGATTCGCGACCCAGTTGGACATCAGAATAAAAGTCTTTTGCGATTTCACCGATCAAGGCTTCGCGTGATTTACCGAGTGAACGGTTAGCGTTTTTCTTAAAAATAGACATTTGTGGTTAACCTTTTACGTAAAAGTTTAGTTAAAAATATTTCTGTAAAGAAAATTAATACGAAAATACGTATTATCTGTCCTACATATTTAACTTAGTAGCTAAATAGTTGACAAAAATACTACTTTGAGCAATAGTTTTTGAATCATGGTAAAATGCGCTTTTTCTCAAAATAGTAGCCAACACATTTTTCGCAAAAATACTTAAAGTCTCTTTGCTAGGAGAGGAGGACTCATTACCAGTAGCCTTAATAAAAGGCAGAATGATAAAGAAATACTTACCATCGTTAGCAGGTAAGATATCTTCATAAATATCTTTCCCACTGGCCATAGCAGAATCAAGACCATTCAGTACACTAAGCAAAGCCTGTGAAGCATCGTATTCGTATTGATCCAAAGAATATCCTGAATTGTCATCACTAGCAACGAAATCATTACGGATCTCTTCGCGAGTATCTTGATCGGAAGTTTCAAGCCATAAGTCTCGTACGTCCAAAGTCTCACTCAACACTGGAGTAAGAACCTCTGAACCGTAAACGAAATCTAGTCGTTGAGGATTATATTTGGAATTCAAGACAGTAAAAATTTTCAAAGCGTTCTTATTAAGAACTTTACTTGCTTTGTCATAATAAAGTAAATCATTTATTGTATAACCAACTGCTTTAAGATCTTCTACAATCGGTTCAGGTACCAAAATGATTTTAATAGAATCATTAGGCAGGTTTAGTACGGACATATTTTTGCAATCCTTTAATTGTTCTTTTATAGTTTAATAAGGAAATAATTCAAGTATTAAACTATCTATGCATAATTAACTAGAAAATAGAATTACCGGTAATAATTCATAATTTTAACTAACGACTATAATAAGACAAAATAAAAATAGATCATTAGTGTATGCTGGTAAACTAACTGATAAACTAATTTAATGAACGAGGTCTAAATAAAATGGATGTAAAAGCACTGTTGGCAAAATGCATTTCCTTACTGTTTAGAGAAGGACAGTCTGGAGAAAATGACTTATCCAAACAACTTGTACTAGATGTTATTACTACTTTAAAAATAAATTCAAATGATATCTCTGGTACAGACTCAACAGTAAATGAATTAAAGAACGTTGTTTTAAACATGGTCAGTAAGGAACATCCCACTCCTTATAATGATCTAATTCAACATATTAGAATTGCATGTTCTTCTGATGTCGTTTTATTCGAAAGCATACAAGACAATATCTCTTTCCAGCTAGATGAGGATGAATTAAAAAGAACCATTCTGTCTTATCGATTCGAATTAAACAAATATCTAAAAGAAAAGAAAGCAACCATGCTTTTAGATAAGATGACTTTTGATTTAAAATTCAATCGTGATAAGATTGGTGATTTGAATCAATACATGTCTTCTAATCTAAATGGGATTATTGATTTAGTAAACTATTCTGGTGAAGAGATTCCTGGAATTATTTGCGAAGTGGATTTGTCAGATATCGACGCCGTGGCTGAACAGTTTGAATTAATTCGTAAAGAAAACGATGGTTCTCGTACGATTAAAATGCCGTGGCAGGCAATGAACAGAATGACTCGAGGTGGATTACGATTAGGTCAATTAACTACTGTAGGTGGTTTAGCACACAATAACAAAACAGGTGTGAGCTTATCCATGTTCATTTCCGGATGTATCTTTAATAACCCTAAGAATCTTCAGACAGACCAAAAAAAGAAACCATTGATGTTATTGATTTCTTTTGAAGACGATATGCTCATTGTTTTATTTAACCTTTATATTCTCTTAAAAGAAAACTTAGAGAATGTAAAGATTACAGATGAAGATAAGCAAAGATTGTCATCACGTGAGGCAGCAGAGTATGTTTATAAAACATTATCTGCTACAGGATACGACATTAGAATTATTCGTGCGGACTCATCTACTTGGTCGTATGCAGAAATTCAAAGTTGTATATTGCAATTCGAATCACAAGGTTACGAAATTCATTTAGCATTGATTGACTATCTTAACTTAGCGAATAAGAATGGATTAACCCATTCTCGTGCAGACGCTGATATTCAAGAATTGTTTAGAAGAACCAAGAACTTCTTTGCTGCAAAAAATATTGCATTACTCACACCCGTTCAATTATCTCCAGATGCCATGGAATTAAAACGCCAAGGAAATAAGATGCTGGCATTGCAAATCTCTGATGGTTCTTATTACGAAGGATGTCGTGGTTTATCTCGTGAACCTGAATTAGAAATATTCGTAGACATTGTAAAAGACAATGGCCGTAAATATCAGACATTTGCACGTGGTAAACACCGTGGCCAGAACGATACTCCAGAAGAACATAAATTCTTTATCTTAGAATTCCAAAAAATTGGTGGTTTAAGATGGGATGTTAATGGTACAGACACTTCACTATCTAAATTTGGTTCAGTTAGAAATGCTGATGGTGAAGAAGAAGGAGCATTCTGGGATATTGGAAATTAATTTTAGGTTAGTAGTATATGAAATAGAATCGATCTACTCATTTTACCTCGGAGCGGATTTTGTTAATGATTTTTATTTCATAAATACTTTCCTTTAACAGAGTTTGATTGGCTTTACTCTCCTGTAGCTGAAAGGCTACAGGAGAGGATAAGTCATTTTGTTTGAATGAGTATTATTTTAATAAATGGTGTAATGAAATGTCTATACTAAATTTGCTAAGAGGATTGAATGTAGAAGTAGATCCTATCAAGAATAAAGTAACGATTACAGGGTTAAGATTCTTGTATGTTTGTCGAGATCTAGAGAAATATATTGGTGCTAAGATGCTTTACAGCATTTTAGACAACGTTAGTTATTCGCGTTTAGTTTTCAGTATGTTTTACTTGCCTGATTTTTATCATGCAATTAATACTTTGCTAACTGATCCTAAGTTTAAAAGGAGAATAAGATCTGGACGAGAGCTACTGGCGATTAGAACAGAGTTAGAGAAAATTCCATTAGTCACTAATATTAAAATTATTAATGAAACTGAACCTAATGCAATTCCAAAAATAGATAAATCTAAATTAAATAAGATTTTTAACAACATTAAACTATTCGATTATCAAGATAAGTTTATTGATGATTGTATTTGGAAAAGTAAATTATTAGGTCTTAATGGTTATCTATTAGACGCACCACCTGGTGCGGGTAAAACGGCGGCTTCAATATCGCTAATGGAAGTATTAGATGCGGATACTATTATTGTTGTCTGTCCTAAGAAAGCAGTTAATGACGTATGGGATGAAACTATTAATAGAATTTACAAAGAACCACAATCCTATTCAATGTCATTGCCAGTATTACACGGGCCTAGTAAACCAGCTGGTTTTGATATTAATGATCATTTTATTGTTTGTCATTACGAGTCACTAGGAAAGCTAAACGACTATTTGAATTCTATTAAGATTCCTAATAAAAAATATGCCGTTGTGCTAGATGAATCGCATCTAATGAATTCACATAACTCGGAACGGTCTATACAGTTTAGAGAATTGGTTTCTAAGATAGACCCTATTTTCTGTTTATGGATGTCAGGAACGCCTATTAAAGCATTAGGTACTGAAACCATGACTATGTTCGCTACTATCGATAGATTATTCGATAAGAGTGTTTATAAGTCATTCTTAAAGGTATTTGGTATTTCTGGTGTATATGCCATATCAGTAATGGCACATCGTTTACAATTAGTAAGATCGGAAATTAAAACTAAAGGATCAGGAGTAGAACAATTTACCCATAAAGTCAAAGTAACTTTACAAAATGGTGCGGACTATACTTTAAAAACCATATCGAATAAGATGATCGATTATGTAAAAGAAAGAAAAGAATATTATCAAAAGAATGCTAAGAAATACGAAGATGATTTCTTTAGCTCGATAGAAGTCTATCGTAGTTGTGTTGTTAAAGGAAGAGGAGATACTGGTTTCTTTAGAGCAGACTTAGAAGACTACTTAGCCAAAGCAAAAACATTACATAATGGTTATTCACCTACCGATGAAAAACATAAGCGATATGTAATCGAATGCAATCATTACGAAGATAAAGTAATCATTCCAAGATTGCCTAATGATGTTAAGAAGATATTTAGAAAAGCTAAATCTGTTTATAAATACGTAGAACTCACCATTATGGGTGAAGCTTTAGGTAACATCTTAGGTAAAGCTCGTTCTCGTTGTAATGCAGATATGGTCAAGCAATTGGTAACAGATGCTAAAGTAATTTCTGAAGATGGAGAAATCTATCAGTCTAATTTACCTGATTTAATCTTGAATGCTCAAGCCAAAACAATTATCTTTACAGATTACGTAGAAGTAGTAAAAGAGACAGAATACCAATTAAAACTAAAAGGTTTTAAACCAATTAGTATTTTTGGTGAAACGACTTCAGGTAATGGTTTAGCATTACAGACTAAGATCTTTAAAGAAGACAGTGAAATTAATCCTCTTATTACTACGTATAAGACTTTATCAGAGGCAGTACCTCTAACTGAAGCCAATCGAGTGATATTCTTAAATCTACCATTTCGGTCAGGTACGTACGAACAAGCTGTAAAACGAGCTAATCGTATTGGTCAAACTTTAGATGTGGATTTATTTGAAGTAACTCTAGATACAGGTGAAGAACCAAATATCTCTACTCGTAATGAAGACATCCTAAAATGGTCAGAAGAACAAGTAGCTTTGATTCTAGGTAAGAAACTACCAGAAGAGAATAAAGAGATATTGCATGGATTAATTGAAACTTCTACAATAGAAGATAAAATTAAAACAGGTATCGATACCGTTACTAGAGTAGCTTCTAAATTCTTAGATTGGTAAAACTAAAAAAATAACCAACACCTCTTATATTTTGAAGAAGTGTTGGTTTATCATTGTTTATAAAACTATTAGTTCCAACCTAATAGTTTTACAGCAACCAGTAAAATGATTGCTGCTATAATTACCATGATTAGTATTATTGATTTTTCTACCAGATTTTTATCGGAATCCAGTAGAATTTTTAGTACTGTAATGGTAAAGGAAAAGATAGCTGACAAGATGTCCATGCTTCTTCTTTTTCTTTCTGACAAACCTAATAATCTTTTATTCAGGACGATTTACAAGTCATACCTACGGAATAAGGCATAACTCTACCTGAATAGAAGAGATTGACAGAGTGGTTTGTCTTGTATTTTGGCTCTGTCGTTAAAAAAGTATCTCCTACTCTCTACCTTCCTGGGGTAGAGAGTAGGAATGCTTCTTATTTTTTGCTATTGAACAAGATGTTACCACCTTTAACAGGTTCGATAGATTCAATAGTAGAAACGAGTTCGCCTTTTTCATTGATGAAGTGACGAACAGTCAGCAAGAGAATAATACTGCGTAATTCAGATACAGTTACTTTGTCTTCTGAATTATTGCGTTCGATAGAGTATTCGTTAAGTAATGAGATCTCGATGTTTTCAACAACATATTCACCTACTTTACTTTGGTTATATTTGTTAATCTCCAATAACCAGTGTTGAGTACCGAATACACCAAATGAAAACTTACGACTGTTTAAGAAGTTCACCAACAATTGGCGAGTATAGTTGGTGTCTTCTAAAAACATACCAATACTTTGTTGGTCGTTGTTGATGCCATGATCTGATTTTTTAACAGTCAGATGTTTTAAGATCAGTCGTTTGATGATCTGGTTGTTTCGGATGTTTGGCGTGTGGATTGCCGAATAATACATCTTAGCCAGAAAATCAGCCGTGAAGTAAATAATGCCGATCAATGACATTACGGAGATGGTAACAATAATAATTTTTTCCATTTTAAAATTTCCTTGTTTAGTTAGATAAAAAAGAATAATAAGATTAAATTAAAATCCTATTACACTTAAATGATATAGATTTAAAATAATATAAAATACTCTACTACCCGATTAAGGTAGTAGAGTATTAATACATTAATTAACTTCGTTTCTTACAATGGTAATTAATAATCGCAGCAGGATGTGTAAATTCACCTTGCAGTTGATTATGGTTGAATAAGAAGAACATTTCATCTTCATCACTATCAACTTTAGATACCATGGCTTTAGTACTGAAAGTATTGGTTTTGCAATAACTCAGTACGAACAAAGGAAGACCATCATGGAATGCAGAATGGCTTACTGTTGGTTTGTTAATCAACAGGCGGTCTTTGATGTGTTGGTATTCTTCCAACTTATCAACTACTTCTTGATAAGTCTTCTTACCTTTAAAACAGATCTCAACTGAATGATCAGTATCCATGATGTTAGTGCTGTAGTTACGTACTTTGCAATTACGCATTACCGTAATCACGTCAGTATCGAGTTTACTAACAGGTTGAACATCATCACCATTAACATCAATGACTTTACCTACCACAATTTTACCATTAACACCAATAGGGCGTGAGTAGAATGGAATACTACTGTTATAGATAAATGACACACCATTCAAGTTAACGTAATCAATCGTACGCAAATTAAAGTTATCACGAGCCAGTTGAAGATAGTGATTCAATTCAACAGCAAAACTACCAGGTGTCAAGAATTCTTTGATAGAATCGATGTGTTCTTTCAAGTCGTCTGACAAAGTAACCACATCCATGTATTGTTTAATGTCGACGTCTTTAGCCACATAAAATACCGAAGTCAATACATTAAGGTTTCTACTGATGAAATCTTCCACTACTGCAGGAGGTAGGAAACGATGACTGTTGGGAGTAGTTGCCCAAACCAACATACGGAAGTATGTGGTGCTGTCTTCATCTACTGCCATCATTACTGGTTCGACATGACAAGGTTTAATGCCTTCTTCAACAATCTGTCCACGGATCTCGTTAACAAAGCCTTCAACGACTTCAGGATTTTTCGCACGGTCTTTAAAGTTATTCACTTTGAAATCGTACACAAAGAAATCACCATTGTAGAAAGGTTTATAACTGTTATAAGCAGTCATTTCTTCAACAATGTCTTCTTTGTTAAATTCATTAAACTTATGGATGTGTTTACCATAGTTGTCTTCTGAAGCGAGATACTCTTTGTTAATGAGATAACCGATTGTATTGCTACCAATATCCATCGTAGTGATTGGTGAATATACTTTACCATCGGTATCGCTATAACGAGCGAAGTATTCGTAATCCAAACGATTCAAGTCAACAGCAATCAAAGACAGATTACCACCTTGTTTATTGACATTATCGACAATATGTTTGGCGATACGATAATCAACAAAACCAATAATAACTTCTTTGTTATCAGCATCGTTAGAAGTGAAACCATACACAAAGTTATTTTGATTAGGTTGGTAATCGTAAGGATGGGCATTTTCTTGAGTAGCGATAACGCCATAATTACGATCCAAAATGATCGAACCGAAGTTACCGATTGCGATGGTTTTGTAACCTTTCTCTTGTACTTCATGAATTACTTTCATGTAGACTGCTGCAGAGAATTCATGAGGACCACAAGCGAGATGTTGTGCTTTCTCGTTATAGGGTACTTGAGTAGATTGAGCAACATAATTGTAAGAAATACCCAAGATGCTTGAAAACATATGTGGGTTAGCTGTCAGGTTACTAAAATGTTCTGGTTTAGTATAGTCAATAGAACCATCTTCACCGAACAACATTTCCAAGATTTCGTCGCATTGTTTATCTACTGCGCTCTTAGCTGTTTCATTCAGTTGGTTGTATTTTTCAAGTAAGTCAAATGACATGTTAAATTTCCTTTAAAGTAGGTTAGTAAATCTAGTTTCCTAGATGGTAAAAAGTTCAGATACATTTTAAAAGAAGTATCTGATTCATGTTAATAATATAAGTTTGAAATAATTTAGTAACAAAGCAAAAAAAAGATTCCTGACGATATTGCTATCAGGAATCTTTTCTTACTACCCAATACGAGTATTGGATATCATGGTCTCGCCAGTTACTACGGAGTTACCGTATACTTCAACGGATTTGAAGAACATGGCTTTACCGACATAGGCGCGGTCAGCAACCACACTGGTGCCGTATAATACGGCTTCGTTGATTACCGCACTGCCAAATACAGCGCTGTAATCTTTCAGTATGGAGTGACTATGTACTCGAGCACTCTCGAATACACGTGAATTGTCACACACGTCAGATGACTCGACGATGGCGTCGCCGCCAACTTCCGCCTCGTCTTCGATACGACTGAAGTGAGTCACAAGTGCACTACCGTTTACACGAGCATAGTCAGAGACTTTGCTATGTTGGTTTACGGTCGCATTGTGGGCGACTCTGGCGTTGCCGAAGACCTTTGATCCACCATAGACTTTGGCGTCATCGTAGATCCAACAGTTACCTTCTTGAGAAAGGTTATCTTCAGATTCTACGTAACCGCCCAAGTCGCCGGCTTTGATTACAAAGAAGTCTTTCAAAGCTTTAATGCGATAAAGCTTGAAGCCATCTACAACGATGCTGTCTTCTTTAACCAATTCGTATTTTTTGTTTTCCATGATGTCATCTCCTATACAAGGGTTAATTAAATACTCTAATATTTCATGGAAGTAATATTAGAGCGGAATAGTTGTTTGATAGATTTCTCTATCAGGTTCACGTTAATAGTATATATTTGAAATAATCTAAAATAATAGAAACTACTCTCCTCTACCATTTAAGGTAGAGGAGAGAGTCATTACTGATTTACTTTTTCTTTTCGTTCTTGACGAAATCTTTCCAGCATAAACCAGATACGTCGTGAACGATTAGTTCTTGCTTGGCGTTTGAATCGAGGTTTTCTCATTAAGGTCCTTTTCTTTAGTTAGGATGGCATTTGCTTTACGAACACATGATTGCAAAGATTGCAAGTGTTCTGAGCAATATGCTAATTCGGTTTTAGTATTGGTATAAGCCAATGCCAAATCACGATTAGTGTTTAGAGGATACTCTTTGTCGGTACAGACTTGAGTAAGATCACATTCAATAGGGATTGGTGAAAATACTTTCACTTCTTTTGTTACTGGCGTACAAGCTACCAGTATCAAACTCAATAATGGTAAATATTTCATTTTGTTTTCTTCCTGTTTAAGATTTCTTTAGCTTCTGGAGAGATAGGAGTGTTAGCCCAAGGATCTTTATCCAAAACATTAACTAGAGCCTTGGTGTGTTCATTCGCTGATTTCTCTATCTCGGCAATTTTTGCTTGATGATCGAAAATAGATTGTTTATAATTGGTAATGAGTTGATCTTGAGTAGCTGCTTTTTCTTCAAGCAACTTAATCTGCTCTTCCTTACCTTTTAACTTAACATTCGTAACTTCAAGCTTTTGTTTCAACTCTTCATTACGTTTGTTTGTAATATCTATTTTGTAAATCATAAGCAAAATGAATATCGCCAGTATTAGTTTCGCATATGGAAAAACATACTTACTTAAAAAACCACAAAATTTATCAAAGATACCCATTTAGAGATTCCTTTCTGTATTTATAAAATATATCTAAAACTCATATACTTTATTTACAGAAAAGAATCCCTAATCCCTCTATCTAGATTAAATTAGACTTTGGGTAAATTATTTATGTAGTAGATACGAACCACATCATCATCTAAAGGTATCGTCTCAACATCAAAGTATTCTACTTTTAGTCTAACAAAATGACCCCACTCATCTCCATATTTATCGATAAATGTCAGTGAATTAGCATCGTAAGGAATTCCGGCTTCTGCGTTATCCACTAATAACAACGATCCATCGTCTTTATCAGTAAGAATAGAAACAGATAGACCATATTGGTTATTAATGAATCTTGCATTACGGATGTAATAGATCAGTGAGTAGTATGCTTTACCGATTGAACACCCTTGATCGTATCCTTTTCTGACAAACTCAGCAAACTTCTCAGAAAGATCCCAAGCAAAGACTGCTTTAATTTCATCACTTGGGAATTTACCATTATAGTAATCTCGCATGAAGTCTTTAAAAATTTCTATATTGACCAAACTACGACCACCAACAGTTCCTAAGTTAGTGCCATTTTTAGTAATGACTAAGTAACCACTAACATCTTTACGGTTGGTATAAAAGTTGGTGTGAATCGTTCCTCTGTTTACTCTCTTGAAGCGGCCAGCATAATAGCAGTAATCCCAATCATCGGTTTTCTGAATAGAAATTTCATCGCTAAACTTAACGATGTCTCCATTCTCACATTTCGACAAATCAATCACGGTACCATTCTCCAGTCGATCGTCATTGACAAAACCTACACCACTGTTGATTACGGCAGATGGACACAGATAGTTATTTAGGTCGTAGTAAACCAGAGTTTGTTTTTCCCCATAGAATTCTTCAGTCTTTCTTCGGAAACTTTCAGCTTCTGGAAGTGAATCAAAGATTGGAAATACTTTTTGTTCTTGTTTTTCAATCATGCCAAATACTTGGTTTGGTGCTTCTTTGTACGGATCGAATTCCATAACTGACCATCCTTCTGTAGAAGAAGCAATGACATCATTTTCTTTTTCAAAACCGATCACCAAGAAATGACTTCCTGCAACCATTGGGTTCTTAAAACCTCTCTCAGACATCTCTCTGACGAATTGTCTGATTGCGATTTCAAAATCCAGTAAAGAAAATTTCAGTACTGGAGAGTCTGGGAAAGCTTTAAGGATTGAGATTAAACTGATGTAATGGAAACGCCATACTTTGTTGGCTACTTTATCAGTGATTTCGTTCTTTTTGAATACTTTGTTTTCTTCATCGATAATGAAGAGAGATTCGATGATTTCACGTACGGTTTTAGCTGAGTAAATTTTATTCATTCTTAATTCCTTTTAAGTTTGTTTATAGAGCATTAGATTACTTAATGATTTCACCAAATCGCATATAACGCACAGTATCAAAAGCTAAATATACATGCGGGTCATTGCTAAGTACTCTCTCTTGCTCTAGATTAAGCACAGACGGGCGACAAACTTCGATGTAAGGGATATACTCACCTTGACTCCATTCGGCCGTATATTGCGAGATATACTTATTGTGGATGGTTTTAAATTCAGCTTCTTTGATAGAATCTATAACCAACACATCGATTGGGACACCATTAACATCCTTGATTGTTTTAATAGATACTTTGTTTAGTATCGGTAAGGTTGTTGGATCTATTGTGTAGAATTCAGTAAATTCAAATGAGAGCAAAGTAAATGGGTAAATGTTTAATCTATTCTTAGAATAACAAACGGTTACAGAATAAGGTTTAAATGGATTGATGTCTAATCCAAATTCTTTTTGGATTAAGTTTTTGATGATATCTACAGATACTTGACTAAGTAGAAATGACACATGATCGATTACCTGAACATCTTTTCTTAATGCAAAAGGATGTTTCAATATTTCTGGTAAGATTAAATCATTCATTATTACTCTCCACGGCTTTATTGAATTCCAAACAATCTTCATCAGTATTGTTATTTTTCATGCAGTAATTGCGTAATAGATTACATGACGCAGTATGATTATCTTTACAGAGATAACCAGCATCTTCTGTAATCTGTACATGGACAATTGTTTCTGGCTTTGAATCTTCTGTAGGTACAGGTTGTTTAGTAGCACAGCCTACAACAAACAAAGAAAATAAAATAGCTAATTTTTTCATGGATAAGTCCTTTTTAAGTTAGATAAAATAAACAGAGTTTAAGCTCTTCAATTAAATAATATAGGTTTGAAATAATATAAATAATAAACACTACAGTACCTTTTAGTACTGTAGTGTCTAACATTAAGTTCTTTTGAAAGTAATTTTCATACGGTAATCAATATAATCATCGCTAGGATACTCTATCGGGTAAGGGTATTCAGTTACAGCTAGTTTCTTATCGGCGATATATTTAGCGGTAAGAGGAACTTGACCAGGATAATAAGATTGTTCTCTACCTATTACTATAAATGAATCCTCAGTAGTTTTCCATTCTTGTTGATAAGGGAACAAAGTAGTACTATCAGCTATAAAAGAACCACCCAGTAAAGAATCAGCCGTTAATCTGTTAAAACCATAAGAAATTAAATCATTAGCAATGACATTTCTAATCATTCTCATGAAATGGTTAACTTTACCATAATTAAATAGTCGATGCCTTCGAATATCATTATTTTGTGAAATCCTAGGTAGTAAGGCTTGATCTTCAAGTACAAAAACTAATTCATTATCAGAAGTATTATTTCTTTCGATCCTAAATGCTATTTTTTCTAAAGAAGTACTTCTTGGTTGGTCAGTTCGGTAATAGTTATCTGTAGTAAGTACAAACCTATCACCTTCTCTGGTTAAAACATCATCATTTATGTGATTAAATAGAATAGTATATATTACCTCACTAAGTTTTAATTTTAATATGTTAATTTTATATTTTTTACGATTTTTATCAATAATTAATTGAGTTGTTACATTAGATATTCTGGTATAAGCTAAACCAAGAGTGCTGACTGATAAGATATCTTCTAAACTATTATTCGTAACCAAACGAGTTAAGTTTTCTTTTTTAATATCAGAAAACTCTTGATCTTTATATGGTTTACCAATACCTAACAAAGTAGTCTTAAGGTCAGCAACTTGTCCATCTGGATCTCTTAAATAGAACGATCCATCGTTTCTTGCAATAGGCGTGGTGTATAACACTTCGTCTATTCTTTGCTTATATGGTATCACTAATGCGTCAATGTCATGGGTGTATTCAAAACCAGAATCATTTGTAGTAAGACTTAATCTAGTAGTTTGTTTTAGGTCACTATTAACCAAACTAGCACCAGGAATACCTAATGCAGAAACCACATAAATCTCAGGTTCGAAAATAGGTTCGTTAGCTTTGTCGATTTTTACTTTTAAAGGATATTTCTTTTTACCGTAATAGCATGGTGAAGCCAAATGAGGAATAATTTCAATTTCGGTATATGCTTCATTTACATTTACTCTAAATGGATATTTAGTATCCTGAGATAACTTATCACTCTCATTAACCATTGCCGCTAAGTTTTTTAAGTCTTCAGCTTTCTTATCTCTGTTTAAAGGTTTCCTTACTGTCTCGTCGTAATTGAAAACATACCCACGATCATTATTCCAACCAGTAGGCATTCGATTATATACACTGGATGCAAAAGTTTTCTTTTCTTTACGATGAGTTTGAGAACCGTGAATCAAGTGCATTTGAATTTGTGTATTATACGATCCCCCATTAACAGTATTATCTTCTTCAAGAATAGAGATAGATTCAAAATCTCTTCTTCTATCCTCTCCGATGCCTGCATCTTCTAGTAGTTTATTTAAATTCTCAGTCTGGGTAAGACGAGAATCTACCTTAATTCCCATATTGCTTTTCCTTTTGTTGAATAACGTAATCACAATAAATACACTCTACTCCAGAAAAGGAGTAGAGTGTAGTCATTTAAGCATATCTTAAAGTGATCAGTGTGTAAGCACTATTACCGCTATTACTGAATAAAACATTTTCCTTAACAAAATAAGTAATGCCGATACCATAACTTTTATCTTCGGTTAAGTAACGGATACTTTCTTGAGTTTTTTCTAAATCAAGATACTTGTAAGGGAAGTCAGGTGCATATCGTTTCATCAAGTTAGTAAACTCATCAATATCTGCATTTAACAATGCGTCAATAGAATAGGTTTCTCTATTAACATCAGCAAATACACGACTACCTGATAAGAATGTATAAGAAGGGATCATCTCGTATTGGATAACGATATACTCCGTATATTCTCCACGAGGAATACCAACCATAAACACTCTATTAGAATATCGATCTACTCTATATTCTAATTGTTTAGATGTAGTATTTTCAGGACGTACTGGGTTAACAATGTTTGTACTAACTTTCTCTACCTTATTAATGGTGTTATCTTCGATGTAAGGAATGTCATCCTCTATATCTAAAAGACCTTCTTTAACTAAGTAAGCTTTTACCAAAGAATCAAAGTAAGTAGAATCCGTTAACAGACGTTCTTTTTTCTCAGGTGTATTGTAAGTATCTTTACTTAACAAATTTACTAAGCGAATAGGGATGCCTTTATTAGCCACAAAGGTAATGTCGTAATCGATGAATAAACTATTCTTACGAATATTAGGATTGCCGTTATGGAAAGTAGTGAAACGTTCAGTAATCGTTTGCCATACGTTAACATTACGAGCGGATTGCAAGATAATGCTTGCGTCAGCAACGGAAACACCACGAGCTTTTAATTTTTCCAATGCATGGTTACGCAAAATACGCATAAACTGATTGAATCGATCAAAGTCACCAAAAATATTACGTGCTGTACGCGGACCATTAACATTAGTGTAATCAGTAATATTAGTAAACTCAATACCTAATTCATTATCAGGACTGTCTACATGAAGTTTGAAACAAATCTTTTCTTCAGGATAGCGAGTACGATAAGTTTCGTCCATCGTCATGATGTAAGAATTTGTTTCTTTAACATACTTAATCGGATCGCCTTCTGAAATATCATTAATTAAATGATAATAAATGTCTCGACATTTTGCTTTCAAGATATTCAAACGATAATCGTGTACACCTTTATTGATGGAAATGACGTTATTGTCAGAGACATAACCACCTGACAATTTAGCATTTGTATAAGTTAAAATGCTGTTATCTTCTTCCATGTCTTTATAAAGAAGTTTTAATGATTCTAAACGTTCTTCAGTTAATTCACCTTCAAGTGGTTTACTGATAGGCAATAAAGATTCGTAACTATTTTTTAACACTGGACGTGTAGTATCGGTGTACAACAAATGCGACTTAGTAGGGAAATCCAAACCTAAGTTCATTTTATACATTACGCCATCGATCTCTTCACGATAAGGCATGACCATAGCTTTAACAGTTTTGGTTTGTCCTTCTTCGTTTTGCAATTCCAGAGTGACTGTAGTATCTTTGGAACCATTTGTCCATTGTGCATGTGGAACAGCCATCGCAGAAACCACGTAAGTTTCAGGTTCAAAGATTTTAATGGATCTAGGATCTGTAAGAATCTTCAAACCATATTCTTTACCACCAATATAACAAGGTGAATCTAAATGTGGAATAACTTCGATGCGAGTATATTCTGGATTTACTTTAACTCGGAAAGGGTATTTTTCGTCTTGAGAAAAGAATGTACTGGCGTTAACTAATTTAGTCAAAATACCTAAATCATCTTCACTACCGTCTTTTTTCAAAGGTGTGCCTAAAGCATTGTCGTAAGTAAATGCATATTCATCGTCACCCACCCAACCTACTCTTACTCGATTATAAGAAGTACTTACTGGTGGTCTAGCTATGCCATCAACAGGCGTTAAATTAATAACCAGCTTGGTGTTGTAAGGTTTCTCATTAACCGTTTTGTCTTCAGGAACAATAGATACCGATTCAATGTTGCTTTGTTTCTCTTTAGATACCCCATTAATCTCTAGTAACTTATTTAAGTTCTCAGACTGGGTAATCTTAATATCTATTCTTGTACTCATTATAAAGCTTTCTCTTAATTATCTACAAACAGAATAATAAAGATTTTATAAAATAACTAAGCTAGGTCCCAGTAAAGGAACCTAGCTTAATCATTAGGGTATCAATCTATTGCTAGATTACAGTTGTACCTCACCGAAACCATCCAGGTCTTCGGCTACGCGGAATTTACCAACAGTAAAGTCAGCGACTACGTAAACAGCACCTTTGATGAAGTTTTCGTAACCAGAAGCAGCAGACACTTTGAAAGTGAAGCTGTCTTTATCGTATACGACACCACCTTCGTCAGCATTTTGCAATTCTACTTTAAATGCTGGGTTTTCTTTAACGTAGTTAGTTTGGATCAGACGCAACATTGCAGCTTTGATTGCTTCACGACCTTCTTCGGTATCAGGATTACCTACTTGAGGGTAATCAGTACCGCGATCAGCCATTTCATGGTACAGAGTGTAGTCGTCAGCACCACCCAAGTTAGTAGGGCTAGTTTCACGCACGCTCCATTCTTCACGACCTTCAGAACCAGAAGTCAAGAAGTCGTTACCGATGGTTTTAGCAGACAGAGGAACAACGTAGAAACCAACGTTAGCTTCAACAGTAGTGTTGTCGTCATTCAAATCAGCATTGGTTTCGTATTTAACCAATTGAGCAGCGTTAGTGATCAATTCACTACCGAACTCATCAGCTTGAGTAACAACTTCAGCTTCTTTGAAGGTCAGTTTCTTAGCTTCAGCCAAGCGACCAGCATGATCAGAATAAGCTTTAGAGAAGTAAGTCTCTTTCAGTTTATCCATATCGGTAACGTTAGCCAAGTCAATGCTTACACCGAATACTTGGTTAGGTTTTTGGTTGCCGTAATCTTTAGCAGTTTTGTCAGACAAGAAGATGTTAGACAAACGGTCAGTAGGATTCAGATCAGCAGCTTTAGTTTCGAAAGCAGCGATAGGAGTGAAACCATCAACCAATGCGTGTGGAGTAACCAGTTTAGGGAAGATAACTACTTGATCACCACGAGTGGTGTCAGCGCGTACACGCAATACCAATTTGTTATCAGCATTGGTTTTAGTGAAGCACAGATCATTTTCACCGAAAGAGTAGTTGAATTTATTCAAACCATATTTCAGAGTACCTTCTTCACCTTCCAGAGTCAAAGTAACACCTTCGATTTGAGCATCCATGGTGTCTTGTTTGCCTGGAACGTAAGCCAAGAGTTTCTTAGCCAGTTCATTAACATCAGCAGCTTCTGGCAGGAAACGACCACCTTCAGAGAAGCTGTCGGTCAGTTTACGCATACCACGGCTAGCCAATGGGTCGATACGTTTGTAGTTGTGTTTCAGGATTTTAGTGAAAGTTGCTTTTTTGGTAGCGCTTTCATCATTAGCGGCATTAGGTACAGTAGAAGCTTCTACGCCTTCATTGGTGATGCGACCAGCCAGGTCAGCATCAGCTACACCAACGAACAATTCAGTAGAGCCTTGTTCGTCTGATTTTTGGTTAGTATAGACTTCTACTTTTTCCAATTCGCTACGAGGATAACCGGCATCTACCAGCAATTCTTTAACATTATCCAAACCTGACTTGGTGAAGTCTACTTTAATTTTATCAAAAGACATGTTGTTATTTCCTAATTTATAAGGATAGAATTAAGAATGTAGAGATTTAAAATTCAGGAAGTGAGCTAGCATCTCGTAAGATCATCGCTTCAAATCCATCCATATCCTCTCTAAGTGTTAGTTTTTCAGTTTTAGGTGGAGCCAAAGCTATATAAACTGGACCACTCATAAACATATCGTTAGCGATACTGGTTTCTACTTTATAGGTTAAAGCAGAATCAGGATAACTAACACCATTACTTGGCTTCCGGACTAATCCAGAACCTTGTAAAGCTTGATTGACAAACTCAGAAAATTTACTAGAGTCTGTTACTGCGTTATATTTTCCTACTACATTAAATATAACAAAAGTACCGTTAGAATTAGTATCTAATCGATCAAACCTAAAACGATTCGTTTGATCAGATATCGTACCTAAATATTGGGCGACTTCTTTGTCTACTAATGGAATCATGTAGACATTAACGTCACCAACAATATAAGGATGGTTATCAGTAGGACTAACGTATTTAACCAGATTTAATAAGTTAGGCGTATTCTCAACAGTAACCGTTTTAGGATATACCGCTGTTTTAGGAACAACACCTATTCTGGTAAATGAATATTTATCGTTAAAGAATTGTTGTTTACCTTGGTTGTCAGAAAACATAATTTCTTTAACTTTATCAGTTACTAAGCCAATCTCATTAGAAATAAGATCAATAAGCTTAATCTCTTTAGGCTGAATAATATTGCCTTTGGAAGTATAAGCTAAGTCTGTTCCTTCGTAAGTCCCTTCAGGGATTTTGAACGACGATAAATTATTAGGATTAGTAATAGATAATTTTAGTAAAACACGCTTGCCAGAAGTTGCATTTGCGTTCATGTTCAGTACAAATGATTCAGAACTAAAGTCTTTAAAACTAAGCATGTTACTTAGAGATAATTTAACTCTATTAGAACCATATTGTACTAAACTGTTATCAATGCCTTGGATAGTTAATTTACTGTAATCCTCAGGACGCAATACAGCACTAATCCCAAGAGCATCCATGACATATTGGTTAGTAGTAGCCAACTGGTCAAGACCATGATCGAACTCTACATCAGAATCGATAACTGCGGCTTCTGATACAAAATGTTCACTAACATCTAATCGTTTATAACGATGGTGAAATACTTTATTACCTTCTGCTTCCGGAGTAAATGACTCTTGGTGAGTATTACTGTATTGAGATGCAATAGATGCTGGTACTTCGATATAGACAGAGGCATTGAGACCAGTTGGTGTTTCACTAATATCGACCGGACCTTGTTTTACTTTTAATTCAGAAACCCTACCTTCAGGATAACCACAATCTTTTAACAATAAGTTAAAGTTTTCGCGGTCTGATAGTTTAGGGTTATATTTAATTTTAAAAGCCATGTTTTATATCTTCTTATTTAAAGAAAGAATACATTACTGGAATGCTGTTGGCCATGGATCATCTGTTAAGTAAGTAACGGTATCGATACGAATGTCGGGAATGTTCTTATGGGCATCAGTTTGGTCAAAGAACTCAAAACGAAATTGATTTCTATCATTAACACCACCTAGCTTCCAAACGCCATAAACTTTATTGGTTAAGTCAGAATAGAACTGACCAATCAAACTAGAGGGCGAACGAAAACCAACAGGTATAAGATTCCAACCAGGAGGACAGACATACGAGTGAATGACTTTAGAATTTGGATTACTAGCAACAGAACGGACAGGATTACCTTGCCAGTTTGTATTGCTTGGACCAACAATACCATACCAGTCAAACTGACCACCACCAAACTTCCATGTTACACGGTCATTAATTCGCCTAATCCAAACTTTAATGTTATCGCCGCTTCTATTGGTAGCTCTTTTTATTTCTACCCAGCCTGTATCGCCCTCAACTACTTTCCAACCAGTGTTACCACCAGCCCTGGTTTTTACCCATTTATAAGCACCTAAAGTACGATCAGTATCGATGTAAGTAACGTCTTTATCGGCAACGATTTTTCCTTCTGGTGAGCCTTGGCCTGTAATGATTTTAACGTCCTTAATCAACTTAGCTATTTCAGCATCTTTTTCACCAAGATAACGAGCAAAATCTAGGAACAAGGTCTTTAATTTGGAATCCGCCATTTTAAAAACTCCTTTAATTACGAGTAGATAGGTTGTAGACATATATCTACTCGTAATCCTAGATATTAACTATTAACCGCGAGCAGTGTTATATGCTTGTTTAAGAGCATCGAGAGACAAATCAGTCACGTCGGTTTTCTTAGCGCTTTCTTCCAAGCTAGCAACTTTAGTAACCAAAGATTCCAAAGAAGCTTTATTCGCTTTAGACAAAGTATCCGCAGCTTCTGCTTTAGCAGCAGTTACAGGCAGTTGAGCAATGTCTTGTTCTACTTGTTCGGCTTTAGTTTTAGCTGCATTTGCAGTAGATTCAGCCGCTGCAATTTTTTGATTAGCAGTAGTCGCACCGTCAGTCAGTTCTTGAATTTTGGTTTCAAGCTCAGTGAATTTAGACAAGATTGCTTGAGGAGTATTACCTTGAGCATCTTTCAGTTTTTTCAACTCAGCTACGATTTCACGAATAGTATCCAACTCTTCGTCTACCTCACCACCCATTACAGTTTGGTGCAGGTTATCAATCTTAGCTTTCAGCTCTTCAAAGGTAGCTTTATCTTTCTCACCCAAGAAGGTAGCAAAGTCATTTAAAATATTTACCAAAACGTTTTCAGGAGAAGCCATTTCTTTAAATCCTTATTGAAATATTAAAATATAAAATCTCGAATATCAAGATATAAATTTATAATTATTGACGTGCGTTATTGTAGTTATCACGCATACGGTCAAGTACTGATTCGCCTTGTACTTCGCTAAAGCCTACTGTGTGGTCTTCGTCAGATACGACATCAGCAAAACCATTCAAGTTTTGTTGTACAGTAATCTTAGGTACGACTACTTCGTCCTCGCCACTGTAAGTAACATAGGCGTGCAGTTCACCACCAACATAGTCGGCAATTGAAGTAGCAGGCAGTACAGAGATTTCCAAACGATGGTTGGAAGCAGAATCACGTTCTACATCGACCAGATCAGCATAAACACCAAAGAAACGTTTAATCAAAGAACGAGCAGCGTTAAATGCATCTTGAGCATTTTCATGTTTACCCAATTGGATGTCGAAACGACAACCATCATTGGTATCAGATGCCAGGATGAAAGATTTTACTTTAATACCGCTGTCACGATATTTAGATTCTTGTTCTACATCTAGTTCAAATTTACCAGAATCCGCAACCAGTTTAGAGATATCAGAAATACCGATCATCATGCGGATATTGCCGTATACCAAACCATCTTGGTCACGATCCATGTCTTTAGAAAGACGATACAGAACGGAAGACAAGTAGTTACGAGAAGCAGTTTTCTCAATTTCTTGTTCAGAAGTTTTAGGATTGGCAAGTTCACCACGGAATGATGGATGACGAACTACATCCAAAGCTTTAGCTTTCATCTCATCTTTAACAGCTTTAGCTTTAGTGGCGCCGTAAGTTTCAACCAAGAAACGACTCAAGATTTTTTCATCAGTTTCTTTAGAAGTACGAGCAGGGACAACGGACAATTCGTTATACAGTCCTTTGCTTACGACAGTATCTTCAGTCAGGAATGGGTTAACGGTAGAAACCAGTTTCACCATTTGTTTATTCAAGTTAGCCAGATACTGAACTTTCAGAGTGGCGGTACCAGTGAAACCCAGAGAATCACGACGAGCCGAGATGTCTAGTTTATTAGCACCGTATTTCAGTGAACCGTCTTGCAATTCGTAAGTCAAACGTTCACCAATGAAAGGATAACCTTCTTTAGTGAAACGATTTTTAACGTAAGTTACAACATCCATGTTATCCAGTTCTGTATCCAGAACAGTCATGGTTCGATTACGCCAGTGATGAGGAATCGGAGTAGTACGATTATAGAAGTGTACATTGCTGTATTTGCCAGTAAGTTTCGTCAGTTCACCAGAGTAGTTTACTTCTACTGCGGTATTACCTGATTTATTTTTGTACTCTGCATAACGATCATCGCTAGATGGACGAACAGCAACAACTTCAATATCATCCAAGTATTCTTTAGGATAACCACAATCCATGAAAATCTGATTCAAGTTTTCACGAGGACTACGTGTAGCATAGTAATTAAATTGTTTATAGTCAGACATTTTAAGTAGCCTATGTATAAGATAAAATATTTTTAGGGTAAATCAACACAGTAAGATAATTCAGTTTGGTTTTTAGTAGGCCAAACATAATTTACTTTATTGTGTCTAAAAGTAACAATATCTGCTTTAGATAATGCCTTTAAGAATCTAATCTGTTCTTCAGTAGGATTAGGATTTTCATTGATTACAGGAACGTAATACAAATGTCCATTGATGCCCATTGAGGAAAGATTGCTCTCTTCTCCGTCGATCGATAATCTAACTATAGACATCGCTCTCAAAGTATTTATTGTAAACTTCTTATTCCTACAAGTCAATACCAGAGCAACATGATCATCTTTACTCAATTTGTATTTAATTCTACCACCTTCTTTTTCCAAACGTTGCCATTTTACAGATACTGTTGAGGCTACATTGTCTCTGACAGATACTTCATGTATGGAAAATACGTGAGCTAATAGAATAAAACACAAAATACTTAAAAGTAAAAGTAATCCTGTTGTTAACTTGTTTTGTAAGAATATCTGTCTGAGGATTCTTCTCATTTAGATAACCTTAATATAACGTATAAATTAACGATAATTCAAATCATAAGAGTCAAAAATACCTACCACACTCACTACATGTTACTGTAGTGAGTGCAATAGATAAAATATAGTTTTCCTTAACCCTCTAGAGAGAAAGAAATAGGCTCATGACTTTGGTAGTCTAACAACTTGAAATCATCCACAGTGATTTCTCCAGAAACAATTTTTTCAATCGTTAAGTCTGGTCTAACATATAATTTAGGTAAAGGATAAGGTTCGCGTTCTAACATCTCTTTTGCTTGTTCTACATGAGATAAATACACATGAGAATCATGAACAGTATGCCGATGAGACAGAGGCAATACTTTCAAAGCATTTGCAATCATTAGATTCAATAACGCATATTGAGCAACGTTATGAGGTTTACCCACCATGACATCGTTAGAACGCATCACAAGCATGGTTTCAATACCAAATTCATAAGGTTCAATATCGTAAAAGGTTTCGAAAGCATTAAACTGATCTTTCTGATATTGAATAGATTGCTCTTTTTGTTCTTTAGTTAAAGGACGCAATGAAACATAGAATACTTGATGACAGGTATCTAAAGCCATATTACCTAAATTAACATTTTCAATAGGTGTCAGACTTTCATCTGGTCTTAAACCTAAAGCAATGTTAGACAAGTAATGACGGCGAGAAATGGTTTTAGTCTCAATATCCTTTTTAAGACCTTCTAAAACATTACTCACTTGGTCAACATGGATAACAGAGACCATCGGATCATTACTGCTGCCTGAGTAGTCAAGATACAATTTTACCTCAGGTTTCTTACGCCAAAGCATTGGATACATCGGGCCAATGGTATTGGTTTCTTTACTGGTCCATTTTTCCCAGAATGGAACATTATTTTCTTTTAAGAAAGATACATCTACTTCACCTTTCAAGAACCAAATCAACTCCAAGATGGTTTTATTTAACCATACTTTACGAGTGGTTAATAAAGGGAAATCACCGTTAGACAATGGATATTTTTCAGAAGTACCAATCAATGAAATCATTCCAGTACCAGAACGATCATTTTCAATAATCGTACCTTCTTCCAGAATATTTTTTAATGTATCTAAGTATTGTTTCATTTTACTTTCCTTTTAAAAACGGTAAAAAAGAAATAAGAGTATTCCTCTATAAAATAGAGGAATACTCGATTATTTTACTTATGTTACAATTTAACAGAAGAGAGACTGAACAAACGTACAGCAATGTGATTGTATTCTTTAGTGTAAATATTTTTACGAGAGTATACCAAATAGAACACACGAACAATTTTACCGTTCTTCTCGATGAATTCATGATGAACAGAGAAGTAAGCTTTATTATTCAGCTCTTCACGAATAATTTGGCTATATTCAGAAATTTCAGAATATACTTTCTTGTAGTTGATTTTCTCTAAAGTAATACTGCCATTGGTTAATCCATTAGCAATAAAAGAAATACCAGCACATACGTCATGCAGTTGTTGCTCTGTATAAGGAGCATCATCCATCAAGTGTGGGAACAGTTTCGGATTCAACAAATTAGTCGTATATACTTTATCACCGAATTTCAATACTTTCAAATCAAACACTTCATTAGGATTTAGTTGTTTGGTTTTAGGCAGTTGAGAAGACAGTTTGAACATCAAATCCAAATTATCCATCAGTTTTACAGTTTCCTCAACAACATTAGGAATATTGTTGTTTTTTACCTGTTCGTATTTTTGATCCAAAGTCAAATTTGACTCTGGAGTTTCTTCACGAAGATAAACAGTAGATGGTTTATAATCTTCAGGAGCTTGCGCTACGGTTTGTTTTTTATCCCGATGCGGTTTCCCGTGATGTTTGTGTTTTTTGAACTGGTTTGGTTTTTTGTGAGTTTCAGGAGTAAACATGGTATATAATAACCCTTATTAAGATTTAAAGGAAAAGAAAATTACTATGAACGACATATATTATTTAATGCCGTTCATAGTTAGAGTTATGTATACCGGTTACTCAATGATTATTATTCTACGTCTAACATACTACCGTTTTTTCTAAGACCTGAATATTCTCCATTACTCTTACGGTAGACTTCCCAGTAAGGAATCTTAATAAGATAATCTTCACTAATCTTCTTAGCCTTAATTTGGTTTTGTAAGAAGTTAAGGTAACAAGTAGTATTACGCATACGCATTTCGTAAATAAGTTTCTCTAATTCCTTATGTCCTTTTGTTTCCTCAATAAGTTCAAGAGTATCTTGATATCCTACTAAAGAGAATATTTCGCGATATTCTTCTAATGGTAATTTATTTACATCAATTTTAGACATATTGGTTTCCTTTCAATAACGATCAATTACAACACGACGAGAACCGTCAGCATTTTCACAAATTTTATAACTGTAGATAAGTTTATCAGAAGCTTCTTTCTGATTGTCTAAAAATACCTGATATGATTTTTCATCACATCTTTGCATTTCATCAATCACTTCTAAGAATTTATCTTTACCAAATTTATGGTAAATTATAGACAACAGTCTTTGATATCCTAATAATTTATCATCGTTCATTTTAACTTCCTTTCTGTAGTTCAAATAAAAAATAAAGCATAAATAAATTCTCTACTCCTTTTTACGGGAGTAGAGAATATATCTTTAAGCATTATAAACAAGGTAAGTCGTTCTCAGAACGGTCATGTACGGTTACTTTATATACCGTACCGCTAGGAACACTAAATGAGAATGAAGAAGCTCGATTCAAAGCTTTAACAATGTCTTTACCATCACCTTCAGTAGTGTAATAAGTTTTATCGTCTACAGTGATGTCTCTAACCATAACACCATTAGAACGACCGAATACAAAATAAGCACCTGTATCGAATTTTACTAATTTTGAATCTTTAGCATCACAACGATAACTAAAATAACGTTGATAACCTTTGGATGTTTTTCGTAAATCATACAGTCCGACAATCAAGTCACCATTTGTTTCTTTAGTAAGTCCAAATGCTGCATCAATGATAATAGGTTGTTCTTCTTTAGGTAATTTAGGTGTAGGAGGTAGTGGTGGAGGCGGAGCAATCTCAACCGGACTTTCCAAGACATCTTTACCATCAGGAATCCCTGTTGCTGCCGGTGTACTTAGATTATTATCTAAAGTAGGAATGGTGGCTTTATCCTTTTTAGCATTTTCTAATTCGACAGCAACACGTTTATCATTTATTGAAAAATGATATGCGATAAAAACAACAGTACCAATTAATACCAAGCCAAATAAAATACTTAAGCCTTGTTTGAGTTTAACTCTCATTTTATTTAGTTATCCTTATTCTTTTTAAATATTACTCTGGATTAATGATTCGTCCATTAGGATTAATCACATTACCATTAGAATCGTCTACTTCTTCTACAAAATCAAAACCACCAGAGTTATGGGTAATGATCAAAGGAGATTGTTCTTCTTTAGGCTCTTCTGCATTACAGCAACAATGATGATGACTATGTGCTGGTTTAGTAGGACGACATTCTACCTGTTTAGGTTCTTGCTCTTTAAAGCCCCAATACTCTTTATTAAAATATTGAGTATTACCATCATTGTCTTGATATTGGAAAGCACGAACAGAAAGCAATTCTTGCAAGTAGTTACGTTTACCATTCAGACCTAGAGACATAAAGTAAGATTTGTTTACCAAGATCTGTACTTTGTCAGAAGAAACGGTATAAGACGGACCACCTACTGCCACAGTAACCATTGCGGTATCAGTAGAATAGTTTTGCCAGCTTTTAATAGTAGAAGAATTAATTTCTTCAGCAACAAATCGAAAACCTGAACGTGTTGCTTTTACTGTGTTATAATAAACTTCAGTATTGTCGTATACTTTACGACGGAAACTATTGTCCTGAGAAGGGGCATCTTTCAGAAGTAAAGATTTCAAAGTATGTAAAAGTTGATCTACTGTTTGTACTGGACAAGGAGAACCAGCCAATACCGCCATACCATCTTCAGACATATACCAAGAAGGACGACAAATAGAATCGTACAGTAACTTATCTTTAGGGAGTTCTTCAAGATCTCGAATTAACCGATAAAGTTCCATTGAGAATATTCCTTTAGTCTTTAATAATAAATCAAAAAAAAAAGAGTATCGATTATTTACCGATACTCTTTTTGTAATTTCTCATAGGACTATAGATCAGTCACCTTATATTGTTCTTTATTATTCAAGATATCAATAATGTTATTAACTGTTTGTTCTACTGAGACAGTAGGCAGTACAAAGTAATCGTAGATATCTGGATTAAAATAAGAACAGTCTTCGGAGAACTTGACCATATAGTGATGGTATTTGTTACGCATGATGGTATCAAATTCTAAAGAAGTTTTATCAAACTCTTTATCAGATTCATCATTAGGTGTAACATTACCAGAACGACGCTTACGTTCTTCTAAAGGACATTCTAAGAAGAATGGCATCACTGGAGTTTGTGTTAAAGCAACCCAGTTTAAGAAGTCGTGAGCAGTATGTAGGCGAGACAGTGCCGTGATTAAGACATCGCGTTCGTGAGAACGATCTAAACGGAATTGGTATTTCTTAGGATTTTTTACCATGTCGATAATATCGACAGGACCATATGCAAAAGAAGAACCAATAAAACGATCAACAATAATGGTGACATCTTGGTCAAAGAAATTAACCATATCCACTAATGCTTTTAATTGAGTGGTTTTGCTAGAAACAATACTAGCTACTTCCATAACGAGAGCCAAATAAGGTGCATCAACACCATCTTTATTAAGATTAACATAGTCTTCAGCAGTCATTTGTTTAGAAAAATTATTTTTCTTTACATTGCTGCGAAGACGATCAAAAGAATTAGCAACACTTTTCTTAGCTTGCTGAAGGACTTCTAATGAAACTTTCGTGTTGTTAATAATGTAAGCATCCTTCTCAGGATTCAGAGCATCGATTTTAGAAATGAAGTATTCTTCAATCTCTTCAAGATCTTTGCTATTAGGGGTATTCAATACCAGCACCTTGTGATCAATCTTATTTTTTAATTCATTGATCACTGTCGTTTTACCACTGTGGGATAATCCCTCCACGATAATTAATTGTTTCAGCATGTTATGTTTCCTTTTCTTGAAATAAACTAAAAAATAATAGACTACTCCTTTTTAGGGGAGTAGTCTACCGAGCCGTGATCAGTAAACCAAATCACAAATATTACCATTACGGAAATACTTCTCAGAAGCAGGATCTGAGATTACCGCAGGTACATTATACCGATAGGTATGGGTATTTTCTAGGATGTTTTTATTAATAGCATCTTCTTGGAAAAGAGCCATTAATTCATCACGATAGGTATTTGGATCTTTAATGTAGCTTCCATATACTGCATCGTGATGTGACCAGTCAGTGACATTCTCAGTGAAAGACATGCCTTGAATAGCCAAACGATTACCCAATTCACCATCTACCAACCGACGAGGATCGGTATAGGTGATTGCAGTGCCAGTATTGTCATCAGTGATGCCTCCGACAGATACATCAGCAATCAGATTGTAGTTAATGTCCGCATATCGTTTGAAACCAGCGGTAGTCGTATTACTGATACGATTACCCAGTTGATCAAACGTAGGATGTTTCTCTGGTTTGGTTACGTAGTTACGTCGTAGGTAATCACCATTATTGGTGATCACAAACTCGTAAGGATGTTCTTTAGAGTAACGAGTTTCGAATCCTGGAGAGTAGATACCGAAACCACTACCTAAAGAACCACCACCACAAGAATAAATCAAACGAAATGTTTCGCCTGAATCGTTCTTACCATTATAGATCCATGTAGGTCCAAATTTTTGTACTGCGTCGTAAGCATCTGGATCACGAGTGCCTGCAGAATGGAATTCCCATCCATTGTTGAATTTCTCGTCAAGCTGTTGACCTGTTTTCTCTGGATCACCATAACCCAGATCTTCTGGAGCCATCTCTGGGGTTTCTGAAGCCATGGCTTCGCTAGCGGTTACAGTTGCACCTACAGCGGAAGCTGCTTGAACAGCTTCTTTAGCTTCTTTACTTTCACAAGCAGTCAGCATAGAAGCAGCGATTAAGAGAGTGATGATAGATTTTTTCATTTTGAATTTCCTTTAAAAAGATGGATTAAATTTAATACTGTATCTATCCCTAAGTTTTAATTTACCTAGGGATAGAGTTAATTGAATTACAGGAATTGATCGTTCAGATCAGTCTGTTTAGTTTCATCAACATTACCATTAAGAATCTTAATGGCGTGATGCATTTTGTATTCCAGAAGTTGGATCTTTTCTTCCAGCTCTTTCACACGATCTTGGGCAATAGACTTACCCATTACAATAGGATGGGATTCTTTAGCCAATGGTAATACATCGACTAATGACGCACCAATGTAGTTACAGATCTGATATACGAGATCGATCGATATCACATATGTTTTAAAGCTGTGATGTCCTGGGCTTAAGATATTGGACAGCATTGCTTGTTTGATACCAAGGTGATTTGAGATATCTTTCAAGTGAATCTTTTTATCCTTGATGATATTCCTAAGATTGATCTTCAGCTCTGCATTGTATTTATACAGATCTAAGTTTTTGGATGATTGTGCACGATAACCCATGGTTAATTTCCTTTATATAAAGTTAGAATAAAATTTGAGCTGATCAAACTCACTTAAATAGTATATATCTGAAATAAAATAAAAAAAATAATCTCTACTCCTTTTTACGGGAGTAGAGATTTTTAATGATTTATTTAACAGTTAATCCACTTTGTTCGGATTCCTTTTCGTAATCACGATTTAAAGAATCTTCAACAGTGAATTTCTCAGGATATCTGGCTTTTAGTTTATCGATGTTTGCTTTAGCGATTTCACCAAGGCTATAGATTTGGCGATGCGACTGTTCACGGTTAGCATCTAAATACTGCAACCAGATAATAATGTCAGTACACAGTTCGTCAAACTGTTCCAGATGGTTGTAGTTTAATGGTTGTTTATAGAAGTAGTGTTTCTTATAAGTATCTAATGCTTTTGCACTTCTTAATAAAAACTCATTTAAAATACCAGAGAAATATTCGTATTTATATATCTCATCACCATCTTCAGGAATACTACTGTATTCGATTTCTTTATATCCTTTCTTAAGCTCACCATTTTTATTAAGGTAAATATCTGGGTTAAAATTCATATCGGCATGTTCAATAACTAAACTTTGACTACTAATTTCTTTATTGAGTTTTCTAACCGCATCGTAATAAAGAGCAATATACCAAACGATATCACCAATTTCAGAAACTAAAGCTTCGTAACTAACTTTACTGGTGACAGCATCATCAGAAAGTTCAATAGCTTCGCTTAACTCTCCTGCTATACCGATCATCGAATGAAGTATTCTGAAAGTAACAGATGTGTCTAAAGTACTATCAGTACGAACCGCTTGTTTTACATAATTTTTGAAATCAAAGTCTACAGTGCAATACTTAACTTCAATGCAAACAAGGTCATGAACAAAGTCATCCATCACTTCTTTTACTTCGAAATAAGGACGACCATTTTCTTTATCAAGTTTTTGATGTTCAATGAATGCTTCGTAAGATTTGGTATCGTTTTCTTTCATGTGCTTAAGAATTTCCTTAAGTCCTGTAATACCAAATTTATTATAAATCGTATAGAATACCGTACAGTAGTTCTTAGTAGTTTCGTTTACTTCTTTTTGAAGTTTAGCAATCTTTTTAGATTCTTTATCATGTAAAGAATTTCTATAAGCACCGAAATTTGTAACTTCTTCTTTATAGTCGATTACTTTATCTAAATTTTCAGTGATTTTAGTCTCAGACATGGTATTTTCCTTTACTAGTTGGGGATAATGTTCATCGTATTATCTAAACATAAAAAATAAATCCCACTACCTTTTACAGTAGTGGGAGTTTACTTATTTACTGTTGTTTAGGTACGTCTGTTTTGTGTTCGCCTCCTAGTGGAGGGTTATCACAGGTAGGTTGTGTGGATACAGGCTTGCGAGCATTTTGGTTAATTACCGCAGGTTGTTCAATCTTAGTTTCTTGAGAATCTTCAGAATAAACATTTTGGTAATAATGCTTAGTAGCATTTGGATTAAATCCAGTATTAGATGGAACAGGAGGAAACACTGGGCCACCAAAAGAAGGTACATCCATTGCTGGTTGATGATAGTTTGGGTTATTGAAACGATAATTAATGGGGTTAAAACCTGATTGGAATGGTTCTACATTAATCGTATTGCAATAGTAATTATCAGCGATGATATTTGTCTTAATATTGTTAAGATGTTCTTTAGCAATAAGAAGAGAATGAATAGCATCTTCAGCCAGATTAGCCATGTAGTTTAATTCACGTGATGTACCTTTGCTGTTTAAATATTCTTTCTTGATGAAAGAGGTTACTGCAACGATTTCGTGAAGAATACCGTAGATTGGTTTTTCACGAGTCCAGCTACCATTCTTCTCAAGATATTTGTTAAACTCTTTATCTAAAAGACCACTATTCACTTTTAGCTCATCTAAGAAATCACGATCTTCAGGACTAAGGTTAAGAGTGATGCTGTCGTAACCATCTTCGTAAGCAAGATTAACATACTTGCGAATTTCAAATAGATGATGACGGATTCGCCAAAACAGTTTAGTGGCATTGTCTCGATACGATTGAATCGTATTGATCGTCTGACTTGCCACACTCAGAATTTTTGCGAACTGTTCATCACGGATATTTCCGTTAAGGTTATCACTGATAGCTTTAGATAAAGACTTCTTCAAGTTCTCTTCTGAAGAGGTATCCAGTTCTAAAGTAATTTCAAAATTTGGGTTCATTTTAGTTTCCTTTACTAGTTAGGTTGGTATTACAAAGGGTTGGTAAAAGTCAAGATACTCAGTAACTCGGTTAGTTTACGAGATACTACAATAGCGTGACGATCTTTGTCATTAAGATTCTCTTTCTTCATGATCCAGATATTAACTAAAGGGATCATCTTCTTAATAACAAAATACGGATTACTAATGTAAAACGGAGCACCGTAGTTACTTAAGTATTCTTTAATAATTTTGTCTAATTGTTTCTCCTGTTCGACCAAGATCAAATCACAGACTTTATTGAAATTGTCATCCGTACCTTGATAGATATCAAGTATGTCCGAACTGGATAACTGCTGGATGTCCGAGCAAATCTCTTTCAACTCGGGATCTTTAGCCATTTCAAATCGATAAACATCGATGTATTGTTTAAGATCCATAAAGTTATAGATAAGTTCTTTATAAATCTTTTCATTGTTCTTTCTAATGGCTTCCGTATTTTTGACTATTTGTTGAGCACAAGCTAATGAAGCCAGTAATTCTGTAGAACTAATTTCCTTATTACGATACATGTGGATAGCTTCTATTAAAGAATCTAATCCAGCATCTTCGTCTTCAGAATCTGGCATCTTATAATCAGGACAAGGAATATAATCGCAACGAAATTTACTCATTCTGTTTTCCTTTATTAGTTAATTTGTTATATGCGACCAACAACAAAAGATTGGTTTCTACTTTTTGCATGGCTTCTTTTATGTCCATGTCGACACAAATAGAGTCTAGACATTCCAAAACTCCGATACTTTCATCTTCTTTAAGCTTTTCTGATATTTTTCCAAAAGTATCTAATTGGTACTGTTTAATTACAGTAATGATATCGAAACACTCAAGAACATAATCGTGACCTTCTTTATAGTCTTTACCATGTTCCTTCAGGTATTTAACGATAAGCTCGTTAACATTACCATGATTTATTTCCAGAAATTCCTTATCTTCTTTCGAATAAGGAGGAGTCTCGTATTCGTCGATAGAATCCATAGCAGTATAAAAGTCTTTAATGACTTCCATGCCATCTACTACTTTTTCTAAGCATTCGTTGATATTAATTTCAAACATTTTACTATTCCTTTATAAAAGTTGGTTTAACTACTTCATTTTAATAATATAGATTTAAATATAAATAGATTACTCTCCTCTCCCTAATAAGGAGAGGAGAGTATAATCTTTATTACATTCTACGAATACAATAATTCATCAACACTAAGAGAACAGGCAAATAATAGAAATGTTCTAATTCGCCCCAGCTCATACAGTCCTTCACTAGTTCTTCAATAATCTCAACATCCAGAATATCATCTTCTAGATATTTCCTTAATTGAATCTCTAAGTGAGATTGGCCATCATCTGCATCTCGATAAAATTCCTGACTAAAGACATAGCTTCTATTAGGTAAGATTTGGTTAATCAGTAATTGATCATTAACCACTTTAAACTTACGAGGATTAACAGAGGGTGTCATTTGAAATGCATTACCAATAACTTCATCATTCTTAATGTAGATCTTATTAGAATAAGTCATTCCATAAGGAGCAACTACTGCTTTAAATGCAGAATAACGAATAGAAGCAAAATTAGGTGAATTGGTAAATTCTTCTAATGTAATGGTGCAAGCTTTGCTAAATGATTCTTTTAAGAGATAAGGGTCTCTTTCCGTAATTGCATCCCAGATAGAAGTCGTTTGCAATATAGGAAATTCGTCATCAGTATAAATTCTAAAATGAACCATTTCAGGATATCTCTGAGAAGAAAACCATTGTTGGATTGCCCTCATGAAGAAACCATCGTAAATCAATGTTCTTTGATTAGGAACAAGACAAGTTTCGTAAAAACGATGATAAAACTTTCTAAACCAATAACGAGAAATACGATCGTATTCACCTCTTAAGAAAGAAAACACATCTGCTTTCTTAGGAGTGAGTAATGGATTCTGTCCTGCTTTTAAATAATCAATAGAATACTTTAATACTTCAATGGTTTTCTGATTTAAGTTAATGATGCGAGGATCGTTTATTTGATCTCGAATCTCGTAAGCCATTGAGAACTGAATCTCGTACAATGTATTACGACGATGAGTTAAACGTCTTACTTCATTAATGTTAAACCAACCTATGGTATTGCGACCAATATCCATTAACATGATATCGCCTTTGTTTGGAATAACAGGAGGCAATACATGAGCTTCACCAGTAATCTCAGTAGTCCTTAATTCAGTAGTGGATTGAGAAGTACCTAATGATCCCTGTAGAAGAATTTCTAATCCATCAATACGTTCGTATTGCTGAACAGTACCACTGGCGTCTAAAGAGAAATGAGTAACGGAATCGTTCTTAGATAATCTTTGTCTAAAGTAAGTAACTTTCTGACGAGAACCTTCGGCATATTGTACTAATGTATCCAGTCGTTCTTCTTTAGTATCTACAATTACAGATTTAAAGTCTTTAGGGACTATCTTTGGTTTTTCAATTAACTCATGAACAGGTGTGTTTTGTTCAGGTTTATAATTACTATTGACTAACTTAGGCATATCTGTCTAGTCCTTCTGATTGCAAACTATCTCGATAATTAATAAGATAGAAAGTCTGTACAGTTTTAATATTACCAATATTCCAACGATTGTAATCACGACCCCAGTTGTCATTATTGTTACTGTCTCGGCCACCTTTAAGATAATCAATCACTCGGTTATAGAGATCAGAATAGTATTTATTGAACATTGGGTGTAGTTTCAGTTTATCTAACCAGTAGCGTAATCGGTTAATGGCATCTGGAGATAGATAAGTCCAATCGTAATAAATCGCAATGCGAATATTGTAGGTATGTTTTAAATCGATCTTTTGATTCAGATATAGTTTTCCATCTTTATCTATTTTAACTGCGTTTCTAGACATCATTTGGTCGTTCTGATAAAGAAGTATTTGGAATAACGATTGTCCTGTATCTAATAGATAATTCTGTTCTGAGATAATGAAATTTAATAATTCAGGATCAATTCTAAATTCATTATTCTCATCTCTTAAATCCAGTATCTGGCAACCGAGGTCATCATCGTCTTCAAACAGAATCAATTGATCTACGAATCTTTCCGTTCCTCGAATAGAAAAATCTTGAGCAGGGGCAAACTCATTCCAGCGAGGCACGCAAATACCTTTATATTCTTCCCAAGAATGACTATCTGTCATCGATGTGAATTTAGCTAAATGATAAGCAGAATCTGTAAATACAGTATAGTCCTCAGGATACTCTGTAGGTGCATTGGGTTGAACGGTATTGGTCTGATCCACACCCATTAATACAGCAGGGACAATTTGATTATAAACAACTCTAGGATAATAAATCGATAGTGAAGTTGGTTTCATGTATCGTACTAAATAAGGAAAAGTACAAATCCAACCAGGAGTTCCTTCTACTTTATCCCCTTCTTCAATCATTCCATCAGTATCGTAGTAACCTTGAATATTTGTTTGTACTTCAGATACCGCAAAACTGGTATTGATTCCTGCAGAATCAGAAATCATTCCAAATCGATGAGTGAAGTGATCTTGTAACCATGTCGATAAAGGAGGTAAATTTTCATCCTTATTTTTAATTAACTTATAAACTTCAGATAAAATATATACTGCTTTGTCATCTACAATGTAATGGTATTCTAAATGATGAGGAAAAGTATCGGTAAACATCCTCATCTTAGATTTAACAGAATTCAACCATGCTCTTGCCGTATGTTTAGATTGCGTACGGTAAGTAATATTAAACTTCATGGTTACATGAGAATAATAAGGTGTGATGTGTGTTTGGGTATTGGGTTCGAAGAAGATAGGCATAAATTCTTGAGACCAATCTTGATATTGTAATAAAGACTGTTCGCCGTATTCTTCTTCAACTGTAATAACGATGCTTTCTGCACCTGCTTCAATAATACCTTCTTGATCATTCTCTTCAGTAGAGGTACCTTTTTCTTTACGTACACCTTCTTCATCCAGATGGACAATTAATGGGTTTTCTAAAATACCCATACGTAGATATTTTCTTAAATCATCTACGATTTTAAAAGCGATGGGTCTAACAATTGTTTGCTTCTCGCTAACGATAGGGAAATGTACTATCATGAGAATCTCCTATAGAATACTAGTCATACGAAAAGCATCTTAATTTAAATCAAAAAAAAAATAATACTCCTATCCAGTTAAGGATAGGAGTACATTGTTTAAATGAAATAATCTAATGCAATGACTTCAAAAGCCAGAAGTTTATAATCTTCTAACTTACCATGAATAATTACAGAATGAAGAATAGATATTGTATCCTCATCCGTTACTTCATTCCATACGTATTCATTACCATCATTTAAATCATCTAGAGCTGGTTTTATATATTTAACTGGATCATACCGAACAATATTGATTATAGACAGTGGCTTTAGAGTACAGTGATAAAATGAATCATTTACTTTACAATAAACATCTATTTTATCCTTATCGTAACTATCAAGATATAAACAAGATATCACTGACTTAATATCTGGATGTATATTTCCAAATACTTTAATATCTTTTTTATTCCCGTCATTTACCCAATACATTATTGCTCCTTAGCTATAGACAACATTCATTGCTTTAATCTTAGTAAGTGAAAGATACACTCTACGATTAGGCATTGTTGTTTCAACCGTTTTCACCATATTAGGTGTAGTAGGCGATAAATAAGTGTGGTTATATTTAGAAAGATATTCTTCGAACGTTTCATTTTCCGGACGATAGAAACATGAAGTTTCGTATTTAAATTTCAAAGCACTCATGATAGAGTCTTGAATATCTTCACCAATACGATTATTTGCTTGAGCATTTACATTGTATACTGAACCATCATTCATGACGACACAAACGTCTAATGTACCGCCTTTTAATTCACCAATGTATAAACAGTGAATACCTGCAAACAATTTAAAATTCGAATTTAAATAATTTCGTAGATTGGTATTTTTTGGCTTACTTTTCAGTTTTGTTACTTCGTAAAATACCTCATTAGTGTTGTTCGCGATTAACATAGAAAATTCCTTTTTAAGTTAGGTTAATACACATTAATGTTATATATTTAAAATAAAATAAATCACACTACTCCAATTAAGGAGTAGTGTGAAAATATTAATCTCTAACAAAAATAAACAAACCAGTTACAGTAGTGTATTGTGTCGATACTACCGAATCAGACGTTGCATGGATATAGTGGTGTGCTTTAACCACAATACCTTCTATCATGGATTGTCGACTGGCATGCCCTTCGGTATAGTGTACTCTAACAATAGTACCTGGTTTAACCAATTCAGCTTGACTATTTTGCCATACTAATGCAATCAGCTTACCATTTCTACCTTCTACTTGAGATACTTGTTCGTAAATATTAGTATCTTTTTGTTCGGTTATTAATGGAGCGTTCACCACACCATTCTTAGAATCATTAAGAACGACTTCTGAAACATTGTTAGCTCGTGAAATATAAGCTTTATTGCCTGCTACTTTTACAGAATCATCCGTAGTTTGAATATCTGGGTTAATGACACGAATACCATTACCTTTATTTAAAGTATTGGCTGATGTAGAAATATCCTTAGATTCACCATCTAAAGAAGCAATAATAAATAAGTCACTGCCTTCTTTTGTCCAAGTACTTTCTGCATATTTTAAAAAGTCTTTGGGCGAAATATAGATATTGGTAAATCTTACTTTATCATCGTTTCTTTTGGTTCGGTTCTTTGGATAGACGTACCACATCCCTGATTGGATATAATGCCCCATGCCTTGTTTATAGACACCATATAGCTTCTTCTGCATATACAATGGCAACTCTAACAACTTAACACCATGCGGGATAGGAATATTGTCGTAGACTGTAGTATTATCAGCTTCTACCATATCCACACCTTTTAACATGTCTGAATTTTCTAAACCTTCTAATTTAGAAGCTTCACCCATGAGTAAAGCAGTAAGTGCATCAGTAATATTAGATTTAACAACATTGGTACCTATTTGTAAAGTGAGTAATTTTTCAACAAGTAATGGCACTAATTGGAATTCTACTTTTACAATATCCATTCGGTTAATGGTTTCTGTATTGACGTTTTGCAAACGAGCATCTGTCTTACGGAAATCCACCATGGTCTTACAATAAGCACGATATCGAGTAACAATGGTTTCACCTCTGAAATTAGTAGGTTCGGCAATAATAGATATTTCTATATTTTCGATATTAGGCATTACATAGTCTGTCCAAGTACCTGGAGAAACTGCAATTTCACAAGTAACGACATCTGCAAGATTATGTTCATAGTCTCGTTCGATATCCAAACCTAATAACTTAATGGGTTGATAAGTTAAACCTTTTTCAACAATATGGATTAAAGAACTATATGCGTATTTAGCTAATCCTTGTCTAGATCTGGCTACTTTTAATAGTTCTTCAGTAATTGGGGAGCCTTCTAACATTAATATCTCCTATTGTTATAAATTTGATCCAAGATTGCGGAATCTGGTTGATGTGGATCGATTTCTGTTTTCTTATCTTCCTTCTTGACTTCTGGTTTGATAATATCAGAAATACCCAAGAAACCATTTGCTCTACCGAATCTATTTCTTAGTCTTGCTACTTCTGGATCGATATCTTTAGTCTGGTCACGAGATTTATAAATTGCGCTGGCAAATTCAGAAAGATCCATTAGGTCTTCAAACGGTACAGAATTTAAGTAAATTGTGTTTTCTGCATAGACACGCCACTCGTGGATGTGTTTGAAAATAATCTCGTACATCGTACGGTCATCAGTACGATTAGTTAGATAAAAAGGAATTTGGTTCTTATACAGTTCTACTAACTTAGGAATCGTCATCCCTACGGTAATTCTTTCATTAGCATTCTTTTTATCGTCTTCTAGATCACCAGATGTCACAGAACCATATCTCTGAATTTCGTTAATATTCATTAAATGAATATAATCAACAGTCACGATAAATATTCTATCAAAAAGTTGGTTTACTGTACTTTCTAATTCTTCTTTTGTTACATATCCTAGAAACTTCATTGGTTTATCCTTTAAAATTAAAAAAAAAGAATCTACTAAAACAGTAGATTCTTTTTTGTTGTTTAGATATCTTTGGTAAAGATTTTTCCGTATTGGAAACCGTAGATATCACGACGTTTTTCCTCGAGACGCTCTACTTCCTTGACGAGGGAATTAAATCCACATCCAGCCTTCCATCCAGTTTTCAATTGAGCTTCTTGGCATACTGCCGCTTTCCAAGCAGCTCGTGCCAGGTTATTACCGACATGACCTACCGCCTCACGGGTATATGCACTAGTCAGGTAACCCTCAAAATAAACATAACGATCAAAACCCAACTTTTTCTTTTTACAGTCAGCTGGGTAATGACACCATTCTTTAGATTGGTTGTTGTAGATTATGGAAAACTCATCACTCATCATATCTACATCATCACCATTGTTTTGTGTTACAGGAGCAGATGGAATAGCGTCGATAACTGCATTAAGAGCAGTACCTACTTCAGCACAACCAGTCAAAGACAAAGACAGAGCGATTAACGATAAAAATTTTTTCATGATAATTTCCTTAAAAAGTTAGATAAAATTTGCAGTATTGCAAATGGTCACAATAGTAGTATATATTTGAAATAAAATAAAAAAAATACTCCTATCCTTAACTGGATAGGAGTACTTTATATTAAAGGTTATATTGTTTCTTGTGGAACTCCACTAAGTTACAATAGTAACCAATACGTTCAGGATCTATACGTGAGAAGTATTCGATTAGGTCTTCGCTTATACCTTTAAAGTTACGGTCTGTCCAGATATCTTCTTTAGTAGATGCTAAAAGATAGATGTGAGAATAAATAGGAGAAACAAATCCACTTGTTTTTCTATTAATAACGTATCCGGCAACATCTTCATTACTACTAATGTCAAAATTGATAGTAAATGCACCGGTCAGATTAAAATCACCAGTAAGCTTGGCACTGTATACTTGAACAGAACCACCTAGATATACATCGCCATCTAAGACGGAATCACCATGAATTTGACAATTATTATTGATAGATACGTTACCAGAAAGTTTAGAATCATCACCAACTGATACACGTCCATCTAGTTCAGAATGGCCTGAAATGATAGCATTACCATGAACGTAAGAAGATCCCAATAAACGAGCATAGCCTTTAACAATGGCATTTCCAAATATGTTCGCCAAGTTATATACACGAGCATTTTCTAATACTTGTGCATTACCATAAACTCTAGCTTTATGGAATACCCAGCAACCACCCTCATGAGAAAGATTCTCTTCTTTCTCAATATAACCACCGAGATCACCTTTATTAATATAATTACTAAATAAAGAATCTTCTTTAACGGGACATTCAAAATTTTTCAATGCACGGATGCGGTAGAGCGTAATATCATTACCCTCAAGATCTGTCCAAGACAATGTATCGTCTTCTAATAATTCGTATTTCTTTTCCATAATTAGTTTCCTTTAAGTTTGAAGAAGTTCAGGTGATGCTCAACAATGCTGCGAACATATTCGACTCTTTGTTTATCATCACTATCACTTACAAAATCAATCAATTCTTCACCAGTACCTACAAAATCTCCAGTACTCCATTTATCTTCTACTTTACTGGCGACAATATTTTTAATAGTGAATAATCTACCTCCAGGCATTCCGACATTATAACCAATAACGCTATGGGGATCACTCACATCAAAATTAAGTTCGTAATCACCACTTAATTCAATCGGTGCGGTAATTCTTGATTTCTTAACAGAAATTCGACCTATTAAATTAACTAAATTCCCGACATCGGACTGGTCAACTCCTATCTCACCATATAGGTAAGCTCCTGAATGAATAGTAGAATGTCCATTTACTATAACATTTCCTTCTAATTTACTGTCGATAATAACAGACTGGTTCGTAACAAAACAATGACCTCCAACAACAGAACGGCCACGAATAATGGAATTTTTACTTACCAAGCATTTATCGTATACAATCGCATCATCAAGTACTTTACCACCGTCTTTAACTCTTGCTTTATCAAAGAGCCAACAGTTGCCTTCTTGAGAGAGGTTATCTTCGGATTCGACGTAACCACCTAATTCACCAACATGAACAACTGGGTTATAACCACCAGGTTTAGTAAATGTTTTCAATGCTTGGATTCTGTATAGTTTAATTTCAACAATACTCATTTCTCCATCTGAGATACAAGATTTAAACGTGTGTACCTTTACGAAATCATCTTTCAGGATTTGGTACTTCTTACCATTCTGACTAAATCGACAAGTAATGATGATATCTTTCTCTTCCGGATTCACGTCGAAAGAAATCTCTTCGCCATTATAACTAAAACCAATGGAATTTATATCAGAATCACTTTGTTTAAATTCAGCGATTTCTTTATATACCTCTTCGTAATCTTCTATAGAACCAATACTATATATAACGTTATAATAACCCTCTTTATCGGCTTCAGAAATATCATGTGTGAAATGATACTTCTTAAGTAATTCACCAACAAAGATTTTTACGTTATTGAAAAAGTCATTCGGTGATCTTGCTGAAGAACGAGCCATTTCTGGGCTTAGGTGCCTGATATAAGTAAATTCAGTTTCTAAGCTTTTAATCTTAGCACCATCTTGTTTAATTTCATCATTCATTTTAATACTCCTTATTAAGTTAGTAACTTTCTCTTTCGAGAACTTCAAAATCATCAATAGGTGTTTCGTATTCTTTAACGCCTTTCAGAAATACGAATTTTTTATTGTAACCAGGGCCTAATTTGAATTTAAATACGTAAAGTTTGCGATGATGAATCTTAGGATCGCGAGAAATGCTGATAGTAGAATCAGGGAATTTACAAATCTTGAATTGATTTGCAAACTCTATCAATTTGGATTCTATTTTATCAAATTCTTCATCGAACAATACAATTAAATCCGACTGAGTATCGTCGTTAAATGTTTTCCTAAAATCTATTTTAGGATTAGGATAGATACTGGCGATGAGATCTTTTAATTGATTAATAAAAGCGCTTTGCATAGTTAATTTCCTTTTTAGTTAGTAGCAGGTTTAAAGTAGCCAAAGTAAAAAGATACAGAGACTTCATCGATAGTTAGTTTAATGATTATCGAAGTAATTACTCTTCCACTCTCTTTCTTTTTGTTACTGAAATAAATAACAGAGCCAGTAGGCTGACCTTTAGGAAATTGATCGTCACTACATTCGTTAATCTTTTCAAATACTTCATCCAGTATATCTGAATGTTCGATACCGGTAACGATAGAATAACCAGCCTCATTTTTATCTAAGGTTAATTCTTTATTGATATTAATTACTGTCTTGTGTTTGTTTTTCTCGTAAACTTCTTTTAGTTCAGTGTATAATTCACCAAGATGGCTATTTTCGATTACTTCAATAATTTCCTTTTCAGTCATTTTACTTTCCTTTTTAAGTTGGTTTAAGATATAGATTTTATTAATACTAAATATTTAATCTGCTTTCTTTTTAGGGATGATTCGTACGCCGTGAATATAGCAATAATTCGTAATGATGTTTTCTCCTTTAAAAGAAAATGTATAACTAGATATTTTTACATTCATGCCTTTAAAGCAATGATTTATATCTACTTCCACATCATGAATAGAATTATCAATCTTCTCATCTAGAAGTTTATCAAGTTCTTTGATATTCAATTTCCATTCATTGTGATTTATAAAGTAGAAAGTATTGGTCGTAATGTTTACTTCATTTTCTACTTTAGTACGGGTAGTACTTTCAATATTAAAAGCTTCTTTAATTTTACGATTGTGGTTTTCGATTTTATCCATTAATTCTTTTTGCATGATTAATTCCTTTAAAATTGGTATTTAATACGATATGAAAAAATGTAGTGCAGAGAGTATTTCTCAGTGTTTAAAATAATTTTATAAATTCTGGTTTCTTTATCTTTGCCAAAATCTATAGAATGGAAATTTTTATACCCTATCAAACGGTATTTTATAGCAAACTCATCAATACTTATGCTTTTATTAATTATTTCATTCCAAATATCTGAATTTCTGGTAAGGACATGTACACGAAGTTGTTCTTTACCATTAAATATTCCGGAGTCTGCTTTACAGGATATATTTTTCTTATCCTGTACATTCTTAAATAACTCTTCTATTAGCTTTTCTATTTTTTCTTGGATATATCCGAGATGACTAGATTTAATTTCTTTAATTACTTCATGCATTACACATTTCCTTTATAAAAGTTAGATTGGTTTAACCATTATAATAATATAGGTTTGAAATAAATAAAAATACTCTCTACCCCAATAAGGAGTAGAGAGTATTTTATTAAAAGAGTTACGACCAATCGTCAGCTGACTTCACATTAAAGTCTCGCTCACCTTCTTGGAATTTAGACATCTTAACAATAGCATCTAAACTAGGTTCGTAAGGATTATCCTTAGTTTCAATTTCTTCACCAGTAGCTTCACCTTGAGTGACTTCAACAGGTGGAGTAACTGGATTGTCTTGATGAATACATTCTGGAGAGCCAAAACCTTCTTGAGAAACTTCAGTGGCTACTTTTACTTTACTTAAGTCAACACCTAAGCCTTTTAAGTATTCGTAAGATTCTTTAGAGACTTCTTCAGTCTCGTCAGTATCTTCGCCTTTACCCTCTTCACCTTCAGACTCATTACCATCTTCAGATTTTTCAGAATCGCCTTCTTCGGAAGTATCACCATCTTCACCACCTTCCTCTTTCTCTTCTTCAGCTTTCTCTGCTTCTTCGTTTTCTTCTCGTTTATCTACAATCTGTTCAGAACGAGCTTCTACTTTTTCAGCAGTATCTTTTTCGTCAGTAATGTTATCCACAGACATTACTTCTTTACCTGTAGTAGTCTCATCACTTTTATCTTCAGGATTCTCTTCTTCTTGACCTTCATCGTCAGTGTCTACTTCACCTTCTAGTTCAGTAGTCGCACTGTTTTCGTCATCAATGTAAGGATTAGAAGAAGTAAAGAAACGATCCATGATAGGTTTCGTTTTCTTATCGTATTCTTCTTGAGTCAACTTACCTAATTCTGGAGGAAGAATCAACTCTTCTACTTCCAAAGGCAATTCTGGAATATCTTTACTTTCAAGATCATCTACTTCGATCTCACAACGAACCCATGGACAGTAAGATCCATTACCATCAGGAACGGCATCTACTTCCCATTTCTTGTCAGTACCTTTGATATTAAAAGTATACCGGTGTTTCAGCATTGCTACAGTAGACAATACTTTAAACTGGATAAAGTTTTCTTTAGTAGTCGGTACAGTGACCTCAATATTATCACCTTCACCCATTTTATTTTTGGTGGTTAATTCGTAACGAGAACGACCATTACGGGCAGTAATCTTACGTACACGGATAGAACCTTTACCAGCATTCTCTTCGGTTTGTTCAACAGGAATAATATACTGTTCTTGGATCTCACCACGATTAGCATTTTTCAATTGAGAAAAGTTCATGATACGTGCGAAGATAGTAAATTCTTTTTCACGAATAGCTTTACCACGATTCTCAAGTTTCGAAAGTCCTTGTTCTTTAGGTTTAGGTTGATCGGATTCACTCACAATCGGAGTACTTCCTTCTCTGGATAATTCTAATAGACTTTTAGCCATTTAATTCTATTCCTTATAGATTAATAATATTCTTTAATCAATGGTAGGTTTGCTACCCATAGACATATCGAGAATCTTTTTAACGATAGATATAAACGAATTAATTAAACCATTACTATCGATATCATTGGTAACGATACCCATAGTGACTACGCCACTGACCGTCATGACGAATAGGATCAAGCAGGCAAATCCAAACCATTTGAAAAATGTTAATTTGAGATTGTTAACCTTACGTCCAAATTCTTCTACATCATCAATATTGCCTGTTGCGACCATGAATCGATAAACAAGTTTTAAACGGTATTTAAAATCTAACTGATTGATTAATTGTTTAAATTCTAGTCCTGTAATATCTTCAGACAAATCCTCGTAACTAGAGTATTTATCACAGATTTCGCGATAATCTTTAATTAAACCATTGAGTCCTTCATCTGATTCTTTTCGATTAGCGAGTATTAAGTCGTTATCAATCGTAATCAAACCTTTCTTGACCATAGGGTCAAGTACATTATTGGTTGCTATTGTTTTTCTAACCATTTTTTAAGGCTCTTGATTATCTAAATAATCCGGAGGACTATTACCTTCTATTGTTTTTATTAATTTTTCATTAATTTCTTGATAAGATCGGTTTGAATTATCCAATCTTTTTACGTCATTATGCAGCTTTAAAACTTCAAAGGTAAGTCCCGCACAAGTAATAATCATGAGAATAGTAACTAATACTAGAAAACCATTCATGATTCGTTCCGGTTGTTTCTTAAAATTAATTAAGATTCTTAACAATTTAATTTTCTTAACATCCAAATTGTCAGTAGATGTGGTGTTATTTTCGATCGAGTTCAAACTCATGTCTTTACCTATTTAAATTTAAGACATAATTCAAATACCCATAATGCCCAATGGCTAGTGCATCGATAGAGTGTTCATCTAATTCCAGAGGATTATTCCTTAGTTTTAGTCTATCTTTAATCTCAATAATAGCCTGGGTCATTTCGTCTTTTTTAGCATTTCCTTTTGCTCCTACTGCTCTTTTAGCAGTAGGTGGATCTACTTTAAAGAAAGGTATTTGATAATTATATTCCCAAATGGTTTCATGAATAAGATTCACGACTTCAATCAAAATTGCATAAGCATTTGGTGTGAATGAATTAAAGAATGGAGATTCACAAACAATCAACGAAGGTGAATAATATCTAAATACTTCAGCCAATTCTGACTTCATTGCTTGTAGTCTGGCGATCTTATCACCAAACTCATTACTGGTATTACGACTATAAAAACAAGTATCTTTTGCAGAAATTGTAAAAGCAAAAGATTCTTTAATAGCCAATGTATTGAAATCTAACTTGTAGATAGAAATACCCAGGTTACTAGAACCTGGGTCAATACCGAGTAAAGTGAATTCCCATTGACTGGTATTTGGAAAATTCATCTTTTATACTTTAAATTAATGTCCAAGATTTTGTAAAGAAACTTCACCTTGTTGCAAATTATAAAGAGGTTCGTTTACACCCAGATTGAAGATAGAATCAAATCCATCATTAACGGCAGCCAAATATTGAATGGTTGCGTTAATGTGTGCAATTTGAGCGGCGATCACTTCTTGGAACTGAGAACGTCCAGATGAAGTTGTTACTTCAACTAATTTATCTACACCAGACACCAAGCCGATTTCAGTAATCAAAGCACGGTTAGGATCACCATGACGAATGTTGAATACATTCTTCAATTCTTCTACGTCTTCACGACTAATGTTTACATTAACCTGAGCAATAGAACGACCATATTTTGCTTTCAAAATATTTTCTCGTTCAGCAGAAAGTTCCTGAGCAATAGGATTCAAGTTTGTAGTGGTTGGACTATAGTCTTCTTCTGACAAGCTACCATCGTCCGCTACGGTAATGATTTTTGTCTCAACACGAGTTTTAGAAAGATCTAAACGTTTTAGATAATAAGAATAGTATTTAACACCTTTATAGGTTTCCACTACGCGCAAAGCATATTTCGTACGTTCCTGAGCGGTTAAGTCATTATTAAACTCACGCATGACAAAAGGAACGGGTTTAAATAAGCCAGTGTCTTCAGCAGTATGTTGGAAGATTTTAGGCATAGGGAACGCATCACTGTCGTTAGTACAGTTTTGCAAAGAGATGCCACCGTAACCAATACAGAAATATCCAATAGTAGGAATAGTAGTGTGAGGTGGATGCATGGATTGATTAATACCCAGCAGTTGGTTAAGTGTAGTGTTTGGTTTTACTGTATAAGGAAGACCAAGTTCTCGAATGACTTGGTTTTCGTTACCGATTAAGGTACGTACTGATTCAAACGCAGTGCGTTTGTTTGGGATAACTGGTTTAGCCATTGCTAATCATCCTTTTAATTTATTAGGTGAAAATTAGTAAATTCAATGTATCGTCATAAAGATCGTGGTAGGGGTAGTAATCTACCCCTAACGATACTATTCGTTATAGTCAAAACCATCAATAGATTTAACTTGGAAGTTCCATTCGATGTCTTCTCTTGGTGGTTCTCGATTCTCTGGGAATGGGTCCCAATCCAAACAACCTTCAAAAGTATCAATCATTTTTCTTCTCTCTTTTAATGGCAATGACAAGAAAGATCTCATCCCAGGAATAGCTGGTAAATTACCTGGATTATGCACACCTGTTAAATCATCTGCAGGTGTTGTACAATAAGTACCAATACTAAGATCATTTATCAAGCGAACATTACTACCAGGAACATCAATATTCTTAACATCTACAGATATATTAAAATGTAGTTTACCAGTAGATCTTGGTTCTGCATAAATCTTATTATCTGTATAATCGTGATCTAGTGCACTTTGATGTGATCTGGTTTCGGTATCAACTACAGATACTGCAGTACCGTCATTAAGATCACCAACATAACGTCCTTTCTTACGGCCACCACCATCTAAACGCAATGAGCGCATGTTGGTAGAAGTAATAGGATGCTCGTTAATCTCACGAATATAATGAACAGAATAAGAAGAAAGCTTAGTCAATAACTGAATCATTGCTTTGTGTGTATTATACAAAGAATTCACTTTAACGTTATTCAAACCTGTTGCTTTTTTCCAGATGTCATTTGCCAATTTTAAGAAGTCAGTTCGATTGTGTACGTCTTTTAGGTTTAAAGAAATGGAATCTAAAAACTGTGTAAATGTTTGCATGTCTGGTTTTCTAAAAGAAACCAGCTTAGTAGCATAAAGTCTATAGAATTGCATTTCTTTATAGGCACGGCCATCTAGATGCTCATCCTGGTTAACTCTATTGATACCTTCGTTTAATCGTTTAAACAATTCATGTGCTTGTTCGTAGAATGAGAATGTATCAATAATTGGTCGAATCTTCATGTAATGAGAATCGATAAAAGTATTCCATTCTTTATCTAGTAAAGCTTTATCAGGAACGCAATTATCTAATTCTTTCTTAGAAGGTTTCTCTAATCTAGGAACGATACCAATCGTATAATCAGGAATACAATTTTCTTTAATATCGTAATAACGATAGATACAATAAGTATAAAGCAATAAAGCGTCTCTACCGGACAAAGGAATTAATTCACCAGTCAGTGGATGATTTACCATGATGTATGCTTTATACAATCCACGAGAAGCCATCTCAATCCAAGTATCTACTAAAGCTCGTTCTAATGTAAATTGCTCAGAGCCAGAATAGTCGATTGCTTTAGATTGAAGAATCTTTGTCTTAATAAAAGAATCTAAAGAACCAGAAGTGTCTTTACGAGCAATGACTTCTAGATTTTCTCTTTCTTTTACGTTATAAGGCGCAAGTGGATCTTCTTTATCCAGCATGTCTTTTAATGAAAGCGTATCTAGTTCTGGAATAATGTACTCTAATCCATTTAAAGATACTTTCTCAAACACTGGAGTGACTTTAGCCGTATCAACAATGTCTTCATCTTTTTGCAACATGTTGTATTCAGAAATAGGTAAATTTCTTAAAGTTAAAATCTTTTGAATCAACCATTTCTGAGTATGTCGTTGACCAACGTATCTTTCTACCCAACGAATATTCTTATAGAATATAATTGCTTGTTTAGGTGTTAATTGATCTAAGTAAAAATCCAAGAAACCATGAGACGCCAAGAATCGACGATAGTGATAAGAATGCGCTTCATTGGTCAGACACATTTCTAACCGAATAGTCATCAATGCTTCTACTAACTTAGGATAGAACGTACCCCAGAAAGCAATATTAAAATAACGATTGTTAAGATTATACTGGCTTTGATACCAGCGGTTATACATACCGTATATCCAATCCTGCAATCGTTCCATCAAGGTATATTCGTTACTTTCTACGAATGATTTATCGTAAGATAAGATTGTACCCTCTTTTGCTTGAATGGCTACATCTATATCTACTGGATTCAGAATACCTTTAATCAGCAATTCTTTATCAGGATAACGTTCAACCAACTCTTCGTATTTCTTAGTACCGTAAGAATATTCTTGTCTTGTCGTACGGTGTATTTTTAAGTTCTCTTTATTGAATATGATTGTCTCAGTCGTATCCATTGATACGACTGTCATTGGTGTATCCGTTTCATGATATTCACCAGAGATATGCTTATAATAGATCCATGTATCTGGACGATATTCGTCTACAGCATCCATGTCTCTTGTTTTCACACGAACAGCGTTATTCATGTCGTGTGCTTGGTATTCTGACTTAATGATCATTGTCGATACCAAGCCTATATTTTTATCAATATAGACGCTGTAGTGATAATCGAAATCAGGTAACATAGCCTTTTGACCTTTTACTATAAATTAACCACTGTTAAGGATAAATAACAATGGATAACCAGTTATTTGAAAATATTGTACTGCAACTAAAAAATAGAAGCGGTGCAACTAATATAGACGATGCTTCAATTAAAGAAAACCCATCGGTATATGCCTTAATTGCTAAGCTTAACTCTTCACGAGAAGAGGAATCTTTTAAGAATGATGGTGAGTTAGCCAGTACAACACCTGACTTAGATTACATGCTGGGTATCTCTTCTGAAAAAGCACAAGAGATCGATGATAACGAAACCATCATGCAGCTGCTTCCTGATATGGAACGAGCTGCTCAAATTCTTTGTAGTTATATTCTGTCTCCAAAATACTTGATGAAGCCAGAATTACAATTCAAACCTCCACGTAATTTATTCCCACAAAACACCATTACAGTAATCACTGACGAAATTAAAAAGTACTTTAAGAAACACTTCGATATTGAAGGCAGACTTTATAAAATGCTTTACGATATTCTTTTCTTAAAAGGTGCTTATATTACCGCAGTCATTCCTGAGTCGTCTTTGGATGATATCATTAATGGTGATCTTGTAGAAAACAGTCGAGAGTCATATACCGTTCAGTTATCTAGAGAATCTTTGTCTCATGTTAATAACTTATTAGATAGTAATAATCGACCATCTCGTGGATTCTTAGGCGATCCTAATTACGGTAATGAGACTAAAAATAAATCAGTGAGTAGACCTATGTTGGCTCGTGAGTCTGTAGAGGTTCATTTTGGTAATACAGATACCGATACAGACAATACTAACCGCAATAGTTTTAGGTCTTCTAATTACGCTACGGTAATTAAACCACCTACAAGCATAGAATTTACCTTACCGGCAGAGTATGCTAAAACTCATAAAGATGCGGCAAACTCTAAAGCAAATAATTCTAAAGAGGTAAACATTTCTAAAGAGGGTGTGTGGAAAATTGACTTGTCTGGTTGTAAAGATACCTTGATTGAAGTAACTGATGATTTAAACATATTGCGTCAGTCAGCAGTTAAGAAAGAAATCCTTTCCCAAGAATCTCGTCGTATGGCAGGTATCCCTACTGGATTTCAATCAACTAGTTTAGATAAAGAACTATTCTCGGATAGAAATATCATTGATAAAATCTTCAGACGAATTGATGATGTAAATAGTTATCGGACTGATGCTCTTGAATTGAAGAAAATGAAATCTTCAGAACAAACAGCACGTGAAAATCTTGACGAACCTTTGTTCTTAAATTATCCAGTAGAAGCAGTTGTTCCTATCTTTAAACCAGGTTCTCCTTCAGAGCACGTAGGATATTTGGCACTACATGATGAAGAAGGTAATCCTCTTTCCAAAGCTAAACCAATTAACTATTATCGTGAACTGGCTAATGGTTATAACAGTCGTCAAACTGCCAGCACCATGGCGTCTTCCTTAATCCAACAAGGTAAGACCATGTTTGAAGGTTTCTCTAATAACTTAGATGAATCGCGTCAATTGGAAATGTTGTCACGTATTCATTCTAATGCCATTATTAAAGATATTCTAGAACGTTTGAAGAATGGTCTTTACGGTAAGAACTTAGATGTAGGTGATTCTTCAGAAGTTTCACGCATTATGTTCTATCGTGCTTTACGAGGTCAGCGCACTCGTGTACTGTTCATTCCTAAAGAAATCATGTCTTACATGGCTTTTGATTTTGATAATCGTGGCTTTGGTATTTCGTTATTGGATAACATGAAAGTATTAATTTCTTTGCGTATCCAATTTATGCTCGCTCAATTACGTGCAGGTATCATGAATTCTATTCCTGAAACATTAGTAACCTTACGTATTGATGAGAAAGATCCTGATCCTCGTAAGACTATTCAAATTGCTAATGTGATGGCATTGCAGTCACGATCTAACTCTGGTTTGATTATTGGTGCTTCTAACGTACAAACTATTGAAGATAGGGTGAATCAATCTAATATCCGTATGGCTATCGAATCCGATAACCCTAAGATTCCTCAAATTGGTCACGATATCTCTCGTACGACTGCAGATATTCCTGCTCCTGATAATGATGTTGCTGAAGGTATTAAACGAGATACTATCATGGGTACCGGTCTGACTCCGGATATGGTGGATAACTCTTTATCTACTGAATTTGCAGCTAACGTATTACAAGGTAACTTTATTACTAACTTGATTGCTTTTCAAAAACAAGATCGTTTTAATCCTTTATTAACTGATCTTATTCGTAAAGCAATTGGTGTGTCTCCTTATCTTTTAAAACGTTTGCGTGAAATCATTAAAGATAACTTATTAGAGATTATCGAAAATATCCGTGAAGCATCTGGCGATAAGACATTGACTACTGAGGGTATGTCTAAATCAGCAATTAATGTTTTGGTAGATGGTATTGTAGATAAGTTTGTTAGTAGCTTGGAAGTTAATCTTCCTGCTCCTCCTAATGATAATCATGAGTCTAAGGCAGAGCAATTATCTCAATACGAAGAACGTGTAGATAAAGCAATCTCGTATGTCATCAGTCAAGAGATTATCCCAGAAAGTTTAATTTCTGAAGATGGTGTGAACATGGTGGATGAGTATGCTGCTATTGTTAAAGGTGACCTGTTACGTTCTTGGATGATTGAGAATAACTATATGCCTGAAATCATGGATTATATTACCATTGCTGAAGACGGTACACAAACCTACGAGAAGAATAAAGCGATTCGCGAATTGTCTATTAAGACAATTAAAGCGATGACTGAATTCTTTAAAGGAGGTAAGACTATTGCTGAATCTACATCTGCTGTATTGAAAGCTAACGATATGGCTGGTGAAGGTGATGATTATTCTAGTTCTAATAACGAATCTAGCGATAACAATGAAGGCGGTGGTGATGAATTCGGTATGGGAGAAGACTTCATGGGTGATGAGTTTGGTGAAGAAAACCAAGATGAAAACCAAGAAGATAATACTGAAGGTGAGGGAAACCAAGAAGGTGGTGATTCTAACTTAGGTCCTGACTCTTCTAAAGATGGAGCTTCTGACTAAAAAAGAAGTAATTCAAACTAAAAATAGCTTGCTACCCTAGGGAGACCGAATGGCCTCCCTAGGGATTTATGCTCGCCACTTTTTATAGACCCTAATTTTAATTGGTAGGTTATAAAAGTTTAAATCTAATAATTTATTAAATTTAATAGTTGTCTATTTCATAGAAATCCTTATCGGTATATCGAAATATTTATTTATCTTAGATGATTTATACGTTTTTGTATAGATCATGAAATATTGTAATTTATCATTTACGTATCTAAACTTAAGTGTTGATACGAATCCTTTTGAATGTTTACCAAGTAATGCAGTCAGTAAACCAATATCAAAAGAGTTTCCTAAAATGTCAACGATCTTTTGAAGATGGTCATTAATTTGGTTAAGTGCACTAATGAATTTTTCATTCTTAGTATATCTTGCTAAATAAGGTGTTTCGAAATGAATAGTACGGTTTACTGGATAGGGTGAATAATCCAGTCCGACATACTTATCATTAGCAAGTTTGTCCATCTTCCAAAAAGCTTCTTTGAGATGATGACATACCAAATTAAAGTCTAGGACTACATTGGTGTATTTCTTTTTACGTTCATCTGGAATGGTTTCTAACTGTTTAAAGAATTCCGATTCCTTAAACTTCAAATCAGATTGACGAATAAAACGAGCGATCTCTAATTGTTCCTTTAATTCCATAGAGGTATTAAAGATAACTGGATCCTTAGACGTGAGTTTACCCATTGATTTAATTCTTTATTGAGTTGATGTCATAGGGACAGAGTTAAACTGTCCCTATTTTATTAGTTTAGAATACGAATATAAATCCGATTTTCGGATTTATAAGTACTATAACCTTTAATCGCCTCAATTAAGAAACCATCTTTTGTAATGATGTAGAATTCTTTAGCTTGTGGCTCGTTTCGACTAATGAGATTAATCAGGAACGTATTCAATTCTACATAATCATCTTTAGACAGCTCAAACCAGCGATTCTGGCGACTTTCTTGGTCTGGACCTACTACGCCTTCAAATTCATTCATCTCTTTATCTACGACCAATACAGAGCCAGTAACAGGCAATACGGAAAGATAACGAGATTCTTCATCATCATGCAGTAATACTCCATCTTTCAGGAATTCTTCGCTAATGAAGTTTTCAAACATTTCTTTCAGAGAAAGTTTGTATTGTTCTTCACGACGAGGATTAGGAAGAATTTGGGTATTCTCAACATCTTTGTAAATGTTGATACTGTATGTAACATGTACGTTAGGGAGACCGCATTTAACCATTACACGATTGTAATTACGATCCAATAAATCTACCAATCGTTTAGCCAATACTGGTTCAACTTCTTTGATAGGTTTATAAATGGTTTCGTAAAAATCATCCATGGTTTCACATTCTTTAATCAATGCCAATGTATCATTTTGACGTTCTTTACAGAATGTGGTGTTGCTGGTAACAACTCGATAAACTGCTGCTTTAGATTCAGGACGATATTCTTGATGACTTACCAAGCAAGCGCTTACCAGTTCATCCAGATTCAATACTTCACGTGTGGTACCATCGTAATCTACATTAGCAAATTCTTTCTCTTCTTCAGAAAGTTTCTCTAACTGTTCTTTCAACTCTTCATCAGAGAGTATCAGATTGTCAGCTGCTTTAAGCAGGTCAGTATCGCCATGGGTTTCGCTATATGGAATACCTGTTTGGTATGTTCCTTCTACAGGAAGATGAGTTGGGATAATGTGGTTTTTACGTTCCATGATTTGTCTTTCATCGAGTTTGTATGTTTTCTGTACAGGATAATTAAAACGGTCAAGGATGAAATAATAACCACGTTCGGTATATTTGGTCATGGTCCAAACATTCCAAGACGGATTACGGAATGCTACCGGTTCACGGTAATACTTACCTTCAGCCGAATAGTTCAGGTAACCTACGTACTCATCACCTTCTTTAACCCATTCAATCTCATCATCGTATACAGGATACAAATCACGAGGAACAAACTCACTACGATGTTCATCTAGTTCTTCATTACCTTCTACCCATACATCCAGATCCTTTTCAGGAATTGCCATCCAGTTAGTATTAATAACTCGATTAGGTCGACGTTTCAATACGCGCACTGGTACATCTTCAGGAGGCATGTCTTCAGGATAATCGTAAACAGCCAAAGGATCATCTTCAATCACTGTTTCTACAGCTTCGGTAGACAGGCTGCTTGATGGTTTTTCATCAAAATCTACCACACTACTTGTATTGGTTTCGGTAACGCCATTGCTCACGGCTGAATGACTGATCAATTCGTAGTATGGTTTAGATGTCTGGATCTGACCAACTTGGATCGTTGCTTCTTGAATAGCGTTTTGTACGTTTTGTGGATCTTCCATATCACTGATGAACTTTTGATGTTCCTCAGGGGTTTTGGATACAGTATCGACAAACATCTTCTCTAACGAATTATCTGCTTGTTGATTACGTTCTTCCTTACGTCGCAATTCATCTTCTCTTACTCGGCGATTATGTGCCTCCATTTTGAGACGCATTTCTTCCAAGGTTTGTTCTTCTTTACGTTTAGAAATCTCTTCATCAGAATAACCAGTATTGATGTAGTAGTTGAATTTGAGTTCTCTACCAGAGTTACGATTACCGATATTGAAGAATGCATTTTGTGCTTGATTTTCGGTAAGAGTATTAGAAGTTTTGCTTGGTTGAGTAGCACTATTACCCATTAAATTCATATCCATGTTTGCGGTATTAGACGCACCTGGATTAGAAATGGTCATGGCAAAACCACCACCATATTGCTGCGGTACTTGTTGTTGTGGGTAACCTTGCATCATTTGCATTGGTTGCATTTGACCATACATGTTCATTTGAGGTTGTTGATAACCCTGCATTTGCATGTTATTACCAAATGGCATTTGTTGCATTTGTGGTACTTGTTGGTTACCCATCATTTGTTGTTGATAGAACGACAACAAGAATCGTTGATCACCATCGCGATAATTCACATACATACCGGCAGCTTGTTGCATTGCTTGATGTGTGTTAATATCGGGAGCGGGTGTGATGTTGTGGGTACCGTAGTTAATTGCAAAGAATGCTACATAGTCGTTGTATACTTCGTAAGCCAAGTTAACCATTGAATTATAATCCTCTGGATTAAACTTACCTTGAAGATACAAAGACTCTACACGATTGCACAAGGTGTTAAATACGTCTTGATAGTATTTAGCATCTACTTGCATTTTTTGTACCAACAATTGACGTGCTGGAGTATCAGCACCCATTACTTGTTGATCCAAGCATTGTTTAATAACATTTTGCTTGTGTTGTGTATATTGATTATACATGATTAGTTTCCTTTAAAGTTAGTCTTGTCCTAATTTATCACGCAAAGAAGACATGATTGGTTCTAGCTCTTCATTAGGAATGATGGTTAAATCATCAGACAGTTTAACAAACAAGTTAATACGGTTACGACCAGCTGGATCTGCTTTAGCCATGTCTAAAGCAGCGCCTACTTCGATCAAAGATGCATTCAGTTTATTCTCTGGAGAACTTACATCGAAAGATGTTTTAGATGTACGTAGTTTATCCGATTTCTCTTGTGGGACGACAATACGTCCTAATTTCAACAAAGGTAAATCGGTTGGATCTTCTACAGGAATAATCTCGGCATGTTCTTTAATACGCATGATTTCTTCTGGACGGATATTACCCAAGATCTTACGAATATCATCATCTTTAATCACTTTATTCGGATCTCGTTCTTGTTCAATACGAAGACCATTTAATTCAAAATAGCATCGGTTGATTGCTTTAACAATATTGAACAGAAGAAATTGCAATACTTGTAATTGTTTTCCATAGAATGAATTAGATGTTGCAATCTTATTCACTTCAGAAACCATTACATTGAAGTTTTGTACGATGAAAATAAACAGCTTATAGACAGAATCAATTTGACTAAAACCAATTCGTTTAAAATCATCATGTACCATCTCGTCAACATATTCATCCAAAGAGATCATGTGTTTATCCATTGCATTCTTGATGACTGCATAATGCTCATCTGAAGAACGGATAGACTCACCCAACATTAATCTCCATGAATCGATATTATTAACGGTATCTGGATTCATTCGTTTAGGACTTGGGAAATGCTCCAAGACGTAAATCAAAGTACCCAATACAGATGGTGCCGTAGAAATGTTTTCGTACTGTTGACGAGGTACCAAGAATAGATACTGCATTGGTGTATACAATCCATAAGCGTAAGATCGTGCTGGTTTCTTACCAGTCGATTCTACTACTACCCAATCTTCTTTTGGATATTTGTCTGGATTTTGTTTAAACTCATCAACATTTACCATTAAGACATTACTAAAACCAAACAATTCTAATGTCTTGGTCATTCCGTATTTACAGCAAAGATAATGAACCAAGGTAGGCTTCATTTTGATCATTCGACCACCTGAGTTACTATCTGATTCTTTGTGGTGAATCTTAGAAAAGTAAATTGGTACGTATTCTCTTACTCCATCTACTACGATTTGAGAAACGAATCGCTCAAACCACAGTTTTGTCTTAATCAGTTTTACAAAAATACTATTTGGTTTAATTGTCATGATCCCGTCTGCAACTACAGGGGATACAACATACTTCACACCATTCATGTGCATGAATCCATGTCGGCTAATGAATGGTAAGTAAATGTATTTTTGCATAGGGGTTCCATTAAATTCAAAATGGAACACGTACATTCGAATATCATTACGATTAATATCGTAACGACGAATATTGTTTAATGCTCGTGTTTGATATCGATATCCTTCTAGTGGTGTTGCTTTACGAAGACCAATATATACTAACCCTTTAGGGAATGAAGCTGAGTTGATACGTAATACCCGATCAATGAATGCGGGAATCTTACTAGACTCACTATAAGACAAACCATCACCGATCCTTGGATCGATGACAGGCGTATTGTCTTTAATGAATTTATTTAACAAGGGATTCATGCAAATGTTCCTTTATTAAGTTTGGTTGGAGGGGTCAATATAATAGTATATTACTAATATTTATTTACTTCTAACCAAACATGCCTCTTACTTGATTGATGGTTTGAGGATTAATAGAAGATAACATTTGTAGAGCGGTTCCTAATTTAGAAACAGACGGACTAGCTGTTGCCGTACCAAATAACTTGAATACTGTACCCAGTATAGATGATATTCCAGATATCGCCGATAACCAGTTATTACTGATTTGTCGTTCATTCTCTAATTGCTTATGTCCCAACTTACTTTCTAACTCCGCAATTTTCATCCTTAATGTCAATTCGGAATTATAGACATCATTTTGTCTTAAGTTGCGTTTATGCTCAAGATCCTGAATACGATCATTTTGGTCTAGTATTCTTTCTCTTAATTTGTACTGACGATCACTAATCCTTTCATCTAATTTGTATTCTCTTTCTTCATTACGATCTAATGCATCCATTAACCGTTCGTTTAGTTGATGGTTTTTATTATCCATCTTCTCACGATGATCCATTTCACGCATTAAACGTTTATGCACTGCATCTTCTATAAACTCTTTTAATTTCAAAGTGAATTCCTGATTCTTGGCTTTAGCTAATTCTTCCTTATGCTTATTCTCAAGAACAGTGATTTCTTTCTTTAATTCCATCATCTCCATTTCATGTTTGGTTTTTAACTTAGTTAATTCTACATCAGAATTATAATTGCGAGCCTCGTCGTAAGTTCTGAAAATAGATAATTCAGAAAGCTTATTCCGATCATCTAATTCGATAAACTCATTGACAACATGTTGGTTACCATTTTCATCATCTGCTGTTCCGATATAGTGCAATCCTTCTTTCTCACCTGGTAATGGTTCTCTAGATGAAAACTTCTGGATATATTTACCAAATTTACGATACATGACAATAGGATTAGCAGATACCAGACGAATACTTTCTAACTGTTCGTTTTTATCTAGTGTATCTTTCACCATCTTGAATATTTCAGATGGAATGCTTTGACTATTGGTCGTAATCGCTGGATGATATACTCGTTTATGGGAGATGTCGTCAAATGTCAGTGAAATATCTAAAGCATTATCGTACAATACCTGTCTGTTACGAATATCTTCTTCTGAAATAAAGAATACCATATCGTCACAGACTTCACCATCTAACAAGCTTTCGTAATTACGAGCAGGTTTTCGATTAGAGAAGTAAGGTGCCCAACGATTACGAATACGTTGATAGAATTCTAACATGATAGGATTACTATCAAGAATGGTTTTCTTTTCTGATTCGCTCATTTCATCGAATACTTTAAAATATTCGAAGATATGCCGTGCATTCCATCCATTCGTATTGAATCGAAGAATAACATAAACACCTTTACCATTTACCGGTGTAACTTTATAACGTTCTGCAACATGTTCTGGAGTAGGATACAATGGGACAACAATACCTGTTCGTTCTGCAACAAGCACAACATCTGAAGTACAGTTTAAGTACTCTTTAGTAAACTTGTATCTACCTAGTAAGCCGTTTCTTTTATCACGAACATGACTAGAAGAAATAGACAAGTCAAAACCAATAGCATCATCATAACCGCAATGAATTCTTTTGGCATAGTTGCCTTTAGAAATATTATTTAAAGACATGTTCACTTTATACTTCCTTTTAATTTAAAATGAAAATAAAACTTATAGCTATAAGCTTTTAAAAGCTAAAAGCAAGGGATCCATTTTAATAATATAGGTCTGTATAATGTTTAAATAAAAAAAGACATAAATAAAATATTCCTCCTACCCTTTTACAGGTAGGAGGAATAGATTATCTATTTAAAGATTAAGATTCGTAGCTGTCTACACCGGCACGGATTACAGAACCCAGTTGGCTAACTTCGCCTACCATGTAAGAACAGAAAGAAGCACCTGGTTCACGCAGGATGTTCAGAGCACCACGGATCCATTTCAGAGCAGATACCAAAGCTTTTTGAACGACGCTGCCAGAGAATTTAGCTTTAACAGCCAAAGCAGTTTTGATAACAGTCAACTGACGTTGTACTTTTTTGTAGAATGCAGCAGTAGAATCCAAGTGTTTCTTCAGTTTAGAACAGTCTTCACACAGTTGGATCAAACCTTCAGCAGCAGCAACCAAGTCAGCCATTTTAGGCACTTTGATTTCCATACGTTTGTCAGTCATGCGATCCAGTTTAGCCAGACGGAATTCCAAACGAGGAATACCACCCAAAGCTTCTTTAGCAGTGTTGTTAGCTGCTTGAACAAAACCTTTCAGTTTGTTATCAGACATCAGAGCAGAAGCGATGTTACCCAAGTTAAAGTATTGGATGCTAGAACCAGCTTTAGCAAACTCTTGCAAAGAAGGATAGATCAATACAACTACACGATTACCTGGCAGAAGTTTAGAACCTTTAGCAGCTTCGCTAGGTTGCAAAGTAAGACCATAACGACCCAGTGCATTTTTATCCAGATTTTGGTCTACGAATGGGGCACAATCCAATGCGAATTGAGTTACAGCGTCAACACCTTTCTTAACGAAGTCCAAAGAACCAGAAGCAGCGGCTTGAGCAAATGCTTTGATGTCCAAGTTTTTCAGACTATCCAAACCAGAAGAAACAGCATTTTTAGCTTTATCAGCGGCACTGGAAACACCGTCTTTAACAGCACCAGCAGCATCTTTAGCAGATTGTACAACGCCTTTGTCCATAACATGACTAGCACCATTGTAAAGAGCCGCAGCAGAAGCCAACAAACCACCTTCAGCATTTTTACGAACGCCATCGATCAAAGATTCAACATCGTTTTGGATCTTCATTGGCAACCAGTTGGTAGTCAGTTCAGTAGTTACTTCACGCAGATGACCGATTGCATTAAGAACACCCAGATCCGCTTGTTCACCAAATACTGCTTTAACAGCAGGAGTAGTGATCATTTCGTGACCTTCTTTCAGTTTAGTGTAAGAAGATTTACCTTGAGCATAGTCACGCAGTTTTTCAGCAGTTTGTTTCATTTTATCGAAAGAGCTGAACAGTTTATTCCAGATGTTCACACCTTGTTGAATAACCCAGTTAACACCTTCAATAATAGACTGAATGATTTTGGTCAGCATGTTTTTAGCAGCTTGCAAGATAGACTCTTGAGTCAAGCTGATTGCACCTACGGTAGAGAAAGACTCTTTAGAGTAATCCAAGTTAGGAATATCGCGTTTATCCCAACCCAAAGATTTACCGATGTAAGTAACGTGTTCACGAACCAATTCAGCGTGAGCCATATTCACACCGTTACCGTAACCGATAGAGTATTGCAGGTTGTGAATCAGAGCTTCAGTAGCAACAGCTGCTTCTTCAGCGTCATCGATTTGTTCTTCGATTTCTTCTACTTTAGCGTTTTCGTCGTCAACGACTTCAGATTCGCCTTGAACTTCCAACAGTTCAGTTTCCAGTTCGCTAGAATCTACAACTTCTTCACCTTCAGGAGTTTCAGTTACAGTTACTTCAGTTTCAGTAGTTTCAGCTGGAGTTTCAACAGTAGTTTCTTCTACAGTAGTATCTACTTCTGCTTCAGGAGCAGTTTCGGTAATAGTTTCAGCGTTTTCTTCATCAGCGCTCAAATTGCTAACAAATACGCCAGCACGTGCCAAATCGTACAAAGACATAGCCATTTTTGTAATCCTATATTAAAAAAAAATTGTTTAATGAAAAGCTTTTGATTAAAAAATCTTAAAATAACAAAAATGTATATTTTAAGAGCATTTTACCATATAATAGAGAGAAATTTCTTTCTCTCTATTACATTTTATTTAGATAAAAATGAAACACCAAGACTGAATTCTTCAACAGCACGATTGTAAAGCGCTTCCAAAATACCTACGAAACGCTCATTGAATTCTTTCTGTTCAGTTACTTCAGCATGGTTATGGCGAGTATCGATAAACAAGATACGTGACAAGAAAGAAGATTTGTCTGGATTCTTATCTAAGATTTCTTTAATTTGTTTACAGAAACCCATCCACAATTCTTTATCAGTCATTGGGATGTCAATATTAACCCCTTGACCTTGACCTACAGTGTTTTTAATTTGGTTAGTAAAGCCATTTTTCCAAGAACGGAAGTCCAATGGGAACAACTCAAGCTGACGACCAGTACGCAAATTATTGATGTTACGACGCAATGTTTCTACAAGCGTTTTCTCATCACCTACTTTAATAGATTTAAAGAAGCTCACGTCTTTAGCTTCAAACGGCAAATATACCGATTGCTTCATGGTCAGGTTATTCCAGAGTTGGCTAATGGTACCACCACCTGCTTTGTTAGCAACTGCTACTTTAGCAAGGTTCATGTTTACTTCTTGAGATACTTCCAAAGATTCACGAGAAATACTTGCTACACGAGCTTTAATACGGTTAATACGATTATCTTGAATCATTTGTACGTTTTTCAACAAACCAGAGATTTGTGATTCTACGGAACAAATCAATTCTTGAACCATGTGAGTACGGTCAGCAAGTGTTTGATGAGATTCAATAGACATTACCAATGGTGCTGGTTCTTTCAAACCGTTATCCGCATATGCTTTAGAAATGTCGCTGTAGGCACGTACCAAAGACTCATGGTCGATTTTCACTTTGTGTTTAACAAACATGCTCAGTGTACGGTTTACAGTTTCCAGAGAAGCGATGGTTTTCAGAGCATCACCAATCAGAGCATCTTCAGCACCTTCTACATCAGTACTGGTTTCATCTGATTTTTCTTCAGGACCATTTTGTACTTTACCATCACCTGCTACATTTTCAGGTTCTTCTGGATTGATATCTTGAGGCTCACCAATAGGTGTTTCATCAATAGTGTGTTCTTCACGAGATAAGTCTAGCAAACTAGCCATTGCCTTATTCCTTTCTTAATTAAGTTTCTCTACCAACTTTCTATTAATCTCTTCGAGATGTTCAATCATTAAGTTATAAGCTGCCTGACCGAAAGTATTGCGAAAAGATTCTCTTGACAGATGTAGGGGCAATGGAGCTTCCATATTGCCTTTATTAAATGCCATCGTTACTCGTTGGTTAAATAAATTTAAAGATTCGTGATCTAAGACTACTTCCTCTTCTTGCATGAGTTTAAGATTATCTTTAAAGTTCTCTAAAGATTCCACTACATCCAAAAGAGTTTTAACAGCCTCTGCATTATCACGATTTTCAGAAATATCAGTGTTAATTATTTCAGGTTGTTCTTCTGAGATATTTTCCACAGAAGGATGTTTTTCTACTTCTTCTACATAATCTTCAGAATCAGTAGCTAAATCCAACAAACTCATTTCTTACCTACTTTCTTAATAAAGAGTCTTGTACCTAACAAGACTACTTTTTCTTTATTATCCATAATTAAATCTCTCTACGAATAACCAAAGAACCATACATGGCATTAAGGTAGGTAATCAACAAACCAACACCACCTTTTGTCATACACTGACGAATAAAGTTAATCGTATTATCTTCGCTAGGTTGTCCAAAGATATATTTAGAAAAACTTCCACTAGTGCTATTGAAGCCAGTGTAGTCGTCTGTACGTTTAGTCAAAGAACCATCATTTTGACGATTATTGTATTTTTCAGTCATGTAGTCTTTAATCAATTCTAAGTGATAAGACAATGGGAACAAAGGTCGTTCATCAGGAGTTGCTCGAATGCCTACATCGCGCATGATATCGCGAATCATTTCCCAAACATGACGATTACAATAACCACTGTTATAAGCGGTTTCGAATAAAGTATAGTAATCTTTAGAAAGAAGATTCAAAGCTAAATTAATAACAGAATCAGTATTCCTGAACGCGGCTTCAGAAGAACCTTCAAACCATTCTGGGTGATCAGTATACATTGCGTATACGTAATCCACATCCTCAGAACCAGTGGCTAAACCAACGGTATGTGTTGGTGTGTTAGATACGGTATTGATTGTGCGGATACCCATGTTGTTGACTTGCCAAACATCATTTAAACCCAAACGTTTAAACGGTGTATGGTAAGTGTTGGTTGGATTGTGTGCTGGCGTTACCTTACAGATAGAAAATGGAACGTTGATATCTGATTTATTTTCTTTTCTGTAAGGAATATCAAGAATTGCTTCTGGGTAAGAATTCATCATCTTAACATTCCTTTATCGGTTAGTAACTGGTGCCTAGTGCACGTTTTTCGTATTTATCGATTTCGTATTCTAACTTAGCCATACGCTCATGAGCTTTCTCTCGTTGTTTCTCAAGATAAGCATCACCAGTACCACTACTAATTACTGAATTCATGTAATCAATATCAATTTTAATTGATTCCAATTCTTCTTTAGAAAGTTTGTAACGGTAGTTTTGATAATCTACCCAAGCCATTTGGATATAATACAAAATATTACCGGTAGTAGTAAATCGTTGCAATGCACCTGTTGGATCCAAACGGTTTTGATTGAACATTTTCTTCTCAGAACCATCTTCGCTAATCGCAACTTCTGGAATACCACGAACCATACGTTCCAGATTCTTCAGGTCTACTTTACCCAAAGAATCAATAGAACGATAAAAGTTCATCATGTTCTTTTTAATGTATTCGTCTTGTGGTTTAGAAATCGTACGGTTGGCAGGAATACCACCTACTTCTTCTAAATGATAAGCCATGAAGTAACGAATATATTTTGGTACGAAAACAACTAAAAAGTCAATCGTTTCGCCCAATGCCATAATTTGTGCCAAAGGATAAGTAATCGAGTTACGGTCAGTCTTCTCTGGGAAGTACTTAGAAACCATGGCGATCAATTCATTAATAATCTTCTCGGCATGAAGTGTAACATTACCTAAAGCTTCAAACAATCCTTGACGTTCAGTATTGTTACCATAGTGACGACGGATGTTATGCAAAGTCATTTGATAACTTTTGCTGTTTGAAAAATCAATATTGCGTGTTTCTTCGATTGCAATAGAAACAGCCGGAATAGTTGAATCACGCAAACGAGAACGAGTATCTTCCAAAATATCGGAAATATCGTTGGATTTAAAAAAGTTAGTAATACCATCAAAAATGGCAGAGAAACTAAATGCTTCTCGAGCTAATTGTACATCTTGATTCATGATAACCTCATTGATGGTTTAAATAATAGGGGCAGAGCCTTGAGACATCAATTTAAACACGTCCATGTCGAAATTAGGGGATTCTGATTTTTTCTTCAAGTACTGCATGGTAATTTCTGAAACATCATCCAGACCATGGTTGTACAAGAATACGCGTTGGTAATCAGGATTATAGACGATCAGAGTCATACAGCCAGATTCGGCCATAAACTTATCACGAGCACGTTTATTAGACAAACGAGCACCAATAGTGGCTTCTACACGTGCCGCAGTCATGTCGGAGATAATCCAAGTATTCGCCACAGTACCTACAGAGAACTCACCAGTTAACAAAGAAGAAATTTGGTTGTTTTTATTCTTCTTATAAGTTTGTTCGTAATAACCAGTGGTATCTTCAACTAAATGACGACGGTGAGCTTCTACCAGGTCACGACAAGAGATCCAGTCCCATGCTGATTGAATTTGGTCACGATCCCAGAAAGCAATCCAGCGATCACGGAAAGAAGTAGGCTTCTTAGAAATACCAGCAATAGCCGCAATTGAAGTAGAACGAAGACCAACCAAAGTAGGTTTCAAGAGCATGGTAATGTCTGCTTTAACATTGTCACGAGACAAAGATACATTCAGGAGACGACCTACTGCCAAGTTTTGCATTTCGTTAATATCTTTGGCATTAGATTGTGCGTTATTACCTACCAATTCAGTTTCAGGTTTTTCTTCTTCAGGTTGATTAATACCCAAAGCTTTATCTACTTTACTGTCGATGTATTGGCGAGTTTTATCCAATACGTATTTACCGGCCGCAGAGGCAGCTGCGGCGCCAGCTGCAGCAGCAATAGAAGCTTCGGCAGATACTTCAAGATTTACGGTGTTGTAAGCATGAGCTACAGCTTCAGTACCATATTCCAATGCAAGTGCATCAAAGTGTTCCATAGAGGCAATAACATCACCCAAAGACTCACGAGAAAGTGCATAAACACCTTGGAATTTTTTAGGCAAATCATGAATAGATGATTCAATGCTGAGTTTAGGAGAACTTAAAGTATTTTTCTTAATTTCTTTAGCCAAATGCGGTAAGTATGACTGATGGGAAACAACTAAGCCATCTACTGCTGCACCAATACCACCACCAATTACACCTGCTGCGTTATTATAAGCAGAACGGTTAGGTGAGTATTTACCCACCATACGACCTACAGAAATACCATTAATAGTATTATCAATAGACAACGCAAGAATATAGTAAGCCGCGTAGTTAGACATAGCGGTTTGAACCAAAGTCTGCATGTTCTGATCATTCAGAATTTCACGTTCAATGGCGATGGTTGGACGAAGCTGTAACTCTTGAGAGTATTGGCTAAGAGATTTAGCAGACATGTTATTTGCGTCTGACATAAGCAATCGTGCTGCATTGCTTTTTAAGGTATCGCCAATGTGTCGTACGGCTGTTAATCCAGAATCGACTACATTAATCATTTTGTTTTCCTTTTTAATTTAAACAATAAAAACTAGTTTTTAAAGAAAGTCTAATCATGACCATCGATATTACACAGATCGGAGATTCTAAATTTAGTATCAACGATATCCTAAGTGATAACTACACGGGAACCATCAAAGAAATGATCGACAGTCTTGTTAAAGTAAAACATGGATTCACAGTGAGTGAATCCATGACTGATAGCTTTAGAGGACCAAACATCGTTACTAACGTTCCGATGATTAAACCTAATACAAACTTACCAGGTTATGTTTTCACAGTAAGACCAGACTTAAACATGTCTAAGAATAATCTTAGAATCGATCGTAAAATGGCTCCTCTTTTAACAGATAAAGAAAATTCCATTATGCGAGCAATTCGATGTATTCTTGGTCCTCAGTGCATGATGCCGATGCCAGGATTTCCTAATCGATCAGAACTCATGCCGTATATTACTTGCCCTCTGATCGATAAGCGTTATCCTTTTATTGCTATCTCTGATAACAATGTCAGAACATTAACTGGTTGGCCTTCTGGTCAATTGGGTGTTCGTCGTTCAGCAGCAGGTATTCTTAAAGAAGTCCACATCATGGCTGATGGTCCAGCTACTTATAAAGGAGACTTTTCCCTTAACATGAGTTTAAACTCAATGAAAGGTAATCCATTAATGTATCTGTACTATTACTGGATTCTTTATATCGGGATGGTCTATACTCAAAGTTATGGACTGATGCCTTGGCCCGAGTATTTGTCAAACGGACGTATGGATTATACCACACGTATCTATCGACTCATAATGGATGAAACGAAGACTTACGTTACTGAAGCTGCCATGACTGGTTACGCCATTCCTACTAGCATTGATATTGGTCCGTATTTCGATTACCAATCTGATAATTATCGTCCATATGTCGATAAAACAGTAGAAGTAGAGTTTGCATGTTCTGGTGTAGAATATTTAGATGAAATCATCATTAAACAATTTAATCGAACTGTAGAAATGTTCCAACCATTCATGTCTGATAAATACCGCAGTAAACAATTAATCAAGGTAGATAAACGTTATCAGAAAATCATGAATAATAAAGTATACCCATGGATTAATCCAGTTAGTCGTGAACTAGAATGGTGGTGTACTCCTCAGAATTGGAAAAATTCTGCCTCTTTAATACAGTTAGCTGACCTTAATAATCCTTACTTTTAGGAGTTAATGAAAAATGGCTGAAGATAATACTTCTTTAATCGTTAAAAATATAGAAAAGTATGGTAGTAGTCCTGCCATGCTTATGCGTGACTCTCTGACCACGTTAAAAGCAGTATTGAATAATAACCATGGTATTGTATCTGCAGAAAACCCTGTGGCATTACTCATGGAGATGTCTGCAGTACAAACCGCTGCCGCAATAGGTAAAAGTTGGTTACTTAATCGTCGTCAATATCCTGTTGCTGCAAAAACACATGAAGATCTTTGGTATCACTTAAGTGATCTTGACTGGGTAGGTGCTTTTGCATTGCCTAGCGATGCTACATTCGTTTTAGCTTTCGATTACGATGAACTAGAACAAATCATGTTACCGATGCCTAATGATGATGATGGACGTTTATTGCGTATTCCTAAAGGTATTCGTATCACTGTTGGTAATGTTGACTTTATGTTGGATTATCCGATTAACATTCGTCAGTTACGACATGGTGGTTTCCGAGTAACTTACGATACGGCTGAGAAATCTCCAATTCAGCAATTAGAAAGCAATATCATTGAACACTCCGTAGCGAATATTGATGGAATAAAACATTTCTTAATCCGTATTCGTTTAATTCAAGTAACCGAAACAATCATTGAAGATTCTATTACCAGTAATGCAACGATTACAGTAAATAAAAACTTTAATGACCAGTATTACTACGCTCGTGTCTTTACAGGTAATGACGAGACGGGTTGGAAAGAGTTAACCACAACTCATTCGCCAGATATTTACGATAACAATAAACTAACAGCAGTTTTGAAAGTTATCGAGAATACTAATGACAGTACTTTAACCGTAACAATCCCTAAGATTTATAATGTATCAACCACCAGTAATAATGGCTTGATTAGTAACCGACTGGGTAGTCGTATTCGTGTACAAATCTATTCTACTTTGGGTGAGATCTCAATGAAGTTAGATGAATACACACCTAATCAATTTAGTTACGATTTCTTTCCACAAGGTGAGCGTAAACGTGATTATTCATCTATTGGTGAATACAGTGCTGCATTGAAATCATTACGTAATATGTCCATCTGGTCAGACACGTTCATTTCTCAAGGTCGAGACGCGCTGACATTTGAAGAATTACGTGAACGAGTAATTAATAATACAGTAGGTCCTAATGAAATTCCTGTCTCTAATAATGCGATTGAAGATAAGATTCAGGACTATCGCTTTAACATCACTAAAGCTGTAGATTACGTTACATCTCGTGCTTACTGGGCTGTTCGTGATATGCCTAATCCAGAATCTTCTAAACTGATTACGCCTGCTGCTTCTTCTGTAGAAGTTCTAACGACTTCTATTTCAGCACTGATTGGTTCAGGTACGGTTATCGATAACGATGCGAGAATAACCATTACTCCAGAGTCTGTTTACTCCATGAAAAATGGTAAACTGTCTATGCTAACTAAATCAGACATCGACCGTATTAAAGAGATGAATTCTGAGAATAAAGCTAAGGCAGTAAACACCAATGAGATGTTCTTCTCACCATTTCATTATGTTGTTGATACTAACCACGATACGATTCGTCTTCGTCCTTATTACTTAGATAGACCTACTGCAAAAACTAAATCTTTCATTACGGCTAATGATAAGATTGACATTGCTTTAGGTATTGATAAATATACGATCGAAAGAACCGACAAAGGTTATCGTTTGATCGTTACCATGCAAAGTAATGACGTCTATAAAAAGATGTGGGATGATGATTATTGGGCACAATTACTGATCCACCCTTATAAAGACAAAGGTTATGTTTATCTGGCTGGTAAGTTCATTGGACGCACTCCTGAAAACGAACCCATGTTCCAGTTTGATTTAGATACTCGATTCGACTTAGATGAAAACCATAACCTAATTGTTAAAAACATGTCTTTACAAGGTTTTGGTGAATTAGACGTACCAATTCCTCTTGAAGCTAAATGGGAAGTTATGCTTGGCTTCTATGGTCAAATGCCTAATTGGTCTCGAATTAAACTGGATAACTTGATTGGTTTACATTTGGTCAATCCAGATGCTAAAGCTTGTCTGATGGAGTCTATCGATGTTCGTCTTGGTCATTATCTAGAATACCTCTGGACTCGTGCTCGTACCCATGCCACTGAAACATTCTACAAACGATACGATAAAAACGTACCTTTGACTTATCCTGAAGATGTTTACGATAAAGACCAAACAACTGGTTCTATTGTTAATATTGTTAATGGTAAAGTCACTTATAATTTACGACATCGTAAAGGTGACCCTGTTTTAGATGAAAACGATCAACCAGTATATCGTCATCGAGAAGGTGATGTTATGTTAGATGAGAATCAACGACCAATTATTAAAGAACCTCGAAAAGTTATTCGTCGTTTAGAATTAATGTTGGTGGATGCTACTTATCTTTTTGCGACCGATGAGATTGCTAAGTCTTATCGTGAAGAGATTGTAGAAACATTCTTAGACTGGATCGTAGATGACTTAAAACCTATTAATGATAAAACTCTTGAACAAACTCGTATCTTGTATTACCCGTCTTCCACAATGGGTGAATTTAGAGTAATGTATAACGAGGGCATTGAAACATTTATTAATGCTGCCCAATCATTACAAATTTGGTTCACTGTAAGTAAACAGGTATACATTGATTACGATATTCAAGAGAAAATCAAAACTGCTTCTATCCGTGTAATTTACGAAGAATTGAAAAAGAACACTGTGTCTATTTCTTCTATCGTAGCTGCATTGGTAAAAGAACACGGTAAAGACGTAATGGGTATTAAAGTTCGTAATCTTGGTAATAATGACGATATTGTTTCATTTACAGTATTGGATGAAGGTAAACGCGCAACACTTCGTAAGAAGTTAATTGTACAAAGTGATGATACTTTAGCGGTTGCTGAAGACATTACTTTTAACTTCATCTTACATGAATCTGAACAAAATCTTTAATACATAATAGATTATTCTCCTCTACCTTTACGGGTAGAGGAGAATAGTCGTTATGTCCTATTATTTAATAGTTATTACAGGATTTGCAAAAATCTCTAAAGCTTTATCAGAAGCTTCTTTGATTCGTTGAGCAGAATCGTATACAGAATCAGGAAACTCTTCGTTATTTTTAATCCAAACATCCACAGCATCAGATAAGGTACTGAAGACAATCTGATAACCTGCCATTACACCCAAGAAGTAATTACGCTTACCTACATAAACGGTAACGTCTTTAACTAAGTTTGCAGATAAAGTAGTTACTAGTTTACGGATGTTATCGTACAGGTCACTGATGATTTGTTCTTCTTTTGCTGAAAAGATATCTTTACGGGATTTGACATACTCATCCAGAACAGGAAGTAAATCATCGCAATAGAAATCAATGTAATTTTGAATCTTCCTAAACTGAGCATTCATGAAGTGAGTATTGTTTTTAATACATTCAGAAATAGCTACAGTACTAGAATCCAGTACATCTAAAAGAGGTTCGTATTCAAACACTTCTGGTTTCAGATAAACAGAAGAGATATCGAATTTATCAACATCGCTGTTTACTTGAATATAGTTTTCAAGAGAAGCTTTGCCAGAGTATTGAGTATCTTCAGGAATTGGACTACCACTAATAATGGCATTAGCAGTGTCGGTAATCCATTGGTTGATCTCATCTAACTGATGACATACTCGGTTATGTGCTTTTTGTTCATGAGTTTCCGTAATGTTATAAACCTTACGATCAGTAACATAATCTTTTAAAACATAAGCAATATTCGAATATCTTCCAAGCTCTTCTTCCATGGAGAATAGTAGCTTTTGTTGATCTGGACTCATGTATCGCTTAAACCAGCTCATCAGTTCTGCTTCGTTAGTGAAAATTTCTCTAGTCGCTGTCAATTGATCGATATGTTCAGTAACCATCTGGTAGATATTTTCATCTTTACCAGCTACCACTTCTTGATCTTTTTTAGCAGCTTCTATCTTACTCGTAATATCACGAACAAAATTAATGATAGCATCTCGAACTGCTTTAATGGCTTGGTCTCGTCTAAAACCACCATCCGCTACTTGAGCGATAATTTTATCGATATAGGCCAAACGTTCAGCTTCTGATTTATCACCACCGAAGAATAAATTCTTAGCTGCTGTGATACGAAGATCACCAGCCACGCCAGCCATTATTACTTCATTAGCACTGATGGTGTTTCGCAGTGCTACTTCTGTTTCTTCTGCTTGGTTTTCAGAAGGTACAGATGTATACATGTTCGCCGATTCTAAAGAAATATCGGGTGCCAATTCTTTCAAATCGTGATGAGTGCCTATAGATACTTTTCCTGTTTGCTGGATGTATTTATAGATTTGTTTCAAAGACTCTTGAGTTGTTTCCAGAGCTTCGATCTTTTCTTCTGCCGCATCTGTTTCTTTCAGTACTTTATAATCTTTATTAATGGCTTCTTCTGGAACATTTAAGATTTCTTCAATATCGATTTTAGGAGTTGCGCGATCGTCTACGGTATTTACAGTATTCTCTACAGTATCTGCCGCACTTGGATTAGTTTCGATAGGTTCTTCATCCCATCCGTATTTAGACATGTTGTTGTCCTTTCTTGAATAAAAAATGAAATATAGCTATATTGGATTTCACTCATAGTCTTATGAAATATTTAATTAAAACATTTTTGTAAGAGAATGAATTATGCAACTTAGTGATTTATTACATAAAGAGGATGATCCTCTTAATTATATCGAGGGAGAACATTTTATTCCTAAACACATTGGTTTATCTGCTGAAGACGAACGTAAACTTGATGAGTTAAGAGTAAAATATCTTTCCGATAAAACCGGTTTAGATCCTAAAGATATTGATCTGAAAATGATTAAAAAATACTAAAAGATTACTCCTCTATCCAATTAAGGATAGAGGAGTAGTTCTTTATTCATTTACATCGGTTTTTGACTTACTAGGATGGTTGTTAGATTTTTGCTTATCCTCACCTAAAGCAAGATTATAAGCAATGCGCGCAACTTCTTTAATGCCACGACCTGTTGCTTTCGCGGCATCTACCAAACCTTCAGCAGCATCACGTACTGCTTGATTTCGGTTTTCTCGTTTACGCTCTTCTTCTTCAGTCTTCCTAGCTGTCGCCTCATCGTGTTCACGATTAATCTCTTCACGAGTTTTCTTATCTACAGTCATGGTTACTGATGCATTTCGTGCTTCTTTCTCAATCGCATCCTTAACATCACTCATGTAGCCTAAACCCCACTCATTAGATACTTCAGTATCGTCAAGAGAATTTAAATTGAGTAACGACATGGTTTATGCCTCTTCTTGAACAGAATAAACTTCGCTCAGTTTAGCACACATTTTCAGAATAGATTCACGATGTTGATTAAATACTTCGTTTTCTTCTGCAGTAAAGTATTTAGAAAAATCAACAACGGCTTCAGTTAAACTATTAGCACTGCTCTTGATAGAGAATGGACTATAACGTGTTTCGTACAAACCTAAGAAAGTGTGTTGGAATACGTGTACTGCCAAACGAACATCGAATACAACAGAACTATTGATTTCAGAAATATCTGGAACGTACAGATCTGCTGCTTTTTGCTCGTATACTTCTTGAGCGTTAGTAGATTCTGCTTTGACATAGTTCGCAGCGGTAATTCCGTAAAACAAACCAAGTGCAAAAGCCAAACCTTTAGAACGACCTTCACCAGGGAAAATCTCTTGAGCTAATTGACGAACATTTTCTTGAATAGACATTATTTAATTCCTTTTTAAAGTTGTTTTAAATCATAAGCACTAACGAATAAATCGTTATTGCCCAATTTTTCTAATTCTCTATAGTATTCTGTTTGAATACCAATACGACGACGAGATGGGATGATGTAATCTAATACAGTTGCGACTACTGACTTGTATTCATTATAGTCTTTAAGAATATTATCAATCTGCTTAATGTCTGCTCGAATACGAGCACCAATTGCAGTATCGATCTTCTTGTCCTTTAACATGGAAACCATGTCTTCACGGATACGTAAGTAACGATTCAATTCTGTATCGTAAGTACCGTCAGAAAGATTAGTATGTCCAATTGTAATCATCGTCAATATATAATTAATGGCACTAGAGATTGCAGATCCTAAAACACCAAAACCTACCATCATCCCTAGAACAAAACCAAAAACAAGTGGTATAGAAATCATAAACTCATTAAAGATGAATTGATTTAAAGACATCTTAGCACGAGTACCGTGAGCACTATATAGCTTATCAAGTATGGATACCACATAAGCTCCTGCACCTACACGAGCTGCAAATTTATCCGCTAAGTATTCTGCATTAATTTGCTCGTATGCATTATGTCTCATGATTGATTTAAAATCACGAGTATAGTTTCCCACGATTGCTGTCACGATTACTTCTTTATTTTTACTAGAAAGTTCTTTAACGTCAACAGTAGTCAGATTAGTAGGTTCATCATTCCATTCTTTCAACACTACTGTTAATTCCTCAGTATTTTTTGTTTTAAGAACACGATTAACCATTCCTATCATTGGCATGACTGCAGAATAAGTATAGGCAGCTAAAGCGAAATAAGAGAATGCATGACCGATCTCATGACATACGGCTGCTGCTAATTCTTCATTAGTTGCCTTATAGAAATCACCATAGATAAACTCTGGAGAAATATACAGAGTGGCTTTCATTAAACTGAAATCACCAGACACTTTGAAATTCTTAAGATCAATAAATCCTCTAACCTCACCACTTCTTTTACGAATTTCTTCGTTAGTATAGTATTGTTTATTTTTAGGTTTAATCAAAATACTATTGCTGTTAATATCAGGAACAATGATACCAAATTCATGGTAGTTTGTTCCTATTTCAATATTAATACCAGTATTTTTAAAAATAATATCTTTAAATCCTTTTGCTACTTTTGGATCACTGTATAGTTTTCTTGGATGAACATTACGTCTGATCCATTTAAAGTGATCAGTCAGTTCAGGAAATAGGTCAGAATCTACTCTTGTCCAGTTTCCTTCACTCAACATAAGTTCTTGCGATACCTCAGGCATCCCTAAGTTATTTAAATTAGAAATATTCATTTTAATTATTCTTCTCACAAACAATTTAAAATAATTACACCAAAGATAAAACGTATGAAAAAGTATTTCTATCTTTGTATATAAAATGGCTTAATCTCATAAAGTAAGGATTGAACAATGGCGGAATTAAAAGGAACACAGTGTCGCAATGTCGTATACTGTAAAAATCCTAAACATATTGACTTTGACTTGCATTTAGTTAAAGTCACTGATTACTACGATGACGGAACTAAAGAACCTAAAGTAAAACTAATCAAAGATTTTAATAAAACCTTTTGGGTAGCAAATAGAAAAAACAGACATTATAAACAAAAAAAAGAAAGATTTCCTTTGGCGGACTGCGATGAAGTAAAAGCACCTCGTCGCAGAATGGCTGAAGAAGCTGCAAGGGCATTGGATATAAAATTCCTACCGCCTAATCCAAATGACTTATTAAAAGATCCTTATGTATTTGGTACAGACTTAACTTCTTCTGCAGAATTAAAGTTCAAATACAATCAATCTAAATACGCTAAGGATACAGAGGAATTAGCAGATGTTGCGGCATTTGACGTGGAAACCAACATCCGAGATAAGAAAAGATGGCAATGGATTGAAATGGCCACTTTGTCTTTTAAAGATGTAGTCATCACTGTAGTGGATAAATATTTCATTCAAGAAAAGTTTCCACAAAAGACAAAAGAAGATATTATTAATGATCTTTATAAATACGATAACATCTACTTAAGCGAGGTGAATAAAGATCGTAACATCAAACAAGAGTTTTATGTTGCTGATTCTGAAATTGAAGTATTGAAGATCTTGTTTAAACGAGCGCATGAATTGAAACCTGATTTTATTTCAGCTTGGAACATGGACTTCGATATTTCTCGTTTAATAGAAGCTTGTGGACGAGCTAATATCAATCCTGCTGATTTATTGTCAGATCCATCTGTACCTCGTGATTTTAGATTCTTTAGATATAATCCTGGACGTGAGTCTGGTATGTCTCAAAAAGGTGTGTGGAAGACATTTGCGAACTACGAAAAGTGGCCTCAAGTGTTCTGTCCTAGTTCTTTTGTGTTTGCAGATTCCATGTGTTTCTACTATGGTTCTCGCAAACACAAAGGTAAACTACCTAAGTATTCTTTGGATTATATTCTTTCTCGTGAATTTCCTGATGAAATTAAACCAGGGATGTCTGAAAAGGAAGTTGAAAAAAGAAAACGAAATAGTCGTATTCGTAAACTGAAGTTTGAAGAATCTAATCATTTAGTAGGTACACCTGACTGGCATATCTTCATGCAGACCAAATATCCTTACGAGTATGTTATCTATAATAAGTTCGACTGTATTGCATTAGAATACTTAGACGAACAAACATTAGATATTTGCCATACTTTGGTTTCGTCTTGTGAATACAGTGATTATAAAGACTTTGAATCAGAACCTAAACGATTAGCAAATCACATGCATTGGTTTAATCTAGGACATGGATATGCTTATGGTACCGGTGGTCAGAACTGTGTCATTCCTCTAGATAATAAACTTATTGGTAGGGATGATTGGATTATTACTTTACGAGCTGACTTACTGGTTGAGCCTGGATTGAATAATCTGGAAGATGCTCCTCTATTACACACTAATGTACATCAAGATAGTGGAGATATTGACGTAACATCATCTTATCCTTATTCTAACCTAACCATGAATACTTCAGTAGAAACCATGACTAAGGAATTGATTAGTATTGATGGTGTAGATGAATTGGATCGTCGACAAGCAGGTATTAACTTCAGTGCTGGATTTATTAATTCAGTTGAAAATGCTTGTAAACTATTTCATGCTAAGAATATGGTTGATGTACTGAAAGCCTATCGTAGTCAAAAATAAATCAAAAAAAAGAAAGGGCAGTTTTCACTGCTCTTTCTTTAGTTTATTTTACAAATCAAGAGGTCCAGTTTTCTTGGACTCTGTTTTCTCTACCGGAGCTTTAAGCTCTGTATAGAATTTTGCAGCTACAGTAGCGATAAACAACAATGCAAATTTACCTAATTTCATTTTTTATTCCTTTACAAAAAGTTAGAAAGAAATGAGATTACTCTCATTGGATCATTTTAATAGTATATACTTGAAATAATCTATATTAAAATAAAAAAAAATAAAGAGTAGTTTTCACTACTCTTTATCTAAATGGTATTTATTAAATACCATAACCCCAGAAAAATTATTTTTCCATGTGGTTGTGATAAACAACCGTAAAGAAATCAATTTCAGGTCTAGTCTCAGACTCAGGAATCGGAGTAAGATTAGACAACTGGAAAGCTACTTCTTTTCTTATAGAAGATTTTGCAGCTTCCATTAAAAGACCTGGCAAGCCGAAGCCTGCAAATACGTTCGCATATCTATAGATTTTGAACATTGTTGAAAGTTTCATTTGAATCTCCTTGTACAAAGGTTAGTTAACTGTTACGATAGATTTCTCTATCAGGTTCATGTTAATAGTATATATCTGAGATAAAATAAAATGATAAATTACTCTCTACTCCAACTAAGGAGTAGAGAGTAATAATTATCTATACTTCTAATACAATACCTGAATCCAATTCGATTACTGGTAATAGTTTCCCTTTAAAGATCCTATCCCTTTTATCGTAATGGTATTTACGATGCGAATCAATATCATCACAAACAAAGTAAACAAAGTCATGTAATGCTCCTTCTAAAGGTAACTTACGTAAACGACCTTGAACTTGAATATTAGTTTGTTCAGAACCAATCGCTACAGTCATGAATACTGCTGCTAACTTAGGAATGTCTAAACCAGTTCCTGATGACTGATGAGTCGATACACAAATCGTAGAATTAAATGCATTTGAATCTGGATCATCTTCAACAAATGAATTGACTTCTAGTTCTGGATAACATTGCTTTAAATAAGCTGCTAGCGCTCTAGCCATGTTAATAGAAGCAACCACAATCAAACATTTATATTCTGGATCTAAAGACAATCTAGTTAAGAATCGATCGTATACTAGATTATCAATCATTCCAAAATATTGTTTTGTTAAACCCTTTCTTTTAAGAATGGATTTTTCAAAATTAATATGGTTATATCCCCTAAATCCTTCAGATCGAATCATGAATGGTTTATCAAATTTAAAATGAAATGCGGTTGGTTGTACATGAGGTGTAACGTTCTTTTGCTGATAACGATTAGCTACCGGATATGCATAAGCAGCCATCTTATTCACAAAAGCATCTGAAGACTTAATCGTACCTGTAGCACCTACCATTTTATTCACACCTAAGTAAGTAATCAACTTACATTGGAAATGTGAATCTTGATGGACTTCATCTACGAATACCGTATCTACACCCAATACTTTACCTAACTCCATTGGAGTCGCATTAAATCCTAAATCTTTGAATTCTTCTTCAGAATACTGTTCGTAATACTTAATATAGAATTGTAAAGTCTTATTAGAAATCAGAATAACTTTGTAATGCAATTCATTATTCAAAGCTAAATTAATAATGGACTTTAATTCCTTGTTTCCAGATACCGTACAGATGTCTTTAGGATCTACTTTTGTAGACTTAGCAAACTCTTTAATCCAGCCAGAAATAGAATCTTCTGTTTGCTCACCATGGTAACCTGGACGCATGATACAGACCATTCTCTGTTTTAACTTCTGACAAATCATGATCGCCGATAAGCTCTTCCCAAGTCCTACCCCAAGAGACATCAAATAACAACCATTGTGGTTTTTGGTAATAAACTCAATAAGGTCGCCTTGTTCACCTCTTGGTTTAATGTGGTCTAATACCTCGGGATATTTATTCTCAGCTAGCTTAATATCCAAAGATTTCTCTTCAACTACAAAATCCTTACCTTCTATTTTCCTAGCTAGATTTAAATGAGCAATGAAATCAGGAAGCATTGTTCTCATTGCTCTAATGTTACTTCTGTCTTTACTAAAGAAAACATATGCCGCAACAGGAATTGATACCTTTTGTTTTCTTCGCTTATCCCAGTAAGTATTTACCCTAATAAAGTTTCTACACCATAATCGAATCAATTCGATGTCTTGTTGGTCTCTAGGATAAATAATAAACTGCAAAGGATAAGCTTCTATTCTCATGGGTTCCATTAAATATCCTTTCTGAATGAAACTTAATAATTTTCTGGATGTAAGTACCGATCTTTAAGAAAGTAATAACGAGAGCCTACGTACTTATACATACCTTCTTCAAAACTATCTTTTAAAAGATCTAAAATTTTATTTTGATGTATTGGCGTAAAACCATTATTGACTTCGCCACCTTTAATGTGGATAAGTTCTGGTTCTAACATCAACATGTCATTTGAATCATCCAGAATGAAAAAGCGTGTATCTACATCATCTGGTTGATCTACTAACCATTTTAAAATTTGCCAACCACGATAATGTAATTTACCATCTTCTTCTAGTTTTTCAAACTCTTTTAAATAATCGCCACCATCTTTAGGACGATACAATTTATCTGTAAATGTTTCCGAATACTTACAGTATTTATAATAGTCTTGGTAGGTAGGATGAGTGTGATTAACTGTTTTCCAATCTTTGTGAATGTTAATTTCATAGCCAGATTGTCTAAACAAATGTTCAAATTCTGACTTAATCTTATTAACTCGCCAGCTACTGGAAATAACTACCTGTACTTCAGGATGTTGTTCCTGAATCTCTTTTAGTAAAAGCAAACAAGTAGGATCCACTCTCCAATTATAATTCCAATCTTTTCTTAAACAATAACGACGATAAGCATCATGTTGTAATACACCATCAATATCTAAAAAGATAACGGTTTGTTGTTTTCTTTCCATGGTTAATTTCCTTTAAAAAATAAAAATAAAAGAGACTCCTCGTTAAGGGAGTCTCTTCATTTACTTACACCTTACGGTATTTCAGATCCATCTGATTAGGGACAAATAACTCATCCATTGGTGAATCCGTTCTGTTTGTATAATAGAACGAATCTACAGATGATAAGATTTGTGTTTGTTTCTCGTACAATAATGCTGCTGATAAAGATCGACCAATCAGCAAGTGATCCATTGTACCTACAGCATGGTTTGTATGTGGTTTTGGTAATGAGTAATCTTTCTTAGAAGGATCTGTACACATCATGGTATATGCTACAATCTGTAAAATGGAAAGATTAATTTCCAATTTAGTATTAATAACATCTACCAGTTCCATTAAGAATGATTCTGGAGTTACTTCAGTATTACGACGTTTAATATCTTTTACTGAAGATTTAAGAATCTTCTCAATACCACGAGAATAAGCAAACATGTCAAACTGTTTCGGAGTGATTTCAATAATCGAACGTTCTGGATCGTATTCGGTAATATCGATTTCAATATTACCATCACTATCAACAGTCCATCCTTTCTCTTTCATGTGTTTTAACATATCTGCAGATAAATAACCTTCATCACGAATAGATACAACATCAAGAACTTCATCAGTTACGTTATTTTTCTTGTCCGTAATTCTTAACAAGATACGATTAACATGACTTGTTCTTCGTGGTGACAGGATATTGGTATCTTCTACTTCTCGAATATCAGATAATCCTTCAAATACTACTTCAGGCAATACCAGTTTAATGGATTTATATTTACCTAAAACATCAGGACGAATACCAATACCTAAACCATCTTGAATTGCTCTTAAATAATTCAATGCGTTGTCAAACAACTGTACTGTCGAAGCAGTAGCAGATGAGATATGGTGTTTTGTAGATAATACCATTTGGGTAATGATCTGGGTAAATGCAATAACGCAATAATGACCAAGATTTCGATATCGTGCAATATTACGAGAAGCTTCACCAAAACAAGTAGAACATACACCATTAGGATCTTTATGTTTACATCCTAACACCGTACGTACTTTAATACGTTTACCGATCAAATGAGTATCTTTTAAACGAACTGGACGATAAGTTCCAGTTTCCTCATCCAGATAATTCATGCCTTCTAGCAAACGTAAATCGGACATTACTGACCCTTGTCGTTCGCCACGTACCTGAATCTCTAAATGGTGTTTAGATCCACAATCACCATGATGTAATCGAGCCAATTCCATACCAATTAACTGAACACGACGAGATAGGTATTCAGTAAACTTCAATGGACCTGATTGGTTATTCAAAGCCAATGCAGCAGTACGCGATTCAATCAGTACATGATAAATGTCTTTTAAACCATGGAAGAATCCCGTATCGATAGGATGTTTAAAGATTGACGAGTCCATGTCTGTCAAGGAACCACGAGGACCCATACATTGGTAAAGCTGTTGCGCTTTGATCGATCCTGATCTTAACAGAATAGAGATATTGTTTTGTCGAAAACGATCTTGGTCAATCACTTTCTTTTTACGGGAATAGATACCAGGAACATATCCTGGATCGATTACTGTCTCGTGATTGACTGGATATTTCTTCTCAATATCCAATATCTCTTTATCCAGCATGATTTCTAGAATATCTTCAATATTCATGGTTGCGTGATTCTGAGCACCATGAATCATGACATCATTAAAGATAGCATTATTAATATCCATAAATGTCTGCCATAATTCATCTTGCATTTTATTAATAACATCTGTATTGTTGTTCCGATAATACACATCCCAAATATCGGTCATGATACTACTGTTCAAATTCAAAATCGTACTGGGTTTAAAATCAGTATCCTCTTTCATGAATGTAGAGATGTGATGACGAGCATATAATCCTACATTAGGAAACTTCTTATTCAATTCCCATGCATATCGAGACATTGCTAATTGCATTCCAGTTGATTCAATGACTTGTCCATCGTCAAAGACCAATTCAAATTTACCACGGAAATTGTTTAATACATCTACAGGTTTTGCATTCAATATTGCTCTTGCAGAATATCTTTGCATGACGTTTCACTCCGTTTTAATCTATTAATCTGCTGCAGGATCATATTCAACAATACCGATATCGTCATCTTCATTTTGATCGTTATCGTCATCGTTATCATCATCATCACTTTCGTTAGATGACTCTCTAGCATCGATACCTTCCAAGATGATTTCTGTTTTGGTCTTACGCTGAACCTTAACTTCTTCTTCCTCATCATTCTCAATCAACATGATCGGTTTACCTGTAATTGGGTCTAGCTGAGACAGTGATTGTTGAGATGGGTCAAAAGGTTTATAAGCTAAACGATAACCGTTACATTGGAAGATATGGTTTACGATACTCAATGAGCGATTATTACCAAGAGGATACTTTTCTCGATCGATTACCGACTCGATATTCGATGGCTTATCGGATGAATAAATATTCTCTAAGATAGACTCAATCACGGTAGGATTGTTAGATCGGTCATGGATTTCTGCTACAATACCTGATGGTGCTCCAGAAATCAAACAACGAATTTCTGATTCAGCTGGGAATCGAGTTGCTTGACTACGAGCACCATGGCTTCTGGCTTTATCTTTAGAAGTAATTGGCGCAATGATGCCATTTGGTTGAGTAGCTGCTGTAGATACTGCTGCTGCTTCGTCGCCAATCTTTTCTAAGAAGATATAGTAGTTAGGACCAATACGATGTTCTAATGTGGTTTCTTCTTCTTTACCAGTGTAAGGATTGTAATACTTAAGTTTACGTGGTGGGGATAAGAATCCTTCTTTAGCTAATGTATCAAACATTTCCAAATAGGGATTAGGATTATCCACTGGACGATAAAGATAGAACTTCTCTTTTAAAACATGATAAAGATCAATGGTCTTATCTTTAAAATCTAAAGATTTGTACCAATTGAATTGTTTATCAACCGTAATCTCGAGGAATCTTTGAATACGATCAAAACATTCTTGTAGTACTTCTTTAGGAAGATGAATAACAGATTCTTTCAGATTAGGAGATTTCTCATCAAGACCTGTCTTATTAACTAACCACTGTCTCAATTCAAGCATTGCAGTTTTCAATGTTTGTTCGTAAATACGACCATAGTTCATGCGGTTATTTGTTGTTTCTGGAGAAATCACTACTTGTGCTCTCAATCCAGTTACTGGATCGTATGGCATTTGTTCTGGCGGTAGTGTTTTAGCAACTACACCTTTTCCGCCGTGTCAATACCTTCAATACAATTCGTTAGATTGTATTCTGTTCATTATAGAACAGCTCTACCTTTCAGTAGACGTTGAGACTATATCATCACCTTCAGCATTACCTGGTCAGTACCTACTACCATCAGTAGTCGATATCCCGCATGTCTGCGAGCGTGTCTCCTATTTCCATTTAAAGCACTTAGGCTACCCACTTGGGCCGTACGCTATACCTAGCTAGTCGTTGAACGTTCATCCTAATAGGACGCTTCGCTGCTGATTACCCAATCTTATTTATTTTCAAACATTCACGCTTGTCGTTACCGACTACGTTGTAGTTAAATAAGCTCTAAGGGACTTCCAGCAATTAAGGAGATCATTTGTTCCGAGTATTTCTACTTCGGTGACACACTATTACTATTGTAAAACTATGTCAGTTAATTTGTATCCAATACCTAATTCTTTCTCGTATTCTGTTTTGACAATAACCACAATGTCATCTAGCTTACGATTGAAATTACCTACTTTCTGGATAGGTAACGATTTGCCTTTAGCATCAGGAATGGGTTCGTTACAAATAGCCATACAATGACGAATCAATTGATCGAACTCATCAGTAAATTCAGCAGCTCCATGATTGTTTGCTTGGATTGCTTTATACTGATGTAAAATACGTTCGCACCATTCTTTATAAGCATCGGCATATTTATTTAATTGTGCTAATACTTTATCAGAAACCGCAGAAGTAGTTTTATTTTGTTTGTAAACGATGATATCGATTACACGCGCACCAACACCGTTACCGTCTAAACCAATATCTGTAATTGGATTAAACTTACGGGTTGATTTTTTAGTAAACGAAATTGGAATAAGCTCTGGTCGATATTCTCGTTTAGCCATGATGATACCTTCGTAAGCTTCACCAGTAGGGCGACAATACTCACCAATATCTGGAATTACTTTATAGTTATCATCATCGCCGTAAAGATTTAAAGGAAACTCTTTCTCCCCTAATTCCATTGTACGGGTTACGTATACCTTGGTTTTGATCTGACTAACAATGTCTTTAGAAACCAAAATAGAATCCTCAATGGTTCCTTCTAAAGATGAATACAATGTTAACAATTCTCGACCAGGACAATAGTTACCGTCTGGTCTTTTAGCTGGTGAATCGTAAAGAATCGTTCCTTTTGGAATAGACGCACCTACTCGAATATTCGATGCATCTGGTGTTGGTTTATAAGGGAATCCAAACTTAGTATGGTTACTACAAACACGTTCGATATTGATAATACCATATAGTGGCTTACTGGTATCTTCGTCAAATGTTTGATAGATTACGACACGTTGTGGTGAGAATTGAATTCCATTAAATGAACTAGGCGTATAACGATCCACAATAGCTACAATATTGTGAATGTTGTGTTCTGTCTTAATGGAGTAAGTGTATTTCCCTATCTCTTGAGAAAATCCCGTCTGGATAGAATCAGGTTCTGCGCCATTTATGACGTAATGTTGTGAGAATGCCGATGCTTGCATCTGCGCTCGAGAAGCAGATACAGTATCGCCAAATGAATTAAATGCGGTCATGCCGCGTAACTCCAGTCTGTTCTGGTTTAATTCATGACTCATGTTCAAAAATCCTTTAATAAGGTTGGGATAAAAATGTGTAAATTTACTTAATTTGCTATATAGCAATATAATGATATATGTTTGAAAGGTTTTTTAAGATGTCCTTACTAAACGATACATTCGATGACTCAGGATACGGTCACGAAGATTTTAAAGTGGTGATTGAAGACCACCTCCCCATTCTTTCACGCAGTGATAATATTGAAAAAATCATTCCAGTAGCGCCTATCGATGCAGCACGTTGGGAATATGATTTCGAAGGATTACTGCGTTTCCTTGGTGTACAACCACAATACCACTGGGCTACGATGCGAGTCAATGGATTGTACAGCTCTGATGAATACCGAGCAGATATGATGCAGATTAAAATTCCTAGCAAAGAAATTATTGATCGACTTTACAACTATTACAACACGGTTATTCGTAGAAGTGCTGGATAGTTGTATTCCTATTATAATTCGGAACTAAAAATAATAATCTGAATAACCAAAACACTAGATTACTCTCCTCTACCCAATAAAGGTAGAGGAGAGTAGTCATTATGTTTTATCGTTTAGCGATACCAAATAATTGACTTACGTTTTGTGTAGGTTGATTAAATTGGTTATAACCGCCAAACGGTTGCATTTGACCCATTGGTGATTGTCCACCGAAAGGAAGCATTTGTTGTGGTTGACCATAGAACTGATTCTGTGGTGCCATGTACATGCCGTTTGCTCGTGGATCGTATTGAGATACCATTGGTTGCAAATGCGCCGGTACCTGTTGAACAGGTTGAGGATATCCTTGAACCATTTGTGGTTGCATCATTTGTGGTTGCATTGGTTGTTGGATAAACTGATTACCTTGTTGCATTACCGGTTGCTGATATTGCACTTGTTGTACAGGTTGTTGGTACATTGGTTGTGGTTGTACTGGCTGTGGCATAAATTGATTTTGTGTCGTAGCCTGTTGAACCGGTTGTTGTACCTGTTGTACCTGAGGTGCTTGCTGTACGGGTTGTTGTGGAATAGGTTGTTGGTATGGTGACTGTTGTACTTGCGGAGCTTGAGCTTGTACTGCATTGCCAGTACTTGGTGTAGATACCGTATCCCATTTCTTAACAGGTTGTTGAACTGGAACTGCTTTATTCGCTTCCTCAACAGAAATATTACCTTCATTACCCTCTTGCAAAGGAATCATTACGTATTCTGATTTCCATTTAGATACGGAGAACTCATCTTCGATCCAATCAATATCAGAATACACATGAGACAATTCTTCTTCAGCTACTGCTGCAGCAACAATAGGATAAGAACCAGAGAAGAATACCTTAGCAATACTGTTGGTGTGTGCTGGCAATGTTTTCAAAGAACGAATGAATGCTTCAATGTAAGGAGCGTCTGTCGCGTCAGAAGTACCATACAAACTACCTTTATCGATATCAGGCATGAAAACATCACATACTGCTTTTAATGTTTTCAAATCTGCTTTACGAACAGGAACGCCAAATACTTTTGGTTTGTAATCTTTAGACTTCTCGCAATATTCAATAGTCTTATTGATTTCATCAACCAATGGAGAAGACCACATCGCTACGCGAGAGTATTTACGATTACCAATCGTTACACCTTTACGCAATGATAAAGTAGCTGGAGTATTGGTACCGCCTTGTTTTGCTAAATTGGTAATAATCTTACCAAAGTTTTCTGCAAATGTTTTATCGGTTTTACCAAACTTACCAATAATCTCCAATTGCTCTGGAGTCAGTTCGTTGTGCTTACCAAAACTAGACAAGTCTACCAATGTCGTCATCAAGTAGGCTAATTGTGCACCATAATGACGAATGAATTCTTTACGAATTACTGACAATACTCGTGATTCAGAACGAGCCAGGTTTTCGATAAACGGATGGAAAATAACATAGCTGGCTACTTGAGGAGAATTAAGATTCTCTCGTGTTGGGAGAACCATGTAACGATGTTCGTCTCCAAACTTAATTCCCAAAGGAATCATTTTATTATTAAATTGACGTTTTACCATGCCTGCATCGTCTACATGCAAATTACATGTATTCAGGATGCGTTGGTAAGTTTCTAACATATTCATGTTATTTCCTTAAAAGTGTTGTTTTTGGTTATCTGGAGTTTGAACTGGAGATCCCCAGTTCATTGCGGTATTAACGTTATCGTTATTACCCATCATTGGCGTACCCCATCCTTGACGACTAGAACCACCAAATAACTTCTCATCAAATACATCCGTAACGATATTCATTGCTGCATTAATATCGTTAGAGTTGTGTCTAAACAAGTCACTATTTGTGGTCAAGATAGGTGAAATGATTGAGTCAGCAAACATTGGGAATACGAATGCTTCTTCAATACCATTATCGTACTTCAATCGAATAAAGATATCAATACCCATATCCGCACGAACATACAAACTGAAACCAGCATTATTATTACGAGATACGATCGGACCCAACTCATCTGTCAGTCGTTGACAATAAGACGGGATGAAGTTTCGATAAGCTAGAGTTTGATTAAAGCCACGAACATCACTGATCTTAGTATCTGTCTGGAACGATGAAACAGCTCCACCAACCATTACGGGCAACATATTTGTCGTTGTAAATTCAATCGAAGTTAATGAAGCACTTGTCATGAATGAAGTAACAATATTCGACACCACTACCGCCATGATTGATTCAATCGTTGGTTTATCCCACATACCTTGGTATTGTGTTGTTTGATAACCTTTATCATCAACTGCCATAATTTGGTCGATCATTGGATTAATCTGTGTTAAGAATCCAAAATCAAAACAAGCAATACGTTGACTAAAATAGTTATACAACGAATTCATGAAGATAGAATTGAAAATAGATGGGTCGGCTACGGCTGCTCGTACTTGATCTTGTGCAATGATAGGATCCACCATGCCGGATGTCGCGTCGGCATTAATCGAAGTTGCCATATTCTCAATAATTTTAGAGAATACATTCGTTGGCGAGTTATTATTGCGGTTAGTAAGTACGGCTGCGTTTTGTACTTGACGATAATCAGAACCAATGATAGGTGCACTACCAGTAGGTGGAATACTGGATAAACCTTCCACATTACTGTTTCGAGCAGACTGAATCATGTTCTGCGGAGTCATTCGCCAAGTAGTGGCTCCTAAGTAAGCATCTGTAGAAAATCCCCCACCAATAACAGAATAACTGTTAACAACAGTAGGTACAACGATTCCGTTGACAGAACGTTGAGATAGCTTAGTTACTGCATTTACATAGAAAACAGTATCTGGAGCAATATGGATTGTACCACCATAACCACCTTGTCCATATGTCGCATCACAACGGTCAGTATATCCAGTAACCAATTCACGAGTTGCTAGATTATCGATAGTTGTTTCAACAACCATGATAAACGTATAGCGATGTTCTTTCCAGCCGTTAGGCATTGCTACGCTTACAGAACGACCTTGATAACTTTCTACTCGATCTGACGGCATGATGAAATCATTACATGCTTCAGAGATTCGACTGGTCGGAATACGTCCATTAAACTGATCCGTCATTTCACGAATGTTATTTTCTACCGTATTTGTCATTGCGGTACGATATGGACGCAAGTACTGATCCTGAAAACCGTTAACACGGACAAGTTTCAAAGATTCAATTCTGAAATTGATTCGTTGACCAGCATTTCCAGCAATGGAATTATAAGATGCCATATGTTTGTTCCTTTACAGTTAGATATCTTCAATTAGCTTTTGATTTGCTTCGATGAAGAGCATTAATTCAGCAATACGATTTCGGATATTAGATTGTACAATCAAACGTCCTTCTTTTGTTTGGATTTTGTTCTGGGCTAACCATGAATCGGGTAAGGTTAGTAACCAGTTGGTTCCAGAAATTTCTGTTTCAATTAAACCAATACAACCAATCGCAGACATATTGCGTTTTTCAGATTTAGTATTTCCAGCTAAATCAAATCGTTTTTCCAACATTTCCTGAATTGCTGGAGTGATGTTATCCCGATGCGAATAAGGAATGTGGATTTGGTCAAAACGTGGTTCTAAAGAGATTGCTGAAATAATCGCTGCAAATTCGTAAAACTCACGATACCAAAGAATTGCTCGAATGACCGCAATCAATCCAATAAACTCTTCCAATTCAAGAGAATCGAATATCACGGTATTAACCGATTCATCAACTAACCATTTCAAAATAGTTAATTGTACTTCCTGCAACGGTTTAGAATAACCATCTTCATTGGACTGAATAGACAAATCAAACTTAGTACGCATTGCGTCAAGTGATTCGTAATAAAGTTCAATCGGAAGATCTGGACAAAGTGTATTGATTAATTGAGCATGGTCATTAATTGCCATCTTCAGAAAAATCTTATCATCCGACAATAGGTTACTACGAGCATAACCCACATCTAAAATAGATTGTGAATTACTTTCTGAAAAACTATTGTTATCCGTAATAGGATTTCGCTTAATCTGTACTTGATTAGGATCCGTAGTAGACGGCTTAGAAATTTGTTTAATCTTAGAACGATACAAATAATAGATATCTTTAATTAACTGATAGCTACCATCTGCACCAGAAATATCCCCTAATGTAACTTTCTTTAAAACAATAATGGCATACATGTAGTTTTGGAAATCTTCTTCAGATAATCCAGATACAACGATATTATTAATATCTGTTTGTACCTTTGTATTCGCCATGAATTCTTTTAATCGTTGCTCTGCACGACAATCATCTAAAACGGTACCATGCAACATTTCCATTGCATATACTTCTTTAGCATTCCTGCCGTATTCTTCACGTAATCGACGATAGGTTACTTCACCTAATACAGGTGCTGCCAATCGCAATGCGAAAGAATAAATCACCAATTCCAAATAGTCTTCGTATTCGTAAGTTGTTTCTTTCGGTACTGCAATTCTATTCTCGTCGTATCGAGTAGATGGTTTTGTGGTTACGTATACTGGAGTATTAGGGTTAATAATCCACATCTTGATTTCTTCTAGAGAAATCATGTCGTATACTTTTACAAAAATCTTATTTAATTGTTGTAAAAGAAGTTCCACGTTATTAACCGTATCGATTGTATTTCTTAGATCCTTATAATAACCAAACAGTTCACTTTGCCACGCTTGTGGTTTTGTGGTGATCCATTGGTTAAATTCATTATAAGGTGATGCTGCGGTTTCAACATCATTACTGTCTTTTCCCTTAATGTAGTAAAGAGAACTGAAAGTAACTGTTTCAGAACCATACTTCACATGTATCGATGCTTTGTTTCCTGACATGTCAAAATAAAGTTGTGACACGATAGTTTCCTTTTTGATTGTTAACAAACTAAAGTATAAGGATACGTCTACCCTTACAATATAATATTATATTGTTGTAATAATTTATACTAAACTCTCTAGAGGCTTGCGGGCCTCTAGAGTAGTGTAGCATTAAAGATTAAGGAAGCAAAGAATCGAAATCATCAGCAGCAGAAGTATTACCACTAGATTGACGATTACCGCTATTGTTATTACTACCAGACTGACCACCTTCTTTTTCAGAATCTTTATCGACAAATTCTTGAGTCAAGACATTTGCCAAAATCAGTTTAGCATTATTAACAAATTGAAGCATCATGCGTTCAGAAGCTTCTTTAGGTTCGATAGGTTCGTTAGAGTTAATGTCGTAAATAACAATATCGCGATCCAGTTCAAAGTTAAACTTAACTCGACCATGAGTATTGTTAATAGCAGAGATAAAGTAGATACCATTCTTATCACGACCTATCAAGATCTTACCGATCTCACGACGTTCTGCTTTATCCATGTCTTTGAACTTAACATAGCCAAAGATAGAAGAAACGATTGTACGTGCTTCACCATCAAATGGAAGCTCTGACAATTGTACCAATCCTTGCAAGATTGCCAAGAATGATGTAATTTGACCGTCTTTAAAATCAAACTTAATTTGTTTTTGTCGGCGTTGTTTGTCTTCGGACAAACCAGTATATACTGTTAAATGCAATACATTGCCAGTAACATAAAGGTTAAAGGAAGCTACGGTTTTCTCTTCGTTACGACCCCACAAAGACATGATACGAGTATGGGTAATATTACGACGATACTTAGAAGCAAATTGTTGTTGTTCAGCCATTTTAAAAGTCCTATAAAAGGTTTAAAGTGAAATGTAATTGTGTTTCATTAAATAAGCAAGTAGTGAATTTATTCACATGCCTGTGATGACATCTAATAATCGATGACGAATTTGATAATCTTTAATAGATCCGATGTTCATGCGTATCTTATCTGTAGTAGTAAGAGGTGTCCATCTATTTGCTTTTGCTAATTCGATTATTGTCTGTCTAAATTTTGGTACTTTAGTACGAAATAAGGTTTTGTCTCCTAAAATAGTCAATAAGTCTAATCTAAACGGCATCGGAGGAACCGCAGAATGATTTTCGTATTTAGTGTACCATAGCTCTCGACCTTTAATTGCTCCTGTATGTGTTTCCAGTAGTTTTAAATTACTGAACTTCCTATAAGCGGTTAAGTCGTAAGCATAGCTTGAAATGATGAATGTTTTTCTTGTCTCTCTATCAGTAATCTGGTTATTATAGATACGAATCATGTGGTTACGATCTGACACATTATTAATATCCATTCCTTGGTTATATCGTTTTAAAACAATCTCCAAAGTTCTAACCATTCTTTTTGTGTAGTTTTTCTGTAGTTCAGTATTATCCATTCTTAGCAATACTTCATTATTAATGGTTCCTAATCCAAAATAGTTAGGTAAATAATAAACTACTTCTAAACCACGACATTCATTTCGACAAACATCTCTAATCATTTCCATTTCAAATATCAATGCTTCTGCTAATTGCATATCTGAAACTAAATCATGTCGTATTCTGGGGATTGCTCCCCAGAGATTACGAAATAATGTTTTGACATTTATCCAGATTACTTCTGTCTCTAAATAAGGAGGTATCTTGTGTTTCAGATCATCATGGATGTTTAGTAATGATTCAAACGCTAACGAAGTACCAATAGATATTGGCACTTTACCTTTCTCTCGTTCATTAGTGAAATCCATGATTTAGTCCTTAAATAATAGTTTGTAAGTATTCTGGTATTAATTTAATAAGCTCTTTAGAATTACCACGTTCTACTGCTTTTCTTTCAATCAACTCAATAATGTTATTTTCATTAATGATTAATGGAACGTATTCATTCTCTGTAGAAAATACTTCTTTATCTGTTGCAATAACACTTTTATCAGTAACTACTTTAATAGACCAGTTAATTGATAAATACTCCGTTTTCAAAGTAACAAATGATCTATCGGCAGTAATAGGATGTCCTTGCTCGCATTCTATCCTAACTTTACTATTCTCTGGTAGTTTATTAACAATTCTTTTAATCTTATCTAAAGAATCATCAATATTCAATCCAGTAACAGTAATGGTCTTATAAATTGTCGCAAGTTCATTTTCAATAAATTTTGCTTTGAAACTATTATCTACATCCATTACGAAATCAATCATTCCTTTTGGTTCTTCTTCACCGTGTCTTAAACGAGAAAATGATCCAGGAGCAATAATCCTATCGAATGTAGAATGTGTATGGACATGACCAATAAATATTGGTCCTTTTACAATAGATAAATAATTATCTTCTATGTGTTTGTGATCAGCAGAAATTTCTGGTAGTTGATATTGGAAGCAACCGTGCATTACCGCCATGTCTATTTTTGATAACTGTTTTTCTTCCATTATTTCCTTAACTCTCTGATAAGTGTCATCAGGAGAGGAACGAGGACGATCAGGAATAAACAAAACATGAATATCAAGTTTGTCAATATACTTAATGTCGACATCTTTAACAAATATTAAATCGGCACCTATACCGGAATTTTCATTAATGTGTACAAACTTCTCCATTTGTCCAGCATCGTGAAGAGGAGTACCATCCACGATAACCAGTAAACAATCATGTTGTTTGTGCCACTTTAATAAGTAATAAATTGACTCTTCAGTCGTGAATGTATCAGGATGATTATTGGGCATTAACTTATCCCAATAGTCACCATCCAAAACAGTAATATCGTAGGAATAAGAGTCTTTAGAAAAAGGAAAGTAATATCTCACTTCTTCGAATATTTTCTCTGAAGGTGTTTGAGCATGGCAAAAATGAACATCACCAAACACTCTTCCTTTTATTGGTCTTAACATCTCAAATTCCTTATCAGTTTATCTTTAGAATACGTCTTCAGAAGAAAAGATATTACTGATATTATTTTTATTTTCATTTACCTGAGTTTCTTTTTTAGTCTCAGTACTGTTGACATTTTTATCAATAACGCCCATGAATCTAAAGAACTCTTTCCATTTCTCTTTATGGGCATTAATGACATCAGAATCTACACGAGATACTAACGCATCGTAATAGTTCTTACGTTCGGCATTACCGATCTCATGATAGTTCTCGGCATATTGGTTAATCTGTTGTAGTGTATTACCTACTGTTTTATCATCTGGATCTACTGTTTCTTTTTCACTAGAAACCAAATTATACAAACCATCTGGATACAAAGAAGGAACTTGTCCGATTACTTTACCTTTGTGGGTAAGATTTACAGGACGATACATACCACCTGCAAATTCTAACCAAGTATCCATAGAGTATTGATCATTTTCAGAAACATAGCCGCAATGAAGTGCTAGAAAATTCTCGATATAATCATTTACATCAATACTAGACAATTCAGTATCGATCTGATGTCGAATGTCTTGAATCGTTTGCATGTGTTCTTTAATAGCGATATTCATTGCTTCTTCAGTACTGGCTACATCAGCTTCAGCATTGTTTTTCTCTATATCGATTAAACTAACTTCTGACATTATTATCCACCTTTATTAAATTTATCCAATGTGTATTTAAACACACCGCCTTCGTACATTACTGGTTTATTCATTTCGATATAACCTTCTTTATCGTTTACTGTTACGGTCAAGAATAAACCAATTCTTGCTTCGGGCAGATCCATGAGATCTTTCTTATTACCCTGCATATCTGCTAACGATACTTCGACATTAACAGAATTAAAATACTTGCTTAAGTAAGTAAACAGATAAGATTCCATTGTCGAACGTAATGATTCGACATCATTAACATTATCTGCGTTGATTACTTGATATGTTTTAAACATACGATAGTAAAGAGAAGATTGTGAACCATCTGATGTAAAGAAATTTGCTAACAATCTATCTAATTTAATATTGATGCCTCGATCTATCCATCCTATACCATCTAACGTAGGAACTAACTTTACGTCTGGGTCATTATTCGTAAATGCCATTTACTTAACCTCAACAATACAAAGTAAAAAAAAGAGTAGGTAGTATTTCTACCTACTCAATTTACAATTCACATTATAAGAAATTACCATCAATACTGGTTGGGTCAATAATACTATCGTAATCTTCTTCATCAGAAGAATTCGAATGAATCAGATTGTATAATGTATTCCAGTTTTGTTTGATAATGAATTTCTCATTGATCATGAGTTCAGGAAGTTCTTCAACCTCATCATTGTAATACTGAATAATGACATCATCAGAATCTTCACTTTCCCAATTCTCATCACCATACTGAACAGCACCTTGCATTACATTTTGGAAATATGGATCTCGCTCACCAGTTAATTCTGGATAAGTTCGTTCTAACTTCCAGCCTTCCATACGTCCTGATGTAAATTCTCTCAGGAAATAAGGATTACTACAAATGTAATGCTGGTTATTCAGTGAAGCCATACGGAAATCATCAACCGTAGCCAATTTACGCACACCTTCATCAAACATATTACCAGTACTGTCCAGGTTATTCTTAGCCAAAGTAATGGATCTCATAGCCGATGCATTAAAATTAGACATCAACTGATTTTGAAATCCAGCAGCAACATCACCATAAGTCGCCGTTAAGCTGGCAATTTGGCTCTGAATAAAATTTGCGGTATCTTGAGATATTGCTCCGTACATGTGGTTACGCATTGCATCACGACCACCTGTAATTAACATAGCCATAATACTTCCTTTCGACGTTTAGTCCTACGCTACAAACTGAGACATGAAATCTAACTGTTCTTTTGTAGGATTTTGTTCTTTTGTCATGGCTACCGCAATAGACATGGTTGTGGGTTTAGGTAATGAAGTTACGCCATCAGCCATATAAGGCTCGATCAAATTGTTTACGGAGTATTTAGGCTCAAATGGCTGTAATGCACGTGCCGTAATATTATCCAATAACAATAAGAAATTCTCTGTGTCGCCATCGAAATCACCATTATACAGCGGAGCAATAGGACCAGATGTGGATGCTGACATATCTCTAGGATCTGTCTTAATCCGAGTGACTCTTAATAAAACAATAGAACCATGTTTTAATGTTGGGTTACGGTTAAGTAAAATCGGAATACCTTTTTCACCACAAGGTGCTCTAGACTCATCAATAAGTTCCGTCATGATTTTGTGAATTTCTTCATTATAAACCATTTGGTACTTAGTCATGATCGCCATTACTTTATTCGAAGAATATCCTTTCTTATAAAGCTTAGATCGGATATGTGGTCCAAGTAATGACATTGCACCTACCCATGGTAACCATACTTCATCAAAACGATGTGGTTCTGTAATTGCCGTTACCACAAATCGAGCAGAGAAGTGAGATCGTGTGGCGTCAATATGTTTACGGAATAAACCATATTTCTTACTTAAGTAATTAGGGTCAATTTCTTTACCATAATACTCAGCCATCTCAGATAAGAATTTCGAAGTTCTTGACTGCTTTGTTTTTGCTGACGTTTTACTTCTTAAATTCTCATCGTTATCAATACCTACCATTCTTCGTACTGCTTTTAATAGCTTAGGTGTTGATGCGTCTACCCATTGTTTACCATTAGACTTCTCAATAATCGTCAATGCACGGTTAGGTATTTGTACATACTGTACCCATACATCTTTACGATTTTCCATAATCAAACGATAAAGTTCTGGTCCGCGTTCTAATGCCCGTGTATTAAACTCTGGATTTAGCAATAAGAATTCCATGTAACGATCAAAGTTATCGTAGAAAAATTGATAACTTCTTACATTTAAACCATGTTCATCTAATTTCTGTAATGCCTTTCTAATAGGTGCTGACATCTTTGTTAGTTTTGGCTTATAATCAGGATCAGTAAGCCATTGTAACAAATTAAACTTAAAAGATGAGCGTTGTAGGTAAGTTTGTAACTGATACCAGATTTTAATATTCATTAAAGCAGGAACGCCTTCTGGTGCTCTTACCCAAATCTTATCATCTAAGTTATTTGTTACAATTTCCTCTACAACAGTATCGCATTTCTTACATCGTACACCCTTATACATTTTCATGGACAATGCACCACAAGAACATCGTGGTACGTTATCAAAAACCTCACCTACTTCCAACATCAATAAACTATTGATGGTTGCTTTGTCTTTCTGGGAGCGATTTGGAAGATCATTAACAATAATCTTAGCACAAGTTGTATTGTTATAAATCTCATCGCTATTCACGTATTGTAAGTAAGTTCCCATTTATAAACATTCCTCATGTAGTTAGTTCGTTCAAAAATAGATCATCAAAAAATATTTGACTTCTAAAAAATAAATTTAGATGAACATAATACAAAACCCCTGACTCTAATTAAAGAGTCAGGGATTAGTATTACCGAACTACATTAGGATTAGTAGTGTGGGCGATGTTGACTGAAGTTAAACGCACCCATACCACTGGTACCAGTAGTTGCACGACCGTAGCTCAAGTGAGCATCGATATTGCTGATCATCGCGTTGTTCACGTGAGTAGCAAATTGTACTTGGTTAACTGGAGTAACAGTGTTGCTGTTAATCAGGTTCAGACCAGCGATACGCATTGCATTTACCAGAGCACGTACAAAACGAGAATCAAAGTCAACACGTACACCGTAGCCAGTGACTTTAGCAGAAGGTGCTTGACGTTTGATAATGTCTTGTTGGATACCCAAACGTTGCAGAGTGTTCAAAGATGGATCTACAGAAGCGTAGTTCCAGTCAGCGATAATCGCCATATTTTCTACAGAACCATTGATTTGGTTCAGCAACAGACGACGGTCGAAGTCTTGAACAGAACGAATAGTTTTCAGGGTATCATTGTAGTAAGAACCTACCAAAGTTTGACGATCACGCAATGTAGTTACCACACGACCATCACCACCCAGTTTTTGGTATTCGGCAGTAAAGGCACCGTTAGTCAACAAAGTAGCCAAGTCAATCAGGAAGCCGTTGAAGGAACCTGGTTTCACAGCATCTTCGTAAGACTCGATGGCTGCTTGCAGAATGGCATTGTATTTCCATTCGCCAGCAGAACCCAGACCAACTTCCAGAGAGAATACTACATCTGGACGGAAGTAAGTGTTCAGTACGTTGATCCATGCGGCATCGTTGAACTCAGGGCTATCAACAGGGATTGGTTCAAATTTAGGCAGACGCAACATTTGAGAAATGTCGTAACCCAAACCAGCTACTGAATGCAAGCTGTTAGGAGCTTGTTGTTTTGGATTCAGCGCAGTCATTACCCACCAGTAGTTGTCCCAAGATGCAACCACACCAGCTACCAGACCGAACAGGATGTTACCCATGGTTTGGTATTCAGCAGGGTTAATAGAAGTAAATACCACGTTAGTTACGTAAGTACGAGTTGCTTCTGCTGGAGTTTGCTGACCAGTTACTGAACCAGCTTGACCATAAGCAAAGCCAGTGGAAGACCATGGGCACATATTGCTTACATTAGTATTTGCGTTAGGAGATACCGGCAAGATGTCGATATAGCCAGTCACGCTAGATACTTCACGAGCAACACCACCATCACCCAGGAATGAAGTAGAAGAATTGTTATTCTCTACACGGCCAGTTACGGTGTGGATGAAGTCAGCACGGATAGGTTGGTTTGCTTCATCAAATACTGGAGCCGTATTCAGTTTGCGTTCGCAATACAGGATCTCGGATGAATCATGGTCTGCAAAGTTCATGTCGCTCAGTTTGCGATCACGACGATTTTTCTCATAGCTCGCACCAGTAACACATGCCATCAGGTAGTTGATCAAAGAACGCAGTACAATGCTTTGGTCTTTCAGATTTACTTCGTCTACGAACAAAGTAGAACCACCGCAGTATACAGTATCTTCTTTGTACTTGTCTTTTACGACAGTAACAAACAAGTTGATCAGTTCAGGCGCATTGAACATTTGGCTAGGCAAGATGTCGATGCTGAATTTACGACCGCCCAAATCTACTTGTTGTTCACGCAGAGTGTCTGTAGATTTACAGATAGCTACAGCATAAACACCACGCAGGTTTTTAGATTTTTCGGAATCATTTTCATCACGAACAGTAACCAGCATTACATCCAAAGGAAGCAGGCGATGGTTTTTACGGTCGAGTGGAATAATACCAATGTCGATACCGTTTACGGTGAAACGTGATTCAATCACCTCTTTCAGAGTTTTCTCAAAACTCATCAAGTCATTGTTGATGACGTTGAAACCAGCAAAGCCACCGTTACCAGTGAAAGTGAATGGACGTGCATTGCCCAAGTTTTTGTTATCGATTTCGATACCCATAATTAATTTCCTTTAAAGAAGGGTTGTTTTACAATTAACGTTAATTGTAATAAGTCGTAAAGTAACGTTGATTAGATTACTTTCCATTCCCTATTACACATTAATAATATAGAGTTAAATATTTTTTAAAACAATTAAAACGCTATATTAAAATGTTCGTTTATTTGAAATGAGATAATATATCTCCCTATACTGACCCAGTTAGAGTCAGTAGTTTAATCTATCATATATAAGGTAGTAGTGCAGAAATTTATTCATAACGATATTTTAAACCGTTATACGTAAATCTTCATATGACCGTCTATTACTTAAAAATTTTATTATATTAAAAAGAGTTCAGCTAATGTTTAATATTGTTGGTATCACGAACCGGATACGTAAAGAAGAAACCTGGCATCTTAAGTTTGCAAACAGGGTTATCGATAACAGATTAAAACGAGCCATTAACTGGTATCGTAACAATTATTATTACGTAGCTGGTCAGCACATTCTATATCGTGTTTTACATCACTTGGATATTGGGGAAAATATCCCTGACGAATATATTGAACAGTATGTTAATAATACTGTTTTTACTAAAGCCAATGCTTTAGGTTTTACTTCTTATCGTAGTGTGGGTCGTTTGCACTACGGTAACTTTTATGGCCCTAATACTACTGAAGTTATTTCCATAGTAGAAAATAGATGGGATTGGGAATATGTTAAAAAAGAATGGCAAGAACTAAGTCCTGTTATTGTATTACGTCATGACCAAACCCATATCTCTTATAACTTAATGACAATTAAGAATTATGTTGATAAACCAGGATTTGCAATTATTCAGATTGACATCAATTTATTGGTAATGCAATACTTAGCTTGGCGTATTCACCATAAACGAATTAAAGTAGTTAACCCTGAACATAAAGTTCCTGCCATTGGTTATTTCTTAGGTATGGTTGTTCTACCTAATATGCTTCCTTCCCATTTGAATCAAGTTATTATTAATAAAAACTGTATGTTAACAGATGATAGTATTTCACCAACTATTGATTATGTTGGTACTTCTTTCTACGTTAATACTTCTTCTACAGAACTTGATCAAGATATTAAGGAGATCTTTTCTAGAGCCAGAGGTGGTAATTTCAATATTGCTAAAATATGCCAAAACATTCATGGTATTGGCGATGTTAGAGCAATTACATTTATGGATAATCCTCCTATTCTCTTAAATAGACAAAACAAATGGGTTTACGTATTAGCAATGTCTCGTTTCTTAAGACATTGTTTAAATACTCCAGCGCAACCATACATGTATGTCAATAAAGGCTATGTTAATCGATTAAAGTACGAATTGTTAAGTTTAAAAGGTGGTAAGGTATTTGATGATTATCGAATCTCTGATCTAAAACCTCTATACGAAAAAGAAATAGCTTGGTTATTTAATTTGTAAAAAAAAGAATACTCCTCTACCCAAATAAGGGTAGAGGAGTATATATTACTTATTGTTGTTCTTGATTGAACAAACCTTCTGATTTCATACGGTAACCTTCCAGTTCCCATACTTTTTCAATAGCGTCATCGAAAGCAACTTGACGACCGATCTCTTCGTCAAATTTACGAGGATCGATACAAGCAGAATCACCAACTACTACGAAACCATTCTTCAGAGTGATTGCACAAATAGTCACTGTTGAATCTGGAATGCGGTGATAGTATTCTTTCACTACCAGTGCTTTCAAATCGTCTTTAGTCAAAAATACGATATCAGACATTTTTTATTTCCTTTAAGTTTAGGTTAGGGTTATAGAATTAATAGTAATCAGAAATTAACTTACTATTAAATTTATCAAAGAAGAAGAATCCTACTGCCTCTAACGCAATATAATAAGGCGCACACAAGTTAATCACAATATCGCGTTTAGCCACAACAGGAATGATTTCTTTTGGAATAGGTTGTGATGTAAAGACTGCATAAGGTACGTTAATTGTACCTAAATAATCTTTCTTTCTCTTCTTAAGATTCTCACGAATATCATTCGCCAGTTCTTTATTTTCAAAAGAATCTAACCACTGTACCATTTCTGTTTTGTTATTGATGTCTAACTTAACATTAAAAGAAGAATATGGCGGAGGATCAGTCATGCCATAGTGTTTACCAAAAGTCTCATTCCAGAATGTATAGTTAGCAAAAGGAGAAGCATCTTCTTCTTTCTTATACGATTCTTTTTCTTTGATCTGGGTAGATCGATAATAAATCGGTTCACCTTTCTCTAGGGAATGAATAATTTTCCTTTCAGCATCAGCTACTTCTTTTAAAACATCCAGTACTTTAATCTTTTCATCGCTATGGAAATTATATAGTTTTTCCATAATCTTTTCAGCGTGTTTAATGATGTCTTGAGGACTATTTGAATTCCTCATGTGGACACCTTTTTTCTCAATATCTAATTCAGAATAAACATTACCTTCTTGAATAGCGATTGTAGCGATATAGTGTTTGGTACGATTTAAATTAACGAAAATAACAAAGTTAAATTCATTTTTCATCGCAATACCCCAGATATACTTTTCAGGTACACCTAGGTTTGCGGACATCGTAGCTAATAAATGTTTTAAAGTTAATGAAGACAACATTACCATGGCTGAATACACACCTGTAGATAATTGTTTATCTTTATAACCTCTAGACTTATTAGTGTACCATTTTGTCCAAGCTTCTGTTGTAAAGATAGATGAGTCAGTATCTGACATCAATACTACTTTACGTAAAATAGCAGGAAGCATGGCTAATGAGGATGGTAAATGACGAGATCTTAAGAATGTCTGAATGTAATCTTTATATTCTTGGAAAACATGATAAGTATTAATGACTTGTGAAGCCATTGTAATCACTGTATCTGTCTTAACATATTCAGATTCTCGCTCACCAATAACTTTATCAGAGTGTACTTGAATAGCATGGATCTTGATTTCATCCAATGCACTATTAAAGATACGTCCAGCTTCTTCGATATCTAATCCAGGAATCGGATCTACTTTTTCTGAAAGCTTACCAATAAAAGTATACATGAATTCTTCATTAAATCGTTTCATTGCATGTAAGTCGTAAATGTAAGCAATGCAAGCTCTTTCTTCACGAGTACATTTGGTAATAAACTCTCTAATGATTTGTTCTTTCTCTGGCCATCTCCAATAGTTACGCGTACTTTCTAAGATGTACTCGAACAACTCTTCTGAATTAGGGACATGAAGATTATATTTATCAATAACTGCTTTTACTTGTTCCAAATCAATATTAGTGGTCAGAGCGACTAGATTATTGATCGTAACATCTGCCGAATGATAATGTCGATTACCACCTAACAGTTTTTCATTATTTGCATTAGCATATCCAGAAGTCATCCTACAGTTAGAAGTCAATACAGGATGCATCGAGATACAATAGATAGGTGTTGATGGTAATGATGAGGCACCAGAAATGGAGTTAATAGAACGCTTAATGTTATTCTGACCATTATTGGCAAATGCTTCACCTACTGAGTTACCCATCTGCTTCATTTGAAACTGTCGTTTCTTTAAAGCTTTACGTTTAGGAAATGCTTCTTCCACGTATTGAGAAATGTAAGACATCTTACGTTTGTGTGGCATAAACGTTGTAAACGTAGCGGCCATGATGTCTTCACTAACAAATGTTTCTTTTAAGTACTGTAACAAAGTACTGTCTACATCTTCGTACCGATCGCCATTTTCATCTTTACGAACACAATGTATCTTAGGATTTTTAATCGGAAATAAACCATCTGGTTTAATATTTTCCGCTACAAAACTTCTGGCATCTTCGTAAGGAATATCTTCCATAACCGATAGAAATTTTGCTTGTTGTTCAACATAATCGACTACTGGATTTAACTTTCTGGTGTATTCATTAGCATTTAATACGAATACATTTTCTTTAAGATCGTATTGATTTACATTAATTCCAGATATATCGTTAGGGTTCTTAGAACGTATGTTGTCCATTTGGGTCGTTCCTATATTTGTATTTTCAAAAAATAGGCAGGACATAGATAATTTTACACTCTACCCCAATAAGGAGTAGAGTGTATGTTTAGTCCGTTAGACGTCAGACGGTGCTCCCGACTGAAGGTTCTTTCAGGCTTCTGCAGCACCTTCAGGCTTAGCGTCTTTAGGTTTAACAGGTTTACCAGATGGTGTACGTTCAGGAGTATTTGCACGTTCGCCTTCGTTACCAGGGCCAGTAGGAGTCGCTACAGGAGGTACGAAACGACCAGAATCATCTACCGCACCATCATCAATACGACGATGTTCTTCTTTACCTTCTTTAGCTACAGGGTCAGCAGGTTTACCAGTAAGCATAGCAAGCTTAATGTTAGCCACTGCAGTAGCATCATCTTCTACATGAGGCAAAGTTTCTTCGTTAAATACACGTTTAGCGTTACGGATCAATGGAGAATCATCTTGAGAGATTTCACCTTTGAGCCAATAAACAATTTCGCCACCTTCATAAGCTTTTTTAGGTTGCTCTTTAGCCTCTTGGCTTTGTTTTTTGTCATCAGACATTTGTTTATCCTTTTGATCAAAATAAAATAAAATAATTTAAGATCTTAAATCTCATACAAAAACATATAAACTTACTCCCCTCGCCCCTAATCTAAGGAGCGAGGGTTTCGGTTGGGTTTGTAGGAACTGACATTTTTACTATCTAGTCTTACTGGATCTTTTGACAGGCGTGTTCAGGTTATCCAATACAAATTATTAATAGCCAATCTAGCACCCCTATAGAAATAACTTCTAGTTCGTCGCTAGAACATTATTCATGTCACATCAAAATGAAAAAAAAAGATGACTACAAGGGAATGTATTGATATAGATTATTCCTCGATGAACAGTAGTTGAGGAAGTGATCAACTAATCTAACATCAATAAGACTAAAGTATCTTGTTCATATATAGAGTGGTATTGAGATATTTTAACTTTCTGTTAGTACTAAGTTAAAGTTATTATAACCTTGTACAGCTAAAGCTCTGCGGATAATCTCAATATCTTCGATAGATACACCATCGATTGTTGCGATGATTCGATCCGCTCTGGTTTCTTGTAAAGTTTCTAAATTGATCCAGTCCATTGAGTAAATGGTCTCTAGACCAGATGAGTTTACAAGCTTAACATAGATCATTGTCATCGGATCATTATTGTATCCGACTGGTAGGTGTGGTCTCATTTGCTCGTGATAGGCAAAGATATCTACACCATTAGATATTGCATTCTGAGCATTAAGTACCGCTAAACATTTTGCATTTGCAATTCGAGTACCTAATACTTCAGGAGCATAAGTATCGAAAGAATAGATCTTACCGATCTGTAATTGTTTGGTGACTGCCATTTTAAATAGGACTCCAGGGATTTGTCTTAAATAGAATAATTGAATCTGTAGTATATCCGCCAATATGGTAACAGTTCACTTTCAAATATCCATCTTGCTGTAATACAGGTTCAGGTAGATAGAGTTTATTACTTACTGTCACTGAGATAATTGAACGATATAACTCAAAAGCAAGATGAGTTAATCTTTTTTCTATCTCAGGAGGGGCTTGTATCTCGGGATATAGATTCAAAATAGAGAACTCGTTATAAAAGTCCAGAACATTTTGATTTTGAAAGAGATGATCTTTCTTTCTAAATACATTATCGATTTCCATGATGTATAATCTAAATTGATTCTCAGTAAATCGAAAAGTATTTCTCATCAGTATCATAATTTTCTGGACATAATCCCCGTCAGTAATGTAGTACTTTTCAAATAAGTTACAATAATGAATCTTTAAGTTGTACTGAGGATCATCTGAAAAAGCAGTCATCACCATGGTTATTTATCCAAGTTCAAATTTTCTTTGCTAAATAAAATATAGTTATTCTGCGTAGAAAGATAATCACCTTTATCAAAAATGAAACGATAATAAACCGAAATTACTTGGTAGAGAGTGTCGTAAATCTGTATACCCATTGGGGTATTCTGATAATGTTCGATGTTCTCTACAAATGTATCGGTTAATAAAATGGTTTCCGTATTTACTTTTGCATCCATATCGACATTTCGATAAGGGCGATTTCTAGAAATGAAGTCCACCAACTGGTTAATGTTAATGTGGTGTCCAGTCATTTTATAAATTAAATCAATAGCGATATTTAGCTGACTCGGAATGTTTACGCTAAAAACGCATTTTTTGCCTAGGGACATATGTGTCTACTCCAATTATACTTATGGATCTTAAACAATAAACAGAAGCTAAAGGGATTAAGCTAATGTCTTCTTGCACTTGAATATAAACACATTCTTTATTTGTTATTCTTAATTCTTCTATTACTTCATTAACTAATACAGCTAAATATTTTAAAATATTATCAGCAACTTCTATACTCAATCCGATATTCGTAACGGTTTCTACGTATTTAGCATAGTAGTCTGAATTTCCTTCGGGATCAACCATTTCGTCATAAAGCTCATTTAAAGTAAGCAAAAAAAAGTGGTGTATGCTTTCATAACCACACTGACGAAGATCCCAAGAGGATAGCTTCTTATTAAGAAGCTCCTCTTGGAAGTAGGTATAAATATCAGTTAAGTTGATATTCCCTAGATAAGCTGTAGAGTACCTTTTTTTAGGAATGTTTAAAACAGGCACCATACCTAGTATTACTTTCTAAAATTAATTTATCAGTTTACACCAAATTTGTCTTTGCTTTTTATCCACCATTTCACTCACTAAATATTCAACATATTTTGGTGATGTATCACAAAGAAATTCTAATGGATTCATGTTTCCAAAGGTATTTTTATATTCTCTAGAAGTATCCGACCCAATCTTATCTTGAATATAATCTTGAATCATTTCCCACTCAATGATTCGATAATCACCGAGACTCTCTAAATAAATAAATCCTTCTTTATACACAAATGCATAAATCTCATGTGGAGACAATTCTGAGTTAGTAACAATATTCTCAATGATACGAATAACGTTATACATCAGAATAACTAATGGATTTTTATCCACTACTTCATCAGGAACATCATCTTTAAGAATATAACCAATATGTTCTGGAAATACTAAGCTTAAAACATATAAAGCTAAATCTCTTCTAGCCATTATCAACCTACCACAAAAACGTAATGGAAGATCCATTTTTAATGAGTGGTCAAAAATGTCTTTGAATATTGTTAGTGTCTCAGCATGGCAAACTCTAGAAAATGTAACATTCCCAAAAGGAGAATAAACTTTATTGCCATAACTGTCGTAAACTTGATGATGTCGAAAATAATTAAATGACTTAATAGTTCCTTTATATTCTTGTTGAGATTTTACACCGTCGATATTAACTAAGGTGTATGTCTCTCCTTTCGTAATAAGCTCTCTATAAGTTTCTTTATGGTAAAAACCAAAATCTTCGCTCTCTAATATTGGTTTATTATATACACCAATATTAACTAATTGAAGTTCGATATCTTCAAGAATTTCGCGAACATTTAGTTGAATAATTGACTTGTTTTCCATAGTGTGCCTAGTGAATAAATGTAATTGTTAAATAAAATGGATCGATGACAAAAGACATTGGTAATTTGATACCAATATCATTTTGATTTCTGTCTTCGATAAATCTACACAACTCAATGTCTTCTTGATATGCTTTATTCAAAGCACCTAATGTCTTAGAAAAGAAATTCTCAACATGTCCGCTTTTTATTGCGGAAACCAACATTTCTATTTCCTTACCTGTACTGTAATCTTGTTTTAGGTTTTTGTCGAATTGCAATAATAAATTAACCGTATCCAAAATTTGATATTGTTTATTATTAATAACAAAACAACCTAATCTTTCTAGCCAATAGTTAACAATAATATTAATACCAGCGTACCAAGACCATGTATCTTTCATGAAGCCAGCACGATTAAATTCTTCGGCATAGACTTTATCGATTCCTAAATTCACTAACCAGTTAAAACTAGATAATGTAAATTTATGGTTTATGATGTATTCGCCCAATGCTTCTTGAACAGTTTTGTCCATAGAAGATCCAATAGGATTTTCTATTAATTGATGCCCGTACATAAAAACATCTTTTATTGCTTTTTCTATATCGGGGATAAAGAAGGTTTGTTGCATAACAAATTCCTATACAATTAGAATATCGATCATAAATGCTCAAAGTCTGTAAAAATAAGCTTATACGGACTTTTAATGTTTCTTAAGGGTATCTATCATCTTAAGATAGTTTCTCAATGTAGGATGAATCTAGAGCAAAATAGAATGATATTTACTCTTTTCTCATGATAATAATATATTCGTGTAACTAATTAGATTATTCGTATGAAAATTAGAGCATAATTTATCTATATTTATATATTCGAAAGGATAGACTTATGTCAACTGTAAACATGTGTCTAGCTGAAATACATCAAGTAATTCCTGAAGAGATTATTGAGGAAACTTTTGTTACACCATATCGCCAAGATTATTATAAACCAGTAAGTGCAGATGCCCGTATCATCACTGAGATTTTTGAGAAACGCGTTATTCCTGATCTTTCTTTAGAATACGCTCACCAAGTTACTATTCCATTGGAAGCATGTCAAATTGAAAGAATCAATGTATCTGACTATGTTGTCGTTATTCCTCCAGAAGTACTACAGAATAGAAAGATTCTCTCTGTACTGGGTGTGAATACAGTCAACATCTACAATAACTCTTACATGGGTAGTGATAGTCTTGCAGCTGGTGTTTCTTCAGTAATGTCTGCTGGCTCTAAAATGGCAGCGGGCGGTTCCAGTGTGCCCGCTAACTACTTAGAAAAGACGGAAGTCATTTCTCCTAATTCTTTTATTATTAAACGTGCTCCTTATCTCAGTACTAACTGTACGATTGATATTCTAGTAGAACACGATGCTAAACTAAATACTATTGATCGTACTGCAATTTCTTACGTTAAAGAATTAAGTCTATTGGCATGTAAAGCTTACATTTATAAAAAGCTTAAAATCCGAATCAATAGAGCAATGTTAGATGGCGGTTCTGAATTGGCAGCATTTAGTGAATGGATAGATACTTACGCAGATGCTGAAGAAATGTATCAAGAGAAGAAACGAGACGCTAGTCGTATTCTTTGGCAGGCTGATGAAGAACAAAACTGGAGATTGTGGCGAGTTACCATGGGTAACATGTATTGATTTAATAGAAAGATTAATAATGAAATTCAAAGTCGTACCAATAAAATCTTTAAAGAAAGATTTAAGTACCGAGTCATTTATTCACCCACCTACATTTAAAGGAACTGAAAATGTTCCTATCATGGGAGATTTTGCTACTCAGATCGCTCAGAGGTTAAATGAGTTATTTAGTAAAACTGAAAATGAACAAGACGGCATGATAGAATCATTAGGTCGTGACATGGGTGATAAACATGATCCTACCAAAAGTTACATGATTGGTCGTAATGATGTCATCGCTGGAGTAGATGGTTCTATTGCCGCTACCCGTAATAGTCGTTTAAGTGTAGAACATGTAGAGGGTGGTTTAGGTTTATACGATATCACTGGTGAATTAGCGAGTTTGATTAAAGGCAATAACCAACCATTCATTTGGACAATCCAATACGAGACTTTATCAGATTACCATGTTGAAAAAATTCGTAGTTTAATTGTGGATGGTTATTTTGTTAATTTGGTCATTCTAGTACCCGCTACGGTCAAGATGGAAGATGTCGAGTTGCGCTGTGGTAGTTTATTTGATTTAATGCAGTCTACAGATCGATTAGCTGTATTCGCTACTTTTGTTTTGTCTGGAAACTAAAAAAAAAGAAATACTCTCCTCTACCAATTAAGGTAGAGGAGAGATTCTTATGTTTAGTTAATACTATTTCCTTTTGCTTCCAAAACCAGTTGGTCTATACACTGTTTGGCAACACTTCGGAAGTAGATAACATCTAAACAGTTGTGAGATAAATTAGGTCTAGGACCAGAAGTCATCATCACGTAAGAGAGTGCATCCAGAGACAACGTTAATTTAAAATTACTCATGGTTTTAAACATCTCACGAGTCGTTTCAGTTGACATAGCGGTCATTATTGTCGCAATGTTATCATACTCACCATTTGGTTTCTTGTTATCAGGAATGCCAACGATCCTCATGCTGAATTTACCTTTACGGCCATCAGCATCGGTCATTTGGAATACAACATCATCTACCTGAACACAATCTATTTGGTAAGTCCCATACTGGGTAGTAATACCAAAGTTACTGATCTTAGAATCGTTTAAACAAACACAAGTTGTCAAAACATCAAAATCAGTAATCATGGAACCTGGGGATTCTTTATTTACGTGTTCTAGTACGGTATCGTATATTTTTTCATTAATACTCTTATGGAAAAACATAGTGATTGCCGCTAGATCCGGAAAGATCTCTACCTTTGGAATAACGGTTGCATATTCGTCTTCCTCAGGATTATCGACTACCGATAAATCACTGATGTCGACAATAACCTTATCAGGATAGTTACTGACTTCTTCACAGATACTGACTAATAATGATGAGATTCCATTAGCGTATTCAGCACGGATTTCTTCACGATGTTTAGGATCATTGAAATCGTATAGATAGTCCAGTGGTACATTACCAATTGGACCCACTACTAGGTTAGTGATTTCCATCTAAACCCTCTACTCGATCGATAAGGTCAAGAACACGTTTTACGGTAGGTTTACTTGTATCCAAGTCGATCGTAAGTGCATCATCACCTAAGTCAACGGCATAACTTTTGATGTTCAGAACGGAAGCCAAAGCTTCCATTTTGACCAAGAGTACTTTGGCTACTTTAATCGTAGCCAGAAGAAGATCCATTGGAGTATATTCATCTTCAGAACGAATGTTTTCCAAACTTTCCATGTGATACTTCACGTTCTCCATGTAACAGATGGAAAGGTTGTACATCATTTCGTTTGCTTCTTGAGCAGTAATAGTTGGTTTCATTTTGATTTCCTTTATATAAGTTAGTTAGATTAAACAAGCGCCCAGTTAGTAATAGTTGCTTGTAGGTCAGATGGAGTGTATCCATCGCGAGGGAAGATATCTTTACCTTCCTTATCGATAAACAACTCCAAGAAGTATTCGACAATATCGAATATGTTAATGATGCACATAATTGCATCTAATTGGAATACTCGTTCGAGATCCAAATTTGAGAAAGTACGGGACAGATATTCTTCGAAATCATCCAGTACTTCTTGACTGTATTCTCCTTTAAATTCTAAGAAGAGATAAGTCAGATATTCCAAGATACCACGCACGTATTCTTTATCAAGATTACGATAAAATTTTAACATGGTAACAAATACCAAGAAGTGAGATTCTTCTGTAGTAAAGTTACCAATGTAAGAAGCGTGATCAGCACCCAAATTAATGAAGAAGTAGATACTGGAATTGAGCGTACGAGTCACTTCGCTTTGTACTCGTTCTCGCTGCCAAGAACTTTCTTCTTCAGATTCTAAATAATACTCAATTAAGAACAATACAGCCATGTGATATACTAAGGCTATTTCATCTTCTGATGCTTTTGTTAAATCCATAATTGAATTATTTAGATTTAACGATTGATCGTAGTCAATCGTGGTTGGGAATTTGATTTGTGGAAATACTTGGGATTCTTCACGATTAGCAATCCATTCATTGAATCCTTCTTGGATCGATGTGATCTGACCCACGTGCATCATGTAGTATGATGACGACGTGATGTGTTTAATTGTTTTGCTGACGATTTCTTTATCAGCTAAAATAAGGTCTTTAAGAGAAATAGATTTCTCTCCTGACTTAATTAAACTTACAGCTTCTTTAAAAAAGCTTTTCAAAACATCTTTGTTCATGGTTAATATCCTTATAAATTAAATTAGACTAAAAACAAAATAAGTTAGATAGATAAATCAATATTAGGAGATTGGTGAACCCAATCTCTTTTAAAAATTATGTGTCGTCAGCATTAAAATGCTTTGATAATTCACTTTAATGATATATAACTGAAATATTTTATAAAGGCAATAAACAGAATGATACTTTTTCTTCAAGATTGGGATAAATATCCCAATTCAATCGTTCACCTATCCACTAAAAATCAGTCGTTTATCGACTTAGCAAATATTTACAAGAAGATGGGTATTAAAAACTATTACTTCCATCTTGCTTTACATGACCCTGATTTAGAATTTGTCGATCCATTTGATCCAAATTTAACCCCTCACATGATTTCTAAAATTGCTACAGAAATCGCAGTAAACCCATGGTACTTTTTTAGAGAATTAGCACAAGCACCTGACTCTAATGAAGATACTCGTATTTTCTTTAGAGCTAATAGAGCGAACATCTCATTGTTCTGGTGTTTCTTTAACCATTGTCAGTATTTCTTAATCCAACCACGACAAACTGGTAAATCATTCTCTACAGATATTATCATGCAATATCTGTTGTGTTTTCGTAAGAGTCTTAAGATGCTTCTTTATACAAAAGACTCTGACTTACGTACCGTAAACGTAATTCGTCTTCGTGCACTTATTGCTACCTTGCCTTCTTACTTAAATCCTATTACTCGTAAGGATAGTAATAATACAGAAGGCATTACAGTATTAAGTAATAATAACTATTACAATACGATTATTGCTCAGGAATCTGAAGATGCTGCTTATAAGCGTGGTCGTGGTAACACCGTGGAAGTTCGTCAGTGTGATGAGGTGGCTTTCTGTAAATTAAACCACATTACCATTCCGTCTATGGGTTCGTCAATGGACGCGGCGAGACAAAAAGCTTTAGAGCAAGGTAAAGAAACCTGTTCTATCTTCACAACAACAGCTGGTAAAAAAGACACACCACATGGCCGTTGGGCATACGAGGTATGGAATGAATCTGCACAGTTTGATGAAAAGTATTTTGATTCTTTCGATGCTGTTGAATTTGAAAAACGAGTAAAAGCAGATTCTAATCCTGTTGATCCTTTGTTTAAGGCCATTGGTCTTTTCCAAGTACAAGGAACATTCTCTCATCGTCAATTAGGTTACACAGACGAATGGTTGATTGAGAACATGGCTCGAAACAAAGTAACAGGTGAGGATGCTTTACGAGACTATTATAATGTTTGGACATCCGGTACTGAGTCTTCTCCATTTACAGTAGAACAAGCACAAATGATCAAGAATAGTGAATGTGATCCTGTATTTAGAGATATTGGTAAATTTGGCATTGTTATTAATTGGTACGTAGATAATCATGAACTTTCTAGTATATTCAATAATTGTCCGGTTATTGTGGGTTTGGACTCTTCTTCTGCTATTGGTAAGGATGCCTGCTCACTAACATTTGTAAATGCTTTAGATCTTAACATAATTGGTACGGCAAGTATTAGTAAAGTCAATCTCTTCCAATATGCTCAATGGCTTTGTGATTTGATTATTCGCTTTCCTAAATTGTTGCTGGTTCCTGAGAATCGTTCATCTGCACAAGGTATTATCGACTTCTTAATTGAGACTTTACCGGCACATGGTATTAATCCATTTAAGCAAATCTTTAATACTATTGTTCATGAAAAAGATGAGAAAGCCAGAGCATTCATGATGATGGATGCACATCCTAATCCAGCTAGTGTAGCCAATATGTATCGTAGTTCATTTGGTTATAGTACTTCTGGTAAAGGTCGTTATAGTCGTGATAATCTATATGGTGAAACATTCTATCGAGCTATTGATGTTATTGCTGATAAAGTAAAAGACAAGAAACTGATCCGCGAGCTATTAGGATTGGTTATTGTTGATGGTAGAATCGATCATGGCTCTGACAAAGAAGATCACGATGACCAAGTAATTTCTTGGTTATTGGCTTGTTGGTTTGTATTTAACGGACGTAATGTTAATTATTACAATATCAATAAGGGAAGATTCTTGTCTAATGTTGTTACTGCTGGTGAAGAAATCGATCCAGTAAAACAAATGCAACAAAGAGAACAAGAAGTATTGAAAGATAAGATTTCTAATCTGTACGAAGAATTATCTAATACTGAAGACCATTTTGAGTTTGCTAAATTAGAGAAAACCATTCGTCTGTTAGAATCTCGTTTAACTCCTGAATCTAAATCACAAATGGCGATGTCTGTATCCGGCATGATTGATGACTTAAAAGAAACTCGTCGTATTAATGCTTTACGTTCTTCACCAGACATGCTGAATGACGTAATGGATGGTTTAAGCCACATGAGTGATGTATTTACAGGAAATCCTTATTTCGGTAACCGTTATGGCAATATGACGAATAATATTTACCAAAACCCTAATGATATTAGCGATATTAATTATTGGTTAAGTTAATAAGCATAAATGAATTACTCTCCTACTCAATTAAGAGTAGGAGAGTAGATTCTATTTTATTTTATCTTGCTTTAAGATGTCAGACATTTTAATGTCTAAAAAAGCAGAAGCAACCGCATTGATTTGTTGTTTCTCGTCGTAGAATTTGGACAACAATGCTGGAATTTGCATAGTTGAATTCATTACTCGAGCTACATTATCAGGAAAACAATCTGGAACGATTCCTGTTATCTGATACAATACAAATTTGCGTTGCTTTTTCCTAAACCATGCTACATTATTCCTTTTCATCAAATAGGTTCTTTTAATAACTACAATATCCATAGGACAATTATATTTTGTCATGATGGTAATAACTGTAGGTTTGGATTCGTCTATTTTAGAAAAGTCAAAATCTGTAGAGATTAGATTTGATAAGTTATGGGCTGTTTTACAAGTTTTAGCTAGTAACTTTTCAAAAAAGCTCATTTCTCATTCCTTAAAGTAATATTTATTAAATATACACTTTAAGAATAATGTAATTGCCAATGTTAAAATAATTATTTACGTTATCCTTGGTAGTGTTTCATGGTGAATGCTCTTAATACAATGTACAGCATGACACCGGTACGCGTAGCTGCAATAGCTGATCCAGATTTCACTTTTGTAGCTCTTCTAACAATACCTTCCATGTCATCTCGAATTTCGAGAAGGGTTTCTTCTGTTGATCGTGATGAAGTATAAACACCTTTCATCTTGGAGAGTAATCCAGAGATGTCAGATTTATTTTTCATGATATTTCTATTAAGATACAGATAAGATAGTAGATGGTTCATGAGTTTAGCAATAATCTCATCAATTTCTAATTTTCCTTCTGATCCTTTACCATAGGTATCGCTAATCCAGCTTAAAGTACTTCTGAACATTTGTGCAGGCATAGTTTTATTACTGTTTTCAATAATCGAAATCAAATCTAATTTGATAAACGAATGCTTATCAGCAATAATACCTTCGAGATATCGTTTATAAGTTTCTAATGATTTCTCTTTGTCTTTTAACACCTCTTCGCCATCAGATTCAATAAACGTAGACGAACTAGAGGTGATCGTCGTTGTTTGAAGATTCTTTTGGACATTGTAGATGTTCTTTAACATATTCTTAATACGTGATTGAGAGTCAGTAATCATGTAACCTACTGAGTAACCTGTATTACGAATATCGACATCCATCTTCTCAATAGTGAGTTTATGGATAGAGTGTTTCATGTCTGTCGTGTCATCACCACGTTCTCGCAATACGGCTAACCACGAACCTAATCGCTTAATAGCGTATTTATTAGACATTGATGACAGTGTAGCTTCAGCTGTTTGTTTTGAACAAGGATATGGCCAGTGTCGTTGCATACGAGATGTCAAGAAACGGATATTCATGACAATAATAATGTCAGACATTGCTTTCTGTTTTTTAGAATCAGGTATCTTTGTTGATTTCCAAATAACGTGAACTAACCAGACACAGCTTAACGAGAATGGATCAGAAGCTACTAGATAATGTACTGGGGATATTAATTCAGCTAAATCAGGAGCAATATCCAATTCATCAATTCTTAAAATCTCTTCAAACCATTTCAAACGATCCGAATTAACAAATTTAACAACAGTATCGCCAATAGTATCACCACCAAAAAATTGAGCATGTTCTGGTGATTTAGTAATAAAGGAATTAAGGTATTGTTCAATTCTATCACATAGTTTTGTATCTATAGATAGGTTCGAGCAATGGTCATTAAATACCTCTCGGACATTTTTGTACATTTAATAAATTCCTTAATGCAAAAAAAATAACTAAGTATGATCAAAAAATAGAGAGTATTCCTAAATGGAATACTCTCTAATCTTCAACTATTTATAAATTTAAGATAACTTTTCAGCACCATTAAGTTTTGATTTACGAACACCAAACCAGAAGTCACAAAACTCTTTAATGATTGGTTCTGGATTCACTAAATAATCATGCTCTGGTTTAACGTAATTCTTATTAACTATATCAATTTGTTCCAGTACTGTTTTACAAGCACGTTGGAAATTCTCGATAGAAAAAGAATCGATTTCAAAACGACGTTCGATACGAGATACCCATTGTTTCTCTTTACCTTTCTTCCATAACTCGTAATTTGTATCGTAACTAGGTTCTACTTCACGATAGACAGCACGATGAGTAAATCGTCCAGAATCATTAGTAAACGTGATACGGCTAATGACTTTATGTTGATCTGGAGAATCGCTACCAATTACAAATGTAAATGTTTTAGAAGTTGCATTAGCTACAAATTCAAAATAATTCTCGTTATTGATCAGATAATTATTAATCTTTGTAGCTTGAGCAATTTTATCTTCTTCAGAATCCGCGCCCCAGAAATCATTTAAAGAATCACGATCCACCGTTAAAACTTCTCGTGCACCAACTACTTCTAGATAGCATCGAACAATGTTTTTAGCATGGGATGAGAATGCTTCTTGAACATCATGGTCTACATTTCCGTAATTCTCAATAATCCAGACGTTTACACGTTCTGGAATAATCTCACTGGTAACACCAATTAAAGTACCAGGCAATGAATCATCTCCTTTTAAGATACGGATATCTTTACGTACTTTTTCTAAACCGGAATCATCAATCAAAATCAAAGTAAAGTTAACATTCATTTTTCATTTCCTTTAATAAAGTTTACAGGTATTGCTTCATTTTAATAATATAGATTTAAAATAAATAAAAATACTCTCCACCCCGTTAAGGAGTAGAGAGTATTTTACTATTAAGAAATTACAACAGGGAATGGGGCAATACTGTAGAATACATCGTTGTTATTGTATCGGGTAAAGAATACCAATGATACCGTAGATGTTGCTTTACAACGAGTAGGTACAGACAAATCCTGATTCCACATGCTAATAGGGAATTCATGTTCTTGACCACCTACCAACAATTTAAACATGTTAGGTTTAGGTGCTTGATTTTCACGATTCGTACGATATTGAGGCATGGTTGAGTAATATACTTTTCTTAACCAATCATCGAGATCTGTACAGCTATTAGCAAAATTATAAGTATAATTCGTACCAGTAAGGACGCGAACATTACAAACTAATCCTTCGCCATATGGTGGATTCTGATAAGTTTCAAAGCCCAGTAACCAACGATCAGCAGTAGCATCAGCTGCATTACGCAACAAACGAATATCTACTTGCTGTGGATGGATATGTTCACGGAATGTATTATTCAGTACGCCTAAGTCAATCGCTACATTCAATTGTTGGTTAGGTCCGAAGAGTTTACCATTCAATGAACGAATTGGTGAATTGGAGGTAATATATACATCGTTAGTCACATCAATCCACTGGTTACGATCCAATGTAAATAAATACCAGTCAAGCTGATAACCAACTGTATCATTTACCCAACGTGGAACTGGGTAGAGTTTAACTGAGTAAGCACCATCACGTTCAGTAATGGTATAGTTAAAGCTACGAGTGACGAAATAACGATTATTGTTATTAATCACATTGACTGATTTCTCATTAGGACCAAGGTAGTACTTAAGTACCAAAGTACCTTTCACACCAACTGTTGATTCTGATGCTCGATCCAGATATAACAATTCAAATTTATTTCCATCAACAGGATAAGTGACAATAGTACCATCGGTATAATGTACCTTACCCATAATGTTAATGGAGTTCTTCAGAATCTGTTCAGGGATCAGAAGATTCGATTCATCCTTAGCATCGATATACATCGAATCAATAGAGATTGCAGAGATGAATTTATCTGCGTCAGACACATCTCGAAGAAGTGCTGATTTCTCAACAATAAAGTTAGTACGAGACAACAAACCACCTTTATCATCGTAAATCAAAATCAAGACCATTTCACCTTGTTCTAATTCATGTGCTGAATAAAACGGAGGCAGGTACCATTGGGTAAGATTATTCGGATCTTGTTGGCCAATTGGTTCTAAGGGAATCTCGTTACCGATTATGTTATAACTAGCATCGTACCGTACTGAAATCGGCAATCCACCAGCTCCGGCTACGGTTCCTTTAAAAGCAATCGCATGGTGAGGTAAAGAACCTTGGATATGGAATTGCGCCGGTACAGTCAATGTAGGTCGCACTACTGAATCATCGTAAAAGATTTGTCGTGCACAAGGAGTTGCCAGTGTACCGCCAGAAAAGAAACGACCTTCGTCTTTAGACATTTCGTCAGAAGACGTTTTAGAAGAGATCTCTTCTAATTCTGGAACCAATGTGGTTTGGTTAACTGAAATAACCTTGTAATAAGTAAAGGTATTCGTGTCTAATACGAAGTCACCTACCTTAGGTACGTATTTACGATGACCTTCTTGTCCTAAATAAATATCATGAATCGCCCAAATCCGCCATACCTGGGAATCATCTAGGATAGGAGGTTCGCCATCAATACCGACAATGGACACGTTCGCAGCAATACCACGACCGTATACAGGCTGATTCACGGGGTAATTATTTTCACTCACGTGTTTTCTCCAATTCGGATAAAGTGAGATATCTCAATCTCATTTCTAAAATAAATACGAATAATTTGTTTTAAGAAACGAACCTCGTGGTAAGTGAGGGTTGTTACATCGGTACGATACGTTGGGTGAATGGTAACGTGTTTCATCGAGATATTGTCTAAACGGAAATAGGGTTCCGCAACAAATAAATCTTTATAGTTACTTTCCACAAAGTTAATGACTTCTTGGTCATTGTATCGAGTTTCGATGTTAGGGAATTTATACTGTTTTCGTTTTAGATCGTGGATGATCCTAGACAAAACAGTTGAGTATACCTTATACAATCCTTCAATTGGAGGATTACTTGTAAACTTGGTATCTTTAAAGAATTGTCCCATGTAAGCAGATACACGTCTATCTAGATCGTCTGCTTTGCTCTTAAAACTATAAGTATCTTCAATGTATGTTTTACGCTTCGGTACGATAATGTCACGAATTTCGTAAGGTCTACCTTCTAATTCATCTGCCCGCTCAGGAATAATGTTTCCGCGTTCAGAAAAACCTAACTTGGATTGGTCAATGATCCCGTTACCTACTTTAAATAGATAATTCTTATCATCGAAAATTTCCCAAATACCATTTCGAGAAAGCATATGGTTATTTACATAACCTACTTGTCGATTAGTGGTGATACCTGCTAATCGAGTACCTTCTCCGTTTTCTTTCGGTTTTGTCTCCGCAAATGACATCATTCGATAAGTGATTTCTTGACTGTTCTTAGAATGGTCAATACATGACTTATTAATAATGTATACATTTGGAAACTCTACGAAGTAATCGATTCCTTCGATCAGGGCTTTACCATTTAGGAATATATCTAGGTAACCGTAAGGAATTCGTACAGGTCGTGCAAACACATTATCTTTTTCAGCATTATAGTAATGTTGATTTAATGCGAAGTTTAAGATGCCTTTAGTAAATGGTACCAAAATAGTACGACACAAGAATGTCTTATCTGTTCTTACTGTAAAGGTATAATCACTTAACAAGCGATCACTTGTTCCTGTAATTACAATGCCTCGTTTACCATTAATGGTCTTCCAAGCCCATACCCCTTCTTCGTTAGTCACATCTTCCCATCGATCAGGTTCTTCTTCCAGAGTCTTCACACAGGCATATACTCTAAATTCCTCATCTTCTGGAATTTCTACTTCTAGAATATCAATATAATCATTAGGCTGACGCGTACCGATACCAGAAATAAATTCAACTAAGCGACATTCTGGAGAAGTTACTGGGTACTGATTATAATCACCTAAACGTCTCCATGCCAAAAGCTTACCTTTTTGATCATATTCGAAAATGGTTGAGTATGGTCGATAAGCATAAGGCACATTGACTAACTTACCACCTAATCCGTCATCAATAAACGTTTCGTATGGATGTAGTGATTTACCAGTATAGTAAGTCGTAGCATTATAACCATATGCATCTTGTACTTCTTTTAAACTACAAACCGCTTTAGGTTTAGAGATCAATTGAGATAGAGTAGATGATTCTAATTCATCAGCTCGCCATTCTTTAATATTACTACGAACACCTTGCATGGCAGCTACACGATTTTGGAAAGCAAGTTTATTCAATTCGTGTAAGCGATTATTGACAAACGGCATTGTACGTTTACCGTATTGTTTACGATAAAATACTTTAAATACCACATTGGCAATTTGCTCATTAATGAAGTCATGATTGTTCATCATCTCTCTAACTAAGTTAGTGGAGATAGAGAAATCACAATTACCTACTTGTCGAATATTGGTTTCTGAATTTCGATGCAACATTACACCTCGAAATAATTTAGGTGTTGTTTTCGGATAAGCACATAAGTGAAAATCACAATCATCGAAATATTCAAATAAGTTCTTACGATAAGACAATCCGTGCGTAAATAGATACTTACGGATCTTATCAATAATAGATTTAAATGTAGGGATGGTACTGATCTTCATTTCTACGACTTTAGTAATCGTAGAATCGTAAATCAGTTCAACTACGTCTTTTTCAAGAATCTCTACAGTAATCGGGTCATTAACCAAGTAACCATTGATGTAGGTAAAAATATACCCAGGTTTAGACTTATATTTATTGTAGAAATTGATCAGAGGACTCTTGTCAGAAGTACGGTATGGTTTAGCATACTGGATAGCAATTGTCTCTTTAGGAAGATTCTGATCATCGTGATGAAGCAATGCATTGTTATACGTTCTGAATAAGACATCTTCAGTATTCATGTCCCAATTAATTTTCAGATCTTCTTTAATAACTAATACTAAATTCTTCTCACGAGTTAGAGTGTAGTAGATATGTGTCAATGGAATAACAATACCTTTATCAGTATAAAACTGAAATACTACGGTTTGCTCTACGCATAAGTCCGCCATGTTATACCAGTGTGAACGATCATGCCATTCTACAAAATTAAAATTGAACATTTCCTCAGGAACTTGTCCAATCATGTAAGCATGATAACGTTCATGTTTAGATGGAAGGTTATAATCTTCCGTAACGATTTTAACATGGTTTCTAGCACCGCCCAAAGGAGTGATGCGTTTTGGTCTTACAATACTTTGGTTATCTTGGTGTGGAGCTGCCCAGAGATTATAGAGATAATGACCTATTAGATAAGGTACACTCATCGGTACACTCCTTTTATTAATTAATAATCGTTTACAATACTATTTACAGCAAGAATGAAGTTAGCACGGTCACGATTAAAATTCTTCAATGCCATTTTTGTTAAACCAGCATTTTTAAATACTTGCTCTGATAAACACACTACTAAGGTAGCTACGAATGTAGGAATGTGTTCTACAGACATTGCTAGGATTTGTTGTTTTTCTAAACCAATCCAGACATTAGCATTAAGGTTCTTGGCAATTACAGTATAGAACAAACCGCTATTAATTTTCTGAATAGCTGGATTATTCATTTTTAATTTCAATTGCTCTAAGAAATCATCTACATTTTTATAGAATTCTCGATCAACATATCGATACAAGAAGCTAGATGGAATGCCGACATCTCTGGACAGTTTAGCGATAAGCGCATCAAATTCCAACTCGCCTGCATATGTTTCGCTATGTAGCATCGAGTAATACATCCATCCTGACATTGCTCGTAAAGCGACAATCTCTTCACTATTTAAGCTAAAGGCCATAGACAATGAAGAAGTAATCAAGTCTACGTAAGTCTTAACCACATTAGGGGACAATGATTTAATAGAACGAGTACCATTGTTAACAAGATCAGATGTCAAAATAGTACGAATGGTTTGTAGCGAGAACAAAGGTTTGTTCGCTACTGTGTACTCACCCTCTTGACGTTCTCGAATAAATGATGATAAATCACAAACAGTATATTTCAAACCTTTTACTGTTTCGATAATCAACGGATGGTCAAATTTGGGAACGACTGAATTAGGATAAATAAAAATTGATTTATTTTGTTCATTCACTTTCAACCAAGGGTAATTTAAACCCAATGATTGTCGAATAGTTTTTTGTTGTTCGTCGGTTTTAAAGAAACTACCAATTGTAGTCTCGTAAGGCGAATAAAAAATGGCCATTTATTTTATTCCTAGGTTAATTAATTTAATTAAATAAAAGCTTTTATAAGTAAAGTCTCCGTAGAGAACATCATACTTTTTACTGATAAAAATTTCAATGTGATTTATATATAGAAACTAATTACCACGATATTATGAATATCGTGGCTAAACACGTTATCATTTTAAACACTAATACTGTTTAATTTATTGCTTATTCGCTCGTTAATAGAACATTACCGGTAATGTTTTTCATGTATCTGTTTAGGGTTAAACCTAATACAGCGAATACAATTAAAATTTATTTATTTTAACAATAGTCTAATCTTAATCAGGTTAAGACATTGGAGATTTTTAAAAAATGGATATCTACATTAATAATCCTACACCCCACAGTTTCCACCTGGGTACTAAGGATATGTCCGGTAGACCTCAATCCGTTGTCGCCACTCCGCGTGCACCACATATGGCTTTTTGCCCATTCTACGCTGAAAAAGGTCCTACCGAGGAAGTAGTTGTCGACGGTGAAGCATTTATTAAGCTCTTCGGTAATAAGACTTTGGATCCTCTCCACAAGTACTACAACCACTCTTCTGTCTTCATCGAAGGCATGTTGCAAGATAGTGGTACCATTATCGCTAAACGTATCGTTCCTGAAAACGCGATGCGTAAAGCCGGTATGCGTCTGTCTATCGAATATGTTGAAGTAGAAGTAGATGAATACGAGCGTGATGCTTCTGGTCAATTCCGTTTAGACCGTGGTAAGAAAGTATCTACAGGTCGTAAAGTTCCTGGTATTACTTACCGCTGGGTTTTGGAAGAACTGAAACCAGAACAAATTACTTTGGCTAGCCGAACTGTATCTAGTTCTGGTTTGGGTAAAGGTGCAACTAATCAAGTTGACTTTGCTGTCAATGGTGTGGTTGGTAAACGTCTTCCTATCTTTGACTTCGAAACCAGCTCTCCTGGTGCTTGGGGTAATTTAACCGGTATTTCCATCTGGGCACCTAAGACCACTGACCAAGCTCCTTTGAATACTATCGCTTTTAGCGATACAAATTCTTACCCATTCCGTCTTCAAGTATTTACTAAACCTAACGCTACCAGCAACAAAGTTGTAGAAACTACAACTAAAGGTGCTCGTGAAATCGATTTCTGTTTGAAACCAGGTGCTGTTTCTAAAGTAGGTGTTCGTTACTACTTGGGCGAAACTTTTGTAAAACATTACAATAACAATCGTCCTGACGAACCTAATCTTCCTGCAACTTTCGGTTCTTTCAGCAACATTCACGTTTACCAAGCAAACATCGACAGCATCCTTTCTCTTTTCATGCAAAAAGAATTGGATGTATCTGGTACTCAAGTTCCGACTCTGAATCCTCAGACTGGCGAGATGGAAAACACCACTCGTTACTACGGTGACTTTGCTGCTGTAACTGAAGAAAACAAAGCAGACTCTAAATATCTGTTTAACTTGTTTACTGGTACTCACTCTGACGGTCGTCCTTACCAAACTTTCCGTAATTCTGACAACATCTCTACTACTGAAGGTGAAGTAACTGCTTTGCGTGAAGGTTCAGTACAATGGTCTACTGGCGGTACTGATGGTGAGATGTCTGATGAGTTGTTTGCTGCTGCTGTTGATGCAATGCTCGATGAGTTTGCTGACGCTAACAGCCGTTACATGGATGACACTACTTATAACGATTCTGTCTTCTACGATACTGGTTATCCAATTGAAACTAAATTCAATCTGAACAAGTACCTGGTTAACCGTAAAGACCGTTGGGTGTGTGCTACCACTCACGTATCTGGTGAAGGTATCATTACTGCTGCTGAAGAGATTGCTCGTCTGGCGGCTATTCGTAACCGTTTGAAACTGGCTCCTGATTCTGCAGTATTTGGTACTGAAACATTCCGTGCTATGGTTATCCGTGGTAGTGGTCGTTTCCGTTCTTCTGTATCTAGTTACGAAAAACGTGTTCCAGTATCTTACGAGATCTGTCGTTTGTTTACTAAATATTGGGGTGCTAAAATTGGTCGTGCTGACGCTCGTTGGGATCCTACCGAAGGTGATAACAACTACCTGCGTTACCTGACTGATATTTCTAACCCATGGGTTCCTTACATTCAACGTAACGAAGCATGGGCTGCTGGTGGTATGTGGGTAGAACGTAGCGAATCTGGTCGCTTCTACTTCCCGATGATTCGTACCATTTACGAAGATTACTCTTCTACCTTGATGAATGCTCGTATCATGTTGTTCCATGTTGAATTGAACAAAATTGGTGCTGAATTGCGTCGTCGCTTCTCCGGTAAAGACTGGTCACAACTGCGTCTGAAACAAGAAGCTGAATCTTGGTTCTACTCCCAAATTAAAGACAATAAATTTGGTGGTACTATTGAGGTTCAAGGTGAGTTGTACTTCACTGCTATCGATACCGAACGTTCTTGGTCTTGGCACTTTGTTGCACGTGTATACGGCGACAACATCAAAACTGTTCAAACGTTCTACAGTGAAAACTATCGTCGCGAAGATAAGCCTGAAAATTTCAGCGGCATTAGCGCCTAAGTCTATAACTAGGGGTTATTTATTTAACCCCTATTTTATTTCAAAATTTTAAAAGGTAAAAATAAAAATGGCACGTATTGAACCCGTTTTTATGTCTAAAAATACGGGCGGTTTTGCTGATGGTATTCAGGCTCCTGTTGTAGGTCTTATCGAGGGTGGTAACTTCGGTTATGCTAAACAATGGGCTGCTTGGATTAATAATACTCCATACACTTCTCGTCCGCTGATTAGTTTTCTTTTGGAAGCTCCTTTGGGCTTTAAACTTCTTCCTGATGGTAAAGTCCATATCGCTATCTTGCGTAGCCTGGTAGAAACTATTCGTCACCGTATTACTGGTTTGGGACACAAACTCACTGTAGCCACTGACCAAAACCAAGCATTTGGTGGTTCAGGTCAAAAGTACGAAGTATTCACTAACGTGACTGAAGATCCATTGAACGTTTCTATGTCTTTCTGGGAACGTCCAGGTTTGGCTATCGGTCGCTACATGCGTTACTGGATCGAAATGCTGATGATGAATATGGAAACTAAATATGCTTCCATTTCAACAGTAGCTGGTACTCAAGATTACGATGCAATGCCTGACATGTATTCCATGTCTATGTTGTTTATCGAACCTAACGCAACCATGACTAAAGTGGTTCAATCATGGATCGGTATCAACATGTGGCCTAAATCTTCTGGTGATAACGAAGCCAAACACGATAAAGAAAACCCTTCTGAAACTCGTGAAATTCAAATTGAATTTACTGGTATCTATCATTACGGTCCTGGTGTTGACTTCTTTGCTCAAAAATTCCTTGACAGTATTAAATTAATCAACGCGAATGCGTATCATGAAGAAGCTATACATTCCAATATTGGTCTGGACTCTATGGTCGCCGCTTCTAGGATGTCTTTTGGGGAAACTGTCCGCAATATCAGTAGACGGCAATTCAAATAAACAATTGATTATATAAGAAAAGGATAATATCCCTCTTATATGAGAAGTTGTAGTTTATCGTTAAAATAAAATACCGTTCTCCTTAATCGGGGAACGGTATTTTATTTATTTGTTTATTTATTATAGAAAGAAATCCAGATGAAAGATACTAAATTAAACTTATCTGAATGTAAACAGATTGAGGGTTATACTTTCCTCTACTTTTTACCAGATGGGAAAGTATACAATTCAAATTCAAAACGTTTTATAGGTGGGAAACACTTCTACGATGCAGAAACCGATAAGTATATTAACTTGGTATCTCTAAGAAGAAAAATAAATAATGGTATTGACTTGTCTGGATTTAAACCTATTCCTGAATTCCCAAAATACTTAATTGATGAAAATGGTACTATATACGGGACTAAGAATAACATTGTAATGAAAACAGTATTTGACAAGGGTGGTTATAAAAGAATATGTTTAAGAGATAGTACTGGTAAGAAACATTTTAGAAGTATTCATCAACTAGTATTATCTGCTTTTAATGAATCCGAATACAAGAGATTAAAAGACTCTTATAAAAAAGATCAGGATGATTATCTAGTAGTGAACCACATTGATAGTAATAGAACTAATAACCATATTAGTAATTTAGAAGTCGTAACTCAGCAAGAAAATATTAGACATGGTATTGAACATGGTAATTGGACTTCTAATTCAGTCATGATTAAATTCTTAGATAGTGGTGAAATTAAACATTTTGATTCCATGATTAGCGCTTCTAAATATTTGAATTTATCAGAATCTGCATTTCAGCGTCGGTTCGATAATAAGAAGTATCTAAACGTGGTTTATACGACTAAAGAACATGGTGACCACCAGATTAAATTAGCTAGTGATGCCGACTTTGGTGATCCTATATATTTTGTAGATAACGGAAGAGGTTCAAGTACTGGTATTAGCGTTATTGACTATCGAGTATCTCCTTTTCACGAAGTAATCTATAAAAGCTTTAATGACTATTCTAGAAAAACTGATATTTCTACAGCTACAATGTGTCGAGCATTTGCTAGGAGTAATCAACCAGTACTTTCTAATTTACATCGTTTAAAGAAACTAGATAATTTTGAAGAATGGGTTACCACAGATCCTATATTAGATCACCTAAAAATGGTTAATGCTAATGCATTAGTAATTTTGAAAGAAGATGGTAGCGAACCACCTACAATATCTTTAGTGTATAACTATACTGGTTTACGTCAATGGAATTACCATTCTGATATACTAGAATTAGCCATTAAACATAAACCTTATAAACATGAACACACTAATAGATTATTTTATTCTTATAGTGATTTTATTAGATCTGAATGGTATAAGAAATGGGGTAACCGATTTAGCGAGTATGAATATCATGGTTTTAAAGGAATTGAAAAAGAAATTTCTTCTTTTATAGATGGTTAAATTTATCAAAAAAAAATAAGTCCTCTACTCCTTTTTACGGGAGTAGAGGATTTTATTTTTTATGCTATATTATTTAGCAGCTTTCTTTTTCTTATTGATGCATATATCAAATCCACCAATGATAACGACACTATCTTTCTGACTTGGGTCTACTTTTGAAATCATGCCTACATCTTGCACAATATAGACTGGTCGCAAAATAAGATCTTTGTGATAGTTAGGATGGGATTTATTTTCAAATAATACATCATCTTCACCTGGATATCCAAATACATCAGCCATGACTTGTCCGTCCAATACTTTCAGACGGCAAACATAGCCGATACTACCTAAATCAAGATAATTCCTGACCCATCCGGTATTTTTATAACCAGCCACTTTGTTAGCAATATAGATCGGAAACCATTCCTTCTTTACCAAAGTATTTACTTGTTCTTTTAGATTTATCGATTTCACAGCATCAGGATTATCCAATACTGCTTTGATTAAACCTAAATTATCATCTACCAGAATACCACGATCGTAATTGGTCTCTTCTTTAATTTGCTTTTCGTATTGCTCTTTAAATTTCTGATGCTGAAATTCATTAGAATACAATTCAGTTAAGTATTCCATGTGATCAACACAATCGTAAATAGTACAAAGAAATAATGCAAGATCTGCATTGTTACCCATATCGGTTAATAATGTAGATAGTTTCAAGATACTGATATCGGTTATCTCTTTATACCTTTTGGCAGAAAGAGTATTAGTTAAAGATGGGTCAGTCCACCGCTTAAAGATATTTACGATATCTTTATTAGCAGTTTTCCCATTATTAATCATTTTAGTAATCCAGTTATTATAATAATAACTTGGACTTTTACTGACTTTAGTCAGTATGTTTTTTAAGTCATCTTTTAATTCAATAAATTTTTCGTTCATTTTCTATTCCTTTATATAGTTAGTTTTATAGAGTCTATTAATCTACAATTGTTTCATCTTTTTCTAATAAGTTATCTGCTGAATTAACGAGATTCCTAATCATTTTGTTAGATTTACGAATATATTCTTTACATGAATACTTATTCAACTCACTAACGAATTTTTCTATCTTTTTATTTTCTTCTAGATCACTAATATCCACAAGAATTCGATCATCACCATCTAAAATACAGAATTGCTCGATATCTGACGTGATCTTGTTATTGATAAGGTCGATAAATCTAAGATCCACATTAAGTCGATCTACGACATTAGCCGTATAATCCATTTCAAGAGAAATTGAGAATAGGGAGTCATCTTTCAGAATAAACATTGGATTTGCGAAATTACAGTAAATAACATAGTAGTGTTCATCAACCCCATCTTTAGAGATGATAATTTCTTTTTTAGTAATGAAATCTTTATAAGATTCCATTGCTGCTAAATGTTCGTCATTTTTCTTAAATACAAACATGTATAAATTTGTAGTTAACATTTTAGTTTCCTTTTACACTAATTAGTTTTTGTGAAAATTCAATATTTGCTTCGATTCGATACTCGATTCTAGAATATTGATTAACAGACGTGATACGTACTATGATCTTTCCTTCTTTATAATCTTTGTGTATTGACATGCCTTGAGTATCATGTTCTTTAGCAAAGTGAAAATAATCCCAATAATGAAAAATCAAATCTTCAAATCTTCTGAATGCTGATTCACTCATCATTTTAATATTAATGCGAGTAATACCTATCATTGCATCACACTCTAATATAAAATAATCTCCTTGTAGCATCATTGAATTGATTATCGCATTAGTTAATGTTTTATACTGATTAGTAAAATCACCTTTGATAGTTGGTTTCAACATTTTGTCGATATAATCCGTATATCTTTCCATGTTAATTTCCTTTATGTAGTTAGATTGATTAATCAGTTATCTTAACGCAATCGAATGCGTAAATACAAGTGAATGAAGAAAATAAATTATTAGACCTACCATTCGAGAATAGAAATCTTGGTATCAGCATACATCCAGCAATGCTAATATCATTATCACGAATCATGTTTGCGTAAATCTTTCCTTCCTTACGATAAATGAAATTTACTTTGCCAATATCTTTACCAATAGATGGCATAAAGACATTAATACCTGTAACAATACTATTTCGAATAATACTGTAACCAGGATGCTTCATTGAGTAAGGATCAACAAGATAATTCTCAATAATTCCAGTCGTATCGAAAATAGGAATGCCTTTATTAATCAGATTGTTTCGGTTTAAGTACGTAGCCTGCAGCTCGTTAGCAATACTTAAAATACCAATTCTTGATTTGACAATATCGATAAATTCATTATACTCCTCATTGGTTAAACGATAAGAAATTTGAATAAACCATTTCATCTCAGGATGTTTTTCTGGATTCGTGATTTTATAAACCAGCATCTGAGCAGTATAGAAATAAATATCTTTTACGATAACTTCTAGTACTTGATTGGATGGTAATCTTCTAACATGTTGTAATCGAGATGTTAAAAAATTACACACACGATAAAGATTAGAAGTTTTAGCGATATTTAATCTTTTATCTAAAAGAATATCTTCTAATGTTTTTCCGTAATATTCTTCTGTAGATGCTGTTTTCAAAATTGTATACAAAGCTCTGGCTAAAGCATTAGCTTGATCGATTTTATATTGCATTAGTTTCATTTTATTTCCTTAAAATGTTCATTGTAATTGAATTCGTACCATGTCAGTCCAAATCCAGCATCTAAAATAAATACTTCTCTTACGGAATTTTTATTAACAAAGCGAAGATACTTTTTCACTTTCTTAAGATAATCCAGTACATCTTTTCTAAAATTAACGCACTCGATATAATTTTCTATATCTGCCGAGTTCATTAACTCTACTCGTACTTTTCTACCTTCATCTACATTACCAGTACGACTAATAACGATATTATTTTTAGCTCTAACTAAACTCTGGATGCAATTTTCTAATGCTGAAAACATTATCCCAGTATTAGTTCGATACTCGTCCCAGTCATTAATTTCCATAATAACCTCCTTAAAAAATTAGTACTCAATAATAACTAGAGTCTCTAGGGATTTTTCCCTAGAGACTCTAATCATTTACTTACCTGTACTATAGGCACCGCTAATTGCATTTATACCAAACGTGATAGCATTCTTTCTTTTTAATGCGTTCTGAAATTCTTCTACATTACCTTCTTTGTAATGTTTCTTCATTTCTTTGCGAATATATCTTAATTGCTCAAGCTTTTCATGAAGTTGTTTTACTACATCTTCACTAGTAAAATGCGCTGCAGAAAGATACGACCTATAAGTACAAGAATGTCCCGCGCTTAAGAAATTGAAATATTCATTATCGAATTTAACATATTCCTTGATCGTTCTGCTAAACCGATCATTGAATTTATCAGCGCTATCAATAACTTCACCAATACCTTCACTAATTGACTTCATCACTTTACAGGCTTTGTTGGTATGGCAAGCTGCTCTATCAAGTTCTTTAAAAGAAACATTAATGGTTCTTTTATTCACTCGGCCTAATTCAATAAAAAATTTCTGGCGTTGTTTGACATTCTTAATGCGTTTGTATTCAACTTCACGGCGTTTCAAAATTTTATTCATTTTATAATCCTTCCACTTCAGATTTATCCATGATATAAAAACCCACTAAACTTTTAATCGTTTTAATAGAGTTTTCGTCAACATTTCCTTCTAACTTCTCTTCTGATCTATAGAAGGGAAGAAGAACAGGGTTAATGCCTTTGTTGTTTTGGCTGTTTTTCAATATTGAAAAATGACACATCGACACTTCTGCTTTAAATCCTTTATCTGTTAAGAAAATCTTAGAAATAAATCCTTCTAAGTTATCCGCACTGAAACAACTAAGTACATCATTTGTATTTTCAGGAGGATTACGAAGCACCAAAACTGGATTACTGGTTCCAGTATTGATTCCGTTTACTGTTGCTCTTACCGGATGTGATTTCTCTTGAGAAGAATTTGTTGCCAAATAATCCAAAATATTATAACTGTCCCAGATCTCAAAAATACCAACATTGCTATTAGGAATAATAGGTTCTGTAGTCTTCTTACCACTTCGACTACTTCTAAATTCCATATTGATAAATCCGTTAGCGTAAATCGTTTCTAACTTATCCGAATAATCGAATAAGTAATCAGGATCCACACTTATCGGACTATTACGATCTTCTTCAATATAGTTTTCAGATTTTGTTAAGTTAAAACCTATTAAACCAATAATGTTATCAATAGCATTTTTTGGTGTGAGTTCTGATTCGGGAACTTTAGTTTTAAATACTGGTTTTAATACATAGTTACCTTTAAATTCGTTATTGTTTCGTTTACCTAACAAGATATATAATTCTCTAGACATGAAGTTAACTCGTTTATCAACATCTGCCTTAATCTTACCATTAACGATTTTTATATCAGTAACATGCCCATCAGGACATGAAACATTTTGATTAGTAGGTGTGATGATACGAGAAATCATCTCGTGATTTTCTAACGCTTTCTGAATAGAAGTTCGAACTGGATGGTTTCTATAGTTATTGGTAGTTAAGATAGTGAGTAAAATATCATCAGTATCAATGATATCAAAACCAAAACTACCAGAACTATATTTACATTCTAATGCCTTATATTTAACTGACATTGCTCGTTTAAGAACCTCAGAACGGACTTCTTCAATAAATACCTCGTAGTCTTCAGGGTTAATGTTACAACACTTGGTAACAAACTTTTCAAGATTTTCTTGATACAAATCATTCCCTGCTATTACATACGGAAATGCCGATATGTCCATTTGGTTGATCAAACGGTTAATCAGAACAAATACAGAAACGTCAAGATAGTCTTTTACCTTATTAAACTTAAGATACAACTTCTTAATCATTTTAGCTAAATCAGATGTATCGTTCGAGTTAGCGATTTGATAAATAGTTTTACCGTATAGGTCTTCTTGGTTTTCTAAAATCGCAACAGTCAATTCTACGATTTCATTAACAATCTTTTTCATCTTCAATTCCTTTATAAAAGTTTGAATAAAATCTTGAAATAATTCAAGAGGTTCATTTTAATAATATAGATTTAAAATAAAACAAAAAAAACAATACTCCCCTACCCTGTTAGGTAGAGGAGTACTATTTAATTAGGTTTTCTGTAATAACGATGACCCGCAGTTTCTTTATGGGTTTTCACAATATTAAGAATAGTGTGTCGACGCACAGTTACTACTCGTCCATCAGTTGTCACTAATGAATAATTACCTGATTTTGTCTTCTTGGCTTTCTTAGAATTGTCACTGGCAAATACTACGCTAATTTCACCATGATCATCTTCCAAGATTTCGTACAATGAAAACTCTATAGGGTATTCATCTTTTCGATTAAAATAAATAACTGGATACGAAGTATGGTGATCGTCATCTTCCTCATCAGAATCTTGGGTTTCGATAACTTTATCTTTAACCTCTTCTGATTCCGCATCAATTACTCGTTGACAATCTTTACAAACAGTAGCGAATAACTTATCTGTTTTAATCTCGATGACTTTGCGTTCTTCAGGATCTAGCGCATTTCCCCATTTCTTAAACAACCTACCAATATACTTCAGCATTAATTAATTCCTTTCAATTATTTTATAAAATAAATATCATATTTCAAGCATATTGAAAGCAATAATAACAGGATATTCCTCTTCATCTAGTTGTAAGATAGGTTTCTCAAGCTTACGATATTCGATTAAAGGTACGATTTCGTACTTATCGGTAATATCTGGTCGATGGAAGAAATCTTTGTATTCGTCGTACAGATCAATAAATGCAATAATTCCTGCTAATCTACGTGTCACATGACGAGCTTTACCAATAGCTTTGCCATTGATTCTTACTTCAATGCCTTGTTTAAAATCAGATTTTAATTGCTTAAAGAATTCATCGCAAAAGAATGGTAACTTACCTTCTGTATAGTCAATGTACTTCTTTAGTAATTGAGAATGCATTGGCCCGCTATTGTATTCGGCTAGATATGAAACTGGAACACCATTACCATTGGTTTTTGATTCTAAATAACCTTGATACAGATGATCACGATACATGATTTTAGTATAGTGCTTAATAACTAAATCAATAAACTTTTCAGTTTGATCATCATTTAAGTTATAAGCGTACTTGATTAACTTCTTAAGATGTGGATTCTTTTCTGTATCAAGAATCTTCATCACAAACATTGCCGCACTGTAAAATTCAAAATCAAGAACGATGTCTTTATATTCTTTTACAGTAAATGCCTTCCTTAAATGCGTTAACCTAATAAATAAGAAAGCAATTGCTTTGAGTGGAAATGATGGAGGTATATAATCTAAATGTACATCACTAAGCACATCTTTAAGAGTTCGATTATAGGCATATGGATCTTTAGTAGCTGTCGCAATACAAACCATGTCGTTTGCTAATTGATAAGCTCTGCATTTATGTTTTTCAAGCAGTTCAGTTGGATACATGTTTACTCCCATTCCATCAAAAAGTTATAAGTGTAAAGTTTACCATCTAGGAAGATATTGATAAGATAGGAATCGTTACCATTCTTTTTACGATTACTACCCATGATGTCTTCACTTAAGTAAGACCATACATTGTAATTATCAATAATTTCTCTTTCAAACAATTCACCTGCTGGATCGTATTGATGATTTCTTAAATCAATTACGTGATAAATTGAATTAAGATTTTCATCTTTGTCAGTATAAATGTTGATATCGTAGTTATACTTTAAGTTTAAAAGCATACGACGAATTTTGTTATTGATTTCTGTAATTTTGATATTGTGAATTTCTAATTCAATAGCGTTCATTTTAAAGTCCTTTAAAAGTTTACTGTGCTGGATTAGCATTTTAATGATATGTATTTAAAATAAAATAATCTACTCTACCTTTTTTTTAAGGTAGAGTAGGCTATGTTATCGTTTCATTTTATAAAATGGAAGTTTACCATCACCGATTACATGATTGTAATGGTAAATAGCTTCTAGTGTTTTAGGTGTCAATGTAATTACACCACCAGTAGAATCTTTCAGTCGATAATTACCAGACATGTTCGGTGTTTCTACTTTATCTAACAAATGATTGAACAGTTTATATTGTTCGCCATCGCGGATAATAGAATGGCTGTCAATACGTGTAACTGTTTCCTCATTCTTACGATAGAATGCAATAGGACGAAGACGAGATTCGGCACGAGTACCATTCTTCTTATAATATCGATCCTGGATGACTTCACGAGCTTCCAGAAGAGCATTTTGAAGTTGTTTAAGGTCAGCCATTGGTAAACTAGAATACGCCACCATTTCATCTTTCAGGTCTTCTAGCAAGTGTTTGATATTCATTACAACATCAGCTTTTTTAACAGCCATTTTTATTTCCTTTAATTGTTAAGTAAGTAAAGTGAATAAGTCATTATTCACATATTTATCAGTATGTATATTTTTTACTATACATATTAGTATAAAAAATCAAACAGGGTAAGTGTATGAATTTCCAAACCCGACTCACTTATTATTTAGGAACAAATTTAGATGGAAAAAGAAGCGATTTCTCTTGATGAATTCAAAATAGTCAGTTTAAAACACAATATCAAACATGCTATTGAGGGTCTTAAGACAGAAACAGGATGTACTACCGAAGAAGTTATTAAATTTCTTCTCGTAGTGCGTCCTTTTGAAATTATTTTCCCTAATGTGATAAACGCAGAGGGGCAAGATAAAGAGGATAAAATAGAAAGTATTACTAAATATATCAAACTGTATTCTAAATCTATCAAGGAATACTGTAAAAAAGAAACTATTCGTTACACTACTGGTGACCGAACAAGTACTTTTTATCCTGAATTAATTACTACTGATAATCTTGTCCAATGGTTCTTATTTAATATTGGGCGTTATCATTCTGGTGATCAATGCTATTTGGTTTCTAGAAACGGTATTGTAGATGATCCTAAAGGACTCATCCCTACTCTTATTCAAACATTTAATATTAAAGACTAATTACTCAAAAGGATTTTCCTAAAATGACTGAACAAAAAATTAAAGTAAAGAAACGTGATGGCCATTTTGAACCATTGGATATTGCTAAAATCCATCGTGTGGTTGAATGGGCTGCGGATGGTTTAGATGTCTCTAGTTCTCAAGTAGAAATCAATAGCCATATTCAATTTTATAATGGTATCTCTACTGCTGATATTCACGAAACATTGATAAAATCCGCTGCTGATTTAATCTCTACAGAATATCCCGATTATCAGTATATGGCTGCACGATTGGCTTTATTCCATATTCGTAAAATAGCTTATGGTGATTACACACCTCCTCACTTGTTTGACCATGTTAAGAAGATGTGTGAATTGGGTTGGTACGATAAGGAAATCATTACTTATTATTCTAAAGAAGAATTCAATGAGCTGAATGATTATATTGTTCATGATCGTGATTTGACTTTTGCTTACGCTGGCATTAAACAGATGGAAGCAAAATATCTAGTACAAAATCGTTTAGATAAAAAACCTTTAGAATCTCCTCAGATTGCATTCATGTTAATTGGTGCCTGTATCTTTAGTGGTTATCCTAAAGAAACACGTATGGACTATGTTAAAAAGTTTTATGATTCTTTATCTAAATTCCATATTTCATTACCTACTCCTGTAATGGCAGGTGTTCGTACACCTACTAAGCAGTACTCCTCATGCGTATTGATCGAAAGTGGTGACAGTTTAGACAGTATTAATGCATCCACTTCTGCCATTGTTAAATATATTTCTCAACGAGCAGGCATTGGCATTAATGGTGGTCGGATTCGCGCATTAGGTAGTGAGATTCGTGGTGGTGAAGCTGTACACACTGGTGTTATCCCATTCTGGAAAATGTTCCAAGCCGCAGTTAAGTCATGTTCTCAGGGCGCCATCAGGGGCGGAGCTGCGACCCTTTATTATCCTATCTGGCATTTAGAAGTAGAATCCTTGATCGTACTGAAAAATAACCGTGGTGTAGAAGATAACCGTATTCGCCAATTAGATTACGGTGTACAATTAAATAAATTGATGTATACTCGTCTGATTAATGATGAAGACATTACTTTATTCTCACCTCACTCAGTAGAAGGCATGTACGACGCGTTCTTTAATGATCAAAAACTCTTTGAGAAACTTTATACTGAAGCTGAGAATAATCCTTTAATTACTAAAAAGAAAATTCCAGCTCGTGACTTATTTAGTTTGTTGATGTCTGAACGTGCAAATACTGGTCGTATTTATATCATGAATGTAGATCACTGCAATACTCATTCTTCATTCGATGAGTTAGTAGCACCAATCCACATGAGTAATTTATGTTCTGAAATCACCTTACCAACTAAACCATTAAATAATATTAATGATGAAGAAGGTTTGATTTCCTTATGTACTTTAGCGGGTATTAATTTAGGTAAGATTGAAAAGTTAGAAGATTTAGAAGAAGGATGTGATCTTTTGGTTCGTTCTTTAGATGAATTGTTATCTTATCAAAACTATCCTATTCCGGCAGCTAAACGTGCAACCGAACTTTATCGTTCATTAGGTATTGGTGTCATTAACTTTGCCTATTACTTAACTAAAAATGGTAAACGAATTAAAGACGGTTCTGGTTTGGAATTAACACACCAAACATTTGAAGCTTTACAATATTATCTATTAAAGAGTTCAGTACAACTGGCTAAAGAAAAAGGTACTTGTTTAGGATTTAAAGATACTAAATATGCTCAAGGTATCTTACCTATCGATACTTATAAGAAAGACATCGATGCTTTCGCACCGTTTGATTTAAAATACGACTGGGAATCATTGAGAGAAGAGATTAAAGAGTTTGGTTTACGTAATGCTACCTTATCTACTCAGTTCCCTTCTGAGAGTAGTTCTCAAGTTAGTAACGCAACCAATGGTATCGATATTCCTAGAAGTCCTCTAACTATTAAAGCTTCTAAGGATGGTATTCTGAAACAGATTGTTCCTGAGTATGAAAAATTGAAAGATCAATATGAATATCTATGGGATGATAACAATAACCAAGGTTTCTTGAAGATTGTTGCTATTATTCAGAAATTCATGGATCAAGCGATTTCAACTAATACTCGATACAATCCTACCATTATGCCTAATGGTAAAGTACCGATGAAACTGATGCTTCAGGAACTCTTGTTAGCTTATAAATGGGGTGTAAAAACTCTGTATTATCACCATACAAACGACGGTTCTAACGACACCCAAGATAGTCTGGATGATGGTTGTGCCGGTGGTGCTTGCAAACTGTAAAGTAAAAAAAATAACTCCTACTCCTGATACGTCAGGAGTAGGGGTATATTTTAATATGTTTTAGTCTAAAGGGATTCTAAACCTTTTTGCAAGAGCTATACCAAGATCATCGAATGCCTCTTCGATTTCATGTTTGGTAGGTCTCTGATTAAAGCTACCATCGAATGGTTTACCGAATGTCTCACCAAAAGGATTATCCATTCCTGATAATGATTTAGGAGCCGTATATTTTCTATTAACTGCTTTCTTTCTTTTCTTTTGGATCGTCTTCATTTTAGTTTTCCTTTTTTTCATTGTGGTCAATGGTTATATTGTATTTATAAGTGATACCGATTTCATCTACATAGCCTAAAATAACGACTATTCGATCTATTCTAGAATATGTATTACTGATCGTACATTGATTAAAGTAATGATCTTTCTTTTTACTAACACTTAAGCCAACAAACCAAAATGACATTAAGTTATAAAAATTAATCCATGTTTCTCGATCAGCATATACATCAATGCTGTAAGTCATGAGTTTTGTTAAGTTTGTTTCTTTATCACCTTCGTATTCTCGGTAAACAAAGTATTGTTTGTTCCATTTGGAATCATTCATCTTTAAGAAAGATTCAATACTATTTGTTAGTTCATCGTAGAATTTTTGATCCATTTCTGAATCGACATTAGATGGACTCATTTACAATTCCTTTATAAAGTTAGTTTTAAATTTTTAATAGTTCTTTATTTTCTTCTAAGTATTTTCTAAATTTAGTAATCATGTACCGAACACGAATACTGTGGTGTTGTTTCTTCTTACGAGACTTATATGCCTTAAGTTTATATACAAGACGCTCATCGTTACTAAATCTAATAAAACGATATTTTCTCTTGTGAAATTTAATACGTTTAGCTAGCATTTTCATCTTTAATTTCCTTAACTTGAGTCTGATATTCTTTAGGTATGTCCATTCTATATTTAGACACTCTCCAATCACGATGACGATACACTACATTAATAAATTCCCTATAGTTACTATCGTTTAAATGATAAAAGAAACAAAGAAATTTCTTTAACTCCTTTTGTTCTTCTGTAATTGGGATATCTACATTATCGAGTACTTCTTTTAGATAGTTAAGATTTTTATTCTCAGTTAAATCACGAAGCACTTTTAAACTAAAATGTTTATTGGATTTCATGGTTTTTAAACGACTTAACCATTGTTGTGAAATCTTACATGTAGACTCGTGCATTTTTACCATTTTCTCTGGTGGAACGTAGATACGGTTTAGAACGCGTGTTCCTACATCCATAGCTACCTCAATTAAAGCCATTGCATCACCAAGAACATATGCCTTATCTAATAAAACTGTCTTTAACGTATTCATTTTTAATTTCCCTAATTAATATTTTGTTTTATTCTACAATTAACCTTAAGTCATCAGGATAAAATTCAAATGACTCTCCTTCTTTAATACACCATCCTTCGGTGTAAACATATTCTTTATTTTCTTTATCGAAAGCAAGAATGTCTTTCGTAAATTCCAATTCTAGAACTGTTTTTCCATGTTCGTCTTTATCTACACTGACGTCAAGAATAAAACTAAACTCTTTTATTCTTTCTACAATTTCATTAAGTCTTTCAACTTCTAATTTATCTTTATAAACTCTCATTTTATCTTCCTTATATTTTACTAATACTAGAGGGGTATCCCTCTAGTATTAGTTTATTAAAGTTTAGTGATTAAGATTCTCTAAAGAAAATTCACTTGGTTTGATAGCATATTGTTTAGCGCTATTCTTAGCAATAGAAATAAGATTAACTAAATCATTACGTGGAATACGGAAAATAGTTTCTGTCGAACCACAAATCAATTTAGATTTTGTAAAGAGGCTATTTTCAATACTCTCAACAACACAAGCACCATCAATAAAAATAGTTCGGTCTTTAGTTTCAATAACCGGAATGCCATTTATCGCTCCGATGATTGGATTCTCTTTATCGAATAAGTAAGAATAAGAATTCTTAGGATAGAATAACGGCAATTCAGCCAATTCACTTAAAGCATTTCTTTCTTCAGTACTATTCTGTCTAATCACAAATCCAAAATTACCAAATGCCGGATCAAATTTTACATAAAAATTCGATACACTGATCGCTTCGAATCTGAGTACTTCCTCTTCGATTTTCCAGTTAACACTACTAAGTACAGAAACCAATCCTTTAGCACTAGGGCCTAATCCAACAATATTAGCGATAGGTGTATGGTTAGGAGCCGATTGTGTATCGTTTTGGATATTAGATTTGATTTTCTCCTTAGAATAAGCATTCAGACTAGATATAGCCAGATAAAGAATTACCTTATCTGTCAAGTGTTTGATTCGATAAACCATTTCAGGATGCTTATCACCAAACAATTCTTTACATTGTTTCTGAATAAATCGACAAAGAGCAGAATTATCAACCATTCGTTTTTCTTTGAAGTAATTAAATGCGATTATATGCAATATATTAACTTCAAATAAATTAGTTCCTTCTTTATCCAGATCGTAGATTAGAAGCTCTCCATCTGTTGTTTCAATTTTACAGATATATTTATTATCTGTATCTTCCAATTCAAAATTCTTAATGACCGGACCGAGAACCGTTTTTAGTAATTTATCTAATTCTGAATATGCTCCAATAAAATCAATTTCTATGCCCAGCAGTTCGATTTCAGGGTTGTACAATTCCATTTTAAAATTTCCTTATGTAATTAAATTTGAAAATAGAGTAGGGGTATCGTTACCCCTACTCCGTATTAGTTTATTTTACAGTTTTAAATACCAACATTTTCAAAACTTTCTTACCATCTACAGTTTCAAAAACAGGTATTAATTTAGCATAGTGCTTAGGTTTATAAAACATAGTCTTATTAGATTTAATTTCCTCATCACTATATTCCTTAAGGAATTGATAAGATAAACACTTTTCATTCGGTTTGAATTTACCAGCTATAAATTCAGTACTACCAAAAGTAGTATTTAAAACAAAACCAAAACATGTACCAAGTCTATGTTTCTTTAATTCGTCATCAGGTAATTGAATAAATTCTTCAGTAGTACCCAAGTATCCTTTATCGTAATATACTGGTACCCTTTTATCCAATTCTTCAACGCTACTGTTATAAAAGAATTCTTTAAAGCCATTTGAATCTACGACTGGAATTCCTGTAAAATTCATTTTGTCTTTAATGAATTTGCGGTAATGATTATGTGTTACCATCAGGTAACACATTTCCTTAACCACAAGATCTACAAACTCATCAAACTCTTCTTGAGTTTCAATTTCATAACGACTAATTAAAAACTCTTTAAAGATTTCCATTTTATAACGTATTGTAGAGACCACTTTATTCATTTCGTGGAATAAAGTGAAAAATAACGGAAAATAAGATAAACTAGATTTCTTTAAGAGTCTACTTAACTCAATACAGCGAACACGATTATCTGGATTTTTAGACATCTCATCAAGATGCCCAAACCAGTCAACAGCTAACTTACCTGTGATTTCCATTGGAACTGGAGCATCAGAGGGAGCATTATTAGCTTCCCTAATTCTTTTGGCTTTTTCATCAGAAATGTAAAAGTCATTTAAGGTTTGTTGAATGGTTTTATCACTAGAAGCAGATGAAAATACACTACCGAGTTGTTTAGCAATAACACTATAAGATTTCATGTCTTATTCCTTTTATTTAGGTTAAAAAATAAGAAGTTTATTTATAGTAGCCTTCCTTCACTACTCATTTTAATATTATAGGTTTAAAATAAAACAAAAAATAAAGATACTCCAATAAGGTATCTTTATTTTCCATACTTCATCAAGCAGTAATTTTAAATAATTTACTACCTGGATAGAATTCGAATGATTCGTCTTCCAATACTACTGCGGTATTTTTACTACCGCGTTCATTGGTGGTTTCATCAACTACCTTGATAGATTTCTTAAATATTACGTAAAGCGCCATATCATCGCCACATCCTGTACGACTTAATAAGACTTTTTCTACTAGACTACAACCATTTAAATCGGCAATAATCTTATCCTTATTCTTGAGAGTAAGTTTTCCAGTAATAACTGACTCATGAGAATTAGAAAATAATTTACAAATAAAATTAAACATGATTACGTCCTTTACAAAGAGATTAAAAATAGAGATACCTTATTGAGGTATCTCTATTTTATTTTACTTTAAGAAATCATTTAAATCTTTTTCTTCAATGATTTCAATACCTAACTTCTTGGCTTTCTCTAATTTCGATCCGGCATTCTCACCTACAATTAAATAGTTTAGCTTACTACTAATTGACGATAACATTGTACCACCATTATCCGTAATCAGCTTCTCTATTTCCTTTCTAGGTCTGGTTAACGTACCGGTAATCAAGAATGTCTTCTGATCTAATTTATTAGAAAGCTTCTTTTCTTTCTTAAACTTAAATTCTACTAAATAGTTTAGAACCAAATCACGATTCTTTGGATTAGAAAGATATTCGTAAATGGCTTTAGCTTTTATAGGTCCTACACCTTCTAGATTTACTAATTCCTCGTAAGTAACATCTAATAAACGAATAATGTCTTTATACTCTTTTAATAAAAGCTTAGACATTCTTTCACCTACGAAACGAATTCCTAAGGAATATAAGAATTTCTCAGGAGTCGTATATCTAGAAGCTTCAATAGCTTCAAAAGCATTTTTAGCAGTTAATCCTTTACCTAATACTTTTTCTAAATCTTCTAAAGACAGACGGTATAAATGAATTGGATAATAAATTGCTTTCGCTTTAAATAAAGCTCGAATAATGAATTCATCCACGCCTTTAATATCCATTCCATCCCGCGAAGCAAAATGCAATATGTTCTGGATTAGCTGTTCTTCACATTCTTTATTCATGCAACGAGTAATGGTTTCTTCTGTAACTAGTTGAGATTGACAACACGGGCATTTATCTGGAAAGACAAATGGCTTACTATCAGGATCTCTCTTGTCTAAATCCACAGAAATAATTTCAGGAATGATTTCTGCTGCTTTTCTTACTTGTACAAAATCACCAATTCTTACATCTAACTGCTTAATAAAAGAAGCATTGTTTAGAGTTGCTCTAGAAACTATTGAACCTGATACCAGTACTGGTGTAAGAATAGCAACGGGCGTAATCGCTCCTGTTCTACCAATCTGCACGACAATATCAACGACTTGGGTGGTTTCTGACTCTGGGTCTAATTTAAACGCACATGCCCAATTAGGCAATTTACCTTCATTGGGTTTTGCATAGCTTAAATCATTTACCTTAAATACAATACCATCCATATCGTACTGATCTGTTTTACGAGTAACCTCATGTTCAGAAACAATCTTGCTTAATACTTCTTTATCTAAAGGATAAGTAACAATACCTTTTACAAAAGTATTGAAACCTAGTCTAGATAAAGCACTGGTCATTTCTGAATAAGATTTATAGGTTTGTTTAGGTTCTATTGTATACGGGATGAATTGTAATTGACGCTGACGAGTAATTTCTGGATCTAATTGTCTCAATGACCCTGCGGCGGCATTACGAGGATTAGAAAAGGGTTTCTCACCTTTTGCTCGTCGTTCTTGATTCAGTTGATTAAAAACATCTCTGAACATCAAGACCTCGCCATAAACAATAGTTTCTTTTTGAATAGGAATTTCTTTAGGAATAGAAGTTATGGTCAATACATTCTTTAACACATCTTCACCAATAAACCCGTCACCACGAGTAGAGGCTGAAATTAATTTACCTTGTCGATAAACTAACTCTAATGCTAAACCATCAAACTTAGACTGAACCATGAGTTCTGTTTGATTCGGTAGAAATGAAAAGAACTTATTAAGATCATTTACATCAAAACAGTTCTTTAAAGAACCCATAATGTGTTTATGTTTGATCTTACTTAAAGTAGGTGAAACTTTATCTCCTATTCTCTTAACAGGGGAATCATCTAACACTAAGTCAGGATGTTGTTCCTCTAATTGAGAGAGTTCCTTATAAAGCTTGTCGTATTCCTTATCTGAAACCAAAGGATCATCTAAGGTATAGTAATGATAGGAATATTTATTGATTAAATCAACAAGTTCCATCATTCTAAAATATATCGGATCCATCTTCAATTTCCTTTTCAATGTCTTTCTGACTGATCATCCCATCTGTTTTAATTTTGTCTAACATTCCAGTAAATGCAATAACAGCATCTTCAGGAATAGGGTCAATTTCAATAGAGATAGGTTCTGAAACTCCAGGAATACTATCCATGACAAAAGTCGATTTGAATATTCGATCTTTCTTATACATCTCTAACCATTCGTTAAAACAGCTACTGATGCTTGGATTTGGAATCTTATAGAATTCCTCAGGTGTAACAACCATAGGTGCTATTTTATCCGAATAATTATTATCTATAAGAACATAGGACGCAAAAAGATAAGCTTCCCAATATCTTGCTAAGAAACTATTGTCTTCTTCTCTAGGGTATTTCTTAATCAAAAACTGATTAATAGGATTCAGTCTGAATAAATAAGCATGAATGTGTTTAGGATGATCTGAAATAGTCGGTAACATATTGTTTTCCTATTTAGTCTTAAAATAAATAGAGTAGAGAAGGAAACCCTCTCTACTCTATCATTCAGTTAAAGTTCAATACCACCAAGATCATCTTTACTAACATTGCTGTCTACTTGGCTAACGAGATAAGATGAAATCTCTACTTCTTGAGGTGCAACCTGTACATTATCAGAAGTTAACCAAGCATTAATCCAAGGAATTGGATTAGAATTCACACTTGGGAAAATAGGATCTAACCCTACAGCCTTCATGCGATGATTGGTGATGTATTCGACATATTGACAAAGAATAGTTTCATTCAAGCCAATCATACTACCATCTTTAAACAGATAAGTCGCCCAGTCTTTTTCTTGCTGAGCCGCAATTCTAAAGATATCAATACATTCTTCTTTGGTTTCTTCAGCAATCTGTTTCCATTCTTCACCTTCTGCACCAGAAGCCAATGTGTTAATAATGTGCTGAGTAGTCGTCAGATGGAGTGCCTCATCACGAGCGATCATTTTAATAATCTTCGCATTGCCTTCCATGAGTTTACGTTCAGCAAAACTAAATGCACAGGCAAACGAGACATAAAACCGAATGGCTTCAAGTATATTCACCACAAACAAGCACAAGTATAGCTTCTTCATTAATTCACGTTTACTGATCTCAATACGATGATTAAAATACATTTTATAATCTTTTGCTTGTTTAGATACTTCAAAAGTACCTTCACCGAAAAGATTATAATACTGACTATACATAATCAGATCATCGTAATATTTAGAGATCTCTTTAGCTCGTTCTAAGATTTGTGGATTAATAACGATATCATCAAACTCAGCAGACGGATCATTCAGTACATTACGCATGATGTACGTATAAGAGTAAGAGTGAATTGATTCGAAACTGGTCCACCATAACGTCCAATGTTCTAATTCAGGAATAGAAATAAGTGGTAGAAAAGCAATAGCTGGACTACGACCCTGAATGGAATCAAGCAATGATTGGTATTTTAAGTTGCTTAGAAAAATATGTTTTTCATTTTCTGGTAAACTATTGAAATCCATACGGTCACGACCAATATCTATTTCTTCAGGACGCCAGAAAAATGATTTTTGTTTTTCAGTTAAATCATTATAAACACCGTATTTAGATTGATCGTAACGCTGTACATTTATTGGCTGACCTAAGAACATATCTTCTTTAGTCGCATCGTTCGGTGTTCGATCAAATACTGAAAACTTCATTGGTTTTGTTTTTTCACCTAATTCCATTTCTTACTCCTTTTCTTCATCACTGTCTTGCTGTTGATTTTGTTCAGCTTCATCACCGAACATCGGCATTACTTCTTCTACAACTACACCCATGTTAAATACTCCTTATGTTAAGCGTTAAATTCGCTGATGTTCGCTGCTACGACAAGCTCATCATCAACATCTACGTAAATAGTGGTTTTAGGAAATGCATCAAGAAACAAATCATTTACGGTACTGCGTGCTTTAAAATTAGAAAAATCTAAAGTACGCATGATTGTTCCTTCGTTGTTTTTCAATAAAATCTGCACTAATTTATTTTGTTTGTCGGTGGTTATAGTAAGGTATCGTTCACCACCACCAAAGACTTCGTTTCGAACATTGGTAATCTCACTTACTTTAGTACCATTAATTTTGGTATGGTCAGCTAAGATTAAAAGCATGTTCTTAATCATCTTTTCGTTAGGTGTTTCATCAAACACTAAATCAAACACAATTTCCTGACTGATCCCTTCAACAACAAAATGAACATTGTTTTCTTCAGTTCGTCGAACTTCAATATACTTATCGTTATAGGTAACGTCACTAAAACCCAGTCCGATTAATGTAAGTAAAGCATAACCAGGTTCATTATTAATTGAAAACGGATCTTTAACAATAGTTGGTTTATTTAGAATTTGATAAAACTGAGCAATGCGTATGAATTTACGATAGTATTCCAACCAATCGAAGTCATCAATATCCCAATCAAGAATACTACGCAATTCTAAAATATCTTTATCAGTATCGAATTTATAATACTTACTTTCATCGCACATGGTAAAAGCAAATAAGTAAACTTCGAGAAAACCATCGATACCTAATTCTTCTAATAAATTTAGATTTTTCTTATAAATATTCTTACAAATAATCATGCGTTTATAATTATATTCTTGATCATTTTCAGTAAATTTTGCTATTACCACATCACGAATTTTAGAAAGAAAATTTTTCTTAATTGATTTAAGTTTTAGTCGTCTTTTAATAGAAAAAGACACCTCGCCATTAAACGTCCTACTAATGGTTTTATCTTCATCAAACGTATTACTTTCAACAATACTTATTTCGTATTCTTTACTACTAGAAATGCGATTATAATGCTTTTGAATTTTCTGAAACATTTCTCTTAATGTTACAGTAATTTGTTCTTTATTTGTTGTAATATACATGGTTAATCTCCTTTAGTTTAGTTTAAAAAATGGTAATTCAGAGATCTTGCAATTAAGAATAATTTCGCTAGGGTTTTCTACATCTAAAGAAGTTATTTTAGTTTGGATAAATTTATTTACATTAATTTCTTCTGCTTTAAATTTTCCAATTACTAAAGTATATAATTTAGGTGATGGATGACCGTTTACTTTAATAAACACTAACTCATCTTTTTCCACACATTCAATATAATCCACTCCGTCGTCTAGATTAAAATTCCTGATATCTTTATCTAATGTTACATATTCTCCTATAGGTGATTTACAGTCATTATTAAGTTGATGAATAAATAAAGCTTCATTGTTGTTATATTCAGACAAAACTATCTTGAATCTGACATTTTCGTATCCGACACGATTAACTCCAGATTTTAAACCAGGATTAATCCAGTACCTAGGTACGAAACTAAATGATATTTTAACCACGTTATCTTTAAGATCATCAATAAAAACCAGTAGTTTATTTTTACCAGAAAACTTTTCAACATCAAATAAGTTTTCAAGTCCAAGTAAATGGCCTAAAGTGTAACCTGGATCTTCTTGTTTAAATACTCCTCGATACACTAAACAATACAAAAGATAAACCAGTCTAAACTTACGAATTGTTTTTAATTCTCCAACTTCGTAATCCTCTAATTCTTCTTGGTCGATAATATTAAGAAAACCTAAGTTCGTTATTAATTCTTCTTTTAATGAATTTGGTGGGGCTATTGTCGCTAACTTTCCTAATGTATTGATCCCTATAGATGACATGCATCTGTATTCTTTAATTTCTGTTTCTTTAAAGACAGGAATTAACTTATTCACCATTTTCTTAAATTTAGAAATATTATCTGTTTTTAGATCGAAATAACTAACTTGATATTGTCCACCAAAAGAAGCTAATGCTAAACGAGCTTGTTTCTTATCTAGAAATTTATTTCTAAAATCGGTTACTTTTTTAGATAAAAATACTAATTCTGAAAGTAGTTCTTTTTCACACTCATCGTCAGTCAAAAAGATTGTATTTTCATTTTTTGTTAATTTAGAGTTGTTGAGAACATATCGCATTTTTAATTCCTTTATGTAGTTAAAATAAATTAATAAATACAGGACTATGGATATCCATAGTCCTGTACTATTCTTAAAATAAATTTAAATAAAATCTTCTATTAAACTTATCGCAAATGCAACGTACGTTAAGAATAACAGAATACTCATTACCACTATCATGATATAGGTTCCTTTTATTTTATAACTCTTTATAGACATGCTCAATATTATCTCTCCATGTACTAATATTTTCCAATAGATTACCACGCATGTATTTATCTACGGCACTATCAATAGAATCATTTTGATTAATAGGGTCTGGCATTGAAGAAGGGTTATCAGGAGCACCGATGTTGTGTAATACTGAATAGAAGACATATTCTACAATTAGTTTGATATGTTCCCATTTCAATACTTGGTCTGGCAATGCTAAGATTTTCGTCCGTAACCCATCCAAGTAACTATCTTCGGATAACTTACCACTCCATTCAGATGCATTTAGCATTAATGCATTCTTATTAGAGATTTTATTTTTATATCCATGAACTTGATACTTAGGTTCTGTTACAAGTTTATAGAAGTTATCAAGAGGGATGTTGTGGGTTCTTTTATTCTTATCTTTAGTCTTAGCTAAAAGAAATAAAATTTTAATCTCATCATCTTGCTCTATACCTGAGAAACTTTTATATTTCTTTAAAGCTTCTCCTGATAAAACACCATATCGTAAATTATTTAAAGCGGATTTACTTACAATTTCAAATATCGCATTAAGTAATGTCTTATATCGGTGTTGTTCTACTGAATATAGTTTATTAAATTCCTCCATAAACCAAGTAAGTGGTCCTTTCTTACCTGAAAGTTCTTCCTCTATTTTTTCATCTTCGTAAGAAGAAGATGTAAGTCCACTAGTTGACCTTGCGAGACTATATCCTTTCTTATTAAATAAAAGGTCTATTACTTCTTCATCACCTAAAGTCACAGTACCTGTATTAGATAAATCGGAAGTTAATTTAACACTATCGCCAGAATAAACAAATATTTCGGGAGTAATTAAGTTAAATATCGGACTATCACTCACTTTGTATAACTTAACTTGACTATCATTGAGTTCATCACCACAATAAAATAAAGGCATGTTAGGTTTTTCAAATCCTATCCAACCTTTAAAAGGATTCAATGAAACTAAACTCATCATCTTTCGATTTAGTGAATTAAAAATAAATTCACCAATATCAACATTGGTAATTTTAGTACCTGGACCTATACCATTGCCTTGATTCGGATTACTATAATGGAAAAAAGAAAACCATGGATTGCCGATCCTCTCTGAAGAAGACACTGTATAAGCTTGAAATGATTTTACCTTATCGATATATTTTCTTAATAATTTTTTAAGTTTAATTAATCGTTCTCTAAATAAATTAGGAGATACTAAAATCTTTCTATCTTCAGCATCCGTACCAAAACCAACTTTATAAAGATCTGTCATGGCGACATAAAGAGCAAATTTACTAAACTCAATATGTAAATAACCCCATGATGAGTTTCTCTTTAAGAAAAGATTTTTAGGTACGTAATCAGAAAGAGAATATCGATACTCTCCAAAATTAGAAATAGATTTCTCGTAATTGATTCCATTTTGTTTTGCTGTCGATTCCGAATACTCATGCATCGGTCTACTATACTCTACAGCTCTTTTCTTTACCTTAGATTTAAACTCATCGTAAGTCATTTTTAAAGGATCAAATTCACTAAAGTAAATGATTGGATCTTTTGTAACTACTGCTTCATCAGTATTATCTAATAAAAGATCTTCACCTTCTTTGGGAGTGTAGTATGTTTTACCAACAGAGTTAGATAGATTAATCTCCTTCATTAAGTCGAAATACTCAGGAGAATACGTCATAGTAGGTAATTTACCATTTCCTTTAAAACTGGTTTTGTAAATTTCTTTATCTGCTTTAAATCTTTCATTAGTAGGAAATAACACGCTGTTAATCCTAATCGCAAAGTCTTTAAGCTCGTTTAAATATTTTGGTTCTGTATTGGCACTGTTCTCAATCAATCCTTGCTTAATACCATAATTCTTAGGATTCTCCCCACCATAACTAACTCCTGAGAACTCTAACTTTCTGTATGGGCTATAAAGAATAGAAATACCTTTAATATCTATTTTCTTATATACAATAGGTTCGTAGATTTGTTCTTTAACTGAAGTAGTGTTTCGAGTAGAAGCGTATTTGAAATCTTTAGATCCGTTTAGAGTAAAATCATTTACTCTGAATAAAAATGAATTTAGAAAAAATCTAAAATAAAAAGGGATAAGTTCTTTGGATAATTTTCTAGCTTCTAAAAGAGCGGATTCCATTGTTTGAAATTCTGGCGTAGCACTAGAAATATAATTATCAGCTTCAGAATACATACTTCTAGTGAAGTTATCTGTAATAGATTCAAATCTAGGATTCAAATAAGCTCTAGAATCTCTTCTTCGATGTAAATGAGGCTCGTACCCTGTTTGTATAATATTGTTTTCACCAATAATCATTTTACATCCTT